TAATAGGTGTTGACGCAAGTTTGTGCATTGTCGATGTACTGTTCGCGGTTGTACCGACCTTATACGTATCAAATTCTTTCCACCAATAAAGCGGAGCAGTTATATCAACCGATACAAAAATCTGACGCATAAATTTTCTGTGCTCACTGCCTGCTTTTATAAGTCTTTGTGCCAAATCCAAATCGTTTTCACCGATTATGACTTTTCCGTTCTCCTCAACCGTATCATTTTTACGCCATGATTCAAGTGGATTTCTTAAACCTCTAAAACTGTTTTCGAAGTTCATTACTGATGTGTTTGAAAATTTCATTTTATGTATTCTCCTTATTTATATATCTTTAAAAATGCTATGTATAATAGCCAAAATGCCTATTATCCAAATTGGACTAAGTACCCATAACCATGACCACTGTATTAACCCAAGTATTTTCAGAACAATAAACATTATTGCCAATACCTCTAAAACTCCCATTCTTCCGCCTCCATCTTTCTATCTGCTCTTTTCTTCGTTTGTATTTTCTACATCTTCTATCATTACTTCCGTTTCTAATTTCAATAACCACTCATTAATTGTTTCTCTTAGAATCTTGTAAATATTTCGATTACCTATGCTACCAGAATGTTGTGCGTTAAAATCTTTGACAATTTGCTTTATATTATTAGACAAACCACATCCTATCTTTGTACCTGGATATTCTGTTGAGATACTTATTGTTTGATTGGGGAAACCTACCCCCCTCTAAAGACTGTGTAATTATTCCATTAAAGCCTATTTCTACTGAATATTTCATATAATATATTCTCCTTTCTTTGAAACGAAAGTTTCGTTATTTAATCTTTAATTTTCACATTAAACTTTTCAGCAATAATCTTCTCCAATTTGGACACAATTAAATCAGAGCTTCTAATCATTTGCCCAACCCCATTTAACGGAATTCCTTTTAGTTCTACCTTACTAGTATTTATAACATCTTGTAATATTTGCACATATTTTATTTTTTCTATTTCTTCATTATAATTATCAGGAAGTATTTTGTTTATTTGAAATTTAAAGCAAGAGTCTCCCCATCTATGAAAAACACATACAAATTCCTCTCCTTTATAACCAGCATCTTCTTTTGTCAGATGCTCAAATGTACAATCAGGAAATGATTGTGCATTAATTTCGCCTTCTATAATCACTCTCTCAAGAGGTGTATAAGTTTTATCATCACTGTAACTGTATTCTTTAATGCTACAATTAATATGATGAAAACAATATTCTTCAGCTTTCTTCTTCTCTTTGAATATAGCTTTTATTTCATTCATTGCATGGCTCGGATGAAGCCCTGTAACCACATAAACTTTTTCCATAATTAAATATTCTCCTTCTTCTCCAATTGCCAACTAAAATCGTCATATTCGACCTTATAGGCAACTTCACTTACATTGTTCTTCTCTTTATATTTTTGCACTATTTTGTTTATTTTCCAATTGTACTTGTGTTCATCTGCTTTCACAGCGAATTCTTGATATTCTGTTAATCCACAATCTTTTTTGCAACATAAAGATGGATAGAACAGAAATGCATATGAGTACTCCGACACATTTCTCTTTTTTGTTATTATCATAGGTACATTATCGCTAAGTTTACGAATTTCATTTTCAAATACCGAAGTGGCTGGGAAAGTTACGATTACTTTCACAATAAGAATAAAATCACGTTGATTATGTAAAAATTTTAAAAGGTCTGCGAACATTTTGTTTTCCTCCTTTGTTTTTGTAAGACATCAGCCACCCAAATTGGGCATTACACAATCCCATACATAATTATCATATTTTATATCCTTATCTTCTTTTAATTCGCCTTTCTCGATAAGAATAAATTGGCTAAATTCCATGCCTCGTTCAAATGCTTCAATTTTAATATCTACATTATACTTTCTTGATAAATTAACATATGGTTCACTATTTATAACCCATGCACCCTTAAATTCAAGAGCCACACAACTATTGCCGTCTACACCTTTATATACTTCTATATCGTTTGGTTCTACAAAATTTTTACATGTACCCTTTATATAAGCCAGATTATTTACATGTATGGTTTTATTTTTTACGTCTATTTTAATTCCATCTTCATCGGGAATTTCTACTATACTGATTGAGGGCTCTTTTTGCAAAACTGTCTTCCAAACCGATAGATTATTTATTAATAGACAAAAAACATCTTCTTGTTTACCTCTAATCTTTAGCATTCCTTCGCACCAATTTGGCATATTGTTTATTTCCTTTCTAATTTTAATATTCTTCCTTTGAAACCGAACTTTCATTTTAGCATCCTAATATTCTTTCTTTTGCCACTTCAAAATAATTATCATCTAATTCAATACCAATAAACTTTCTATTTAGGTTTTTACATGCAATACCAGTAGTCCCCGAACCCATACAAGAATCAAGTATTATGTCGCCTTCGTTACTGTATGTTTTTACTAACCATTCTAATAATTCTACACTTTTCTGGGTTGGGTGGCACGTGATACTTGGATGTGGCTTAGCAAATTCTAAAACAGATGTCGGAAATTTCAAATCTCCTTCTGTTTCGACACATTTAAAATTGCCATAATTATTATTTTTCAATTGAGAATCGTTCGTTTTCCCAACGACCTTACCCTTTTTATGACAAGGACTTCCTTTTACTTTTTGAGGATTATATGTAGGTAATTTTTTATAAAACACCATTATATCTTCATGTTCTCTTAATGGCATCCTATTTGCATTTAAAAATCCCGTAGGTAACACTTTCTTCCAAATAAGATTATATCTATGCATCTTTTCATTAGACAGCATACATTTTGCTGTGAATTTATCTTGTCCAAATAAAATAATAGCTGTATTGTCTTTTGAAATTCGCTTATATTGTTGCCATAACGGCTCGAAAGGAATTATAGTATCCCATTTATTCTTGGCAGTAACGCCATATGGTAAATCTGTTATAATACAATCAACTGATTTATCAGGAATATTTTTCATTAATTCAAGACAATCGCCATGCCATAATTCATATTTTTCTGTTTCAAACATAATGCGTTATTATTCCTCCTCGTTTATTACATCTTTTTCATTTGTTTTACAACCAACTGATACTACAGATTTTAGGAACTAACGATATCATGTCGATTTTATAGCCAAGTTCTTTTAATTTTTTGTATGTTTTATCATCTAAATGGTCTTTATATTCAATAGCAAAATCCCCATCAGTAATTGCATTTGTAATCTTTTGTGAAATATCTGATAGTTGTTGACTATTGAAATTCTTAATACTTTCTTTCGTCATCTGCTTTGCTTCTTGTGCCGATGGCATAATATCTGATGATATTAAATTATCCATATTAATATTCTCCTTCTATTTTTATTTTACAAATTCATAATATCCATCTGTATGTGTTTTCAACTTCCACCCCTTACTATCGACCAATATCTGTTTATAACCATATCGCTTAATCCACTTCTTATTTATTCTTTTCTTTTTGTGTTTACGGGCTTGTTTGACTTTTATAATCTGAAAATTGTATTTATCTGGTGCGTTAGAAATATCAATTCCTATCAGTGATGTTAAACTTATTGCACCAATAGAAATATCTATCGACAAGCTACGTGCAGAAAGATCGATAAAAGAACTCAAAGCTTTCCTATCTTTATCAAATGAATAATTTCTCGATTCAACACTAAATAGATTGTCTTCCAAATTATCTATGTAACAAAGTTCTTCTCCTGTTTCTGAATTAATCAAACTAAGAATAAGATTTTCTTCTTTTATTGGCATTTATCCACCTCTTTTTATCTTTCTTTGACAAGTTCTCGTTTGAAGCAATCATCTAATCCCACATCAGTTAAAATTTCTTCTTTATCATCAAAGTTATGTACTTTATGATTAGGATATTTATAGCAAGCAAGTTGATAAGCAAGAGCATCAATTACTTCAAGTAGGTGATCTGTGTCAGTGGGTTCGCTCAAATCTACAACTTCAACCTTTGCCCCTTTGGTATCTATGCTGAAATTATTCACATAAAAAGTCTCACAATTTTTTATTTTATCAAAATTTTCATCTATCTCTTCATATGTCTCTTGACTATTTATTTGACTTATGACCAATTTTCTTGCATATAAATTAGAAAAGGCTGCTCCTTCTAACTTTTCAGATATCAATATAGGCATCGTTATATTTGATATATGATTAATACTTTTCTTCAAAGTAAAACCTCCTTTGTTAATATTCTCCTCACATTTATTCGTTTACATATTCGTTTACAAATTCATAATATCCCTTATCAAAATACATAAAATCAATAATGACATCTTGTATATTAGCTGTGTCACATTCCATATATTCTCCGTATAGATATTCCAATGTGTTGTCTTTTTGAAGTAGGTCATTATAATAATCATTCCATTCTTCATCATCACAACCATTGAAAAAATCAATGATCTCGTCCTTAATGCAATATTCATATGCATAAGCTGATAATAATTCACGTTTTGGCAAGTCGGAGTTAGCGACCAAATCACTAACCCAGCTCTCCATTTCTTTATATAATTTCTCCCTTAATTTATCCATTTCAATTCACTCTTTCCTTGATAACCTTTAATAATTTGTAATTAATACTTCGCAATCTTTACTTCTGTCAATCTTATGATAGTTACAATTACTGTAATCGCCATTCAAATAATGTACATTATATTTATCTTTCCATTCATCTAAATACGGGTTATCATATTTAAGATTATTGCTGAGAGCAAATTTCCCGTTTTTATCAACACTATCTAACATATCCAATAAATCTTTTTCATCTTGTTCTGACCAAGCTCCATTTTCATTATAAGTTGCTGTTGAATTATAATATGGAGGATCAGCGTATATAAAATTATCTACTTTAAAATTGCAATCTCTAAAATCTTTATTCAAAAATAATATCTCTTTCTTTCCCATTTCTTCAACAAATACTTTAAGCTTTTTCTGTAAAGAAATATTATAATCACGCTTTCCATATGGCATATTAAATTCGCCCTTTAAATTAAAACGTATTTGATTGCTAAATGAACATGTTATAAGTGTATAAAATTTAATCCAATCAGGATTGGCATTATAAGCCTTTCGCAGTTCAAAATATTTAGGTTTATTATATTCGCCCAGTCCCTTACTCGATTCACATCCATACATTGCATATCCATTGATATCTGATCGACTAAGTTCAAAATCCGTTATAGTTTTTATTATTTGACTATGAATATATTCTGAGTCATGAGCATAAAAATGTTTAAGTAGATCAACTACTTGTGTACAAGTGTCGTTATAAATAATACGATTGGCATTTACATTTATTCCGACATTAAATCCACCACCAAATAAATCAACAAATGTATCAATCTTATCTGGAAATAGCGGAATAATCTGTGAAAGTAATCTATACTTGCCACCTACATAATTAAGCGGACTTTTTATGTATGTATTTTTCAAATTCATTCACCTTAATTAGTACCTGCGCAGGTTTACTCACTGTGAACATTCTTATCCTTTCTTAATGAAATATTGTTTTGTAGCTACAATAATATATTCTCTATTTGTTTTCCGGAAAGTTTGAGCAGAATTGCTCTGTTGAATTAAAATCAAGTTAATGAATTTCTAACCTTGAAAAACATATTTCGTTAGTCGTTTTTAGCTTTTGTATTTTCAAACTTCTCAATAACTCTATTTGCTTTACATGTTTCAGGATATTCGTTTAAGTAACATGCATCGCAACTTGCTGGAGTGTCTCTTATACAATCACACAATGTCTCAATTACATCAATTCCTGCATATCTTCATCTGAAATCTCTTTGTAGTCTACTTCATGTCCAAGATATCTTAGTAGTTCTACCCATTCTTCTTTAGAAATTTGATGATTGCATGTTTTAAAATCTCCGCATTGAAGAATTGACCAATCATCAGACTCATTTGTTATAAATTTTATTTTGTTATCTTCCATAATGTTATTCTCCTTTATTTTATCTAAGTTCAATTTCAGCATCTATTTACATTAAAATCTTATCTACAACACCATATTCTATTGCCTTAGAAGAATGGATATAGAAATCTTTCTTTGTCTCACGAACATTCCTAATAACATCTTCAGGAATTTTTGTTCTTTTTATTACGTATTCTTCGTTTTGCTTATTAATGTTGTCCATTTCGACCCTGTTTTCAACAAAGTCTTGGTGTTTCCCGTCTCTCCAATAAGACATCTGATGATACATAAACACTGAATGTTCAAGACAAAATCTTTTATGTCCTGCTAAGAAAATGTTAAATGCTGCACTTTGCGCATATCCAAGACAATATGTATAAATTGGAGTTTTGCTTGCAAGAATTATATCAATTAATCCCCACATATCATCTATTGAACCTCCATAAGAATTAATATATAATTTGATTGGCTCACGGTTATAGCATAATATTTTTTTATCTTGCTCTCCATCTTCTCTAATTAAGTATAAAATATCCCACATAAGTTTACCGGCGGATTCATTATCTATATTATCCGCCAAAAAAAATGTTCTTTTATTAATATCAATGTATATATTATCTCTTGTTGAACCCATATATTCCTCCTCTTGAAACTCACATTTCATAATATACTTTTAACTGATAGAAACATAGCCACAACTGTTCGGTGCGATCAAATTCAAATCAATAATCATTTTCCCGTCAACATACTCTTTGTTGATTTCAATATTTTTGATTATAATTGCATCTTCTGTTATTTCGGTTATTTCACCTATGTAGTGGTTATGACAATTTGATTTTTCATTATATATCATAAATGCAATATCCTGCCCGACAGAAAATTTCAAATTATTATCTGCATTTAAAGTCTTTGTAGTTTTAATACTATATTTCATATATTTGTATTCCCTTTCTAAACAATGGTTTCATTTGTAATCTCATTCATCCTCTTGTTCCATTGGATAAATATTGCCGTCATCCGTAACATAATACATTTTAAAGTAAACCCCACAATCTTTATCAACTGAGGTAAGAATTATCTTTATCGGTTTTTCGCCCTCAAAGTCATCGGAAACTTTCACACCCACTTGATTAAGGCTTAAAGTTGTAACCGATACATTATTCGGATTTTCACATGCCACTGGCAGAACAACTTTGTTGTTATTTTTCTTCATATTTAATATTCTCCTAACACCAATTCAATATTGTTAATAAAATTTTCATTGCCCGTCTCTTTCGTCCAACAAACATTTGTACCTCGATATTTCACTTTTCCGTCAGACGGAAGAATACCTATATTAATAAGAAGCTTTTTGATTATTTTTGCTTGGTCATCAATATTTTTGATACAACCTTGTCCATGAACATATGAATTTTTAGGAAGAGAAATGTAAATAGTATTTTCGCCTACATTCACTCTCTCAACACATATTCCATGTTTCAAAAATGTTCCTAATAATGCTCTAAATGTTATTTCATATGGGTTCATAACTTCACCTACTTTTCACTTACAAGTTTGATTTTGTAACCGAGTTTTTCTTCTATTTCAGATAAAGTCATATTCTTTCTTTTGTCACCTACAATCTCAAAATCAATTTTCCCATCTTTAGATACTAAATCTCCAAAACCCAAGTTCATTGTCTCAATATAATATTGTTCCGTTATATATGAAGGATTATTTCGACTCCCCAATGTAAATGACAGTCTATTGATGTCTACTGGGAGTTCCAATGTAGTCGTACCTTTGACAAAAGAAGTATCTGTTTCTCCTAAAAATTCTACCTCTAAATAATACATGCCGTTTTTGTTTATTATTTTCAAGTTGCCGATATCTGTAATTGTTGTAGGTTCTTTTATTTTATCTCTAATTTCGTATCCCATTGCTACCTCCGTCATGTTTTACTCATTTTCACCCACTATATATTGTGTTTATATTTAAAATATCATCTATATATAGTATAAAAATTCCTTTGAAATCTCAGTTTCAACCGTTAGTCATTTCTTTGGTTTTTAAATTCTTCAAATTTGTCTTGTTACCAGTCCATAAACTCATCTTTTGACATTCTTATCATTTGAAATATTATGATAACGCCCGATATGTTTAAAATAGGAACAAACATTAGTAGGATAAGAGAAATAAATGATCGAATACACCTAAGATAATATCGAATGTTTTTCTTACCTTCAATCTCGTCTACATATCCATTCCGTTTTAAAACATCTTGCGAAAACATCATAACTCCAAAAAATGTAATCAAACACAATATTGAAAATGCAAAATGCAACTTTAATAACCACATGTATTTATTCTCCTTCCTACCAATCGCAATGCAATTTTCTATTGACCTATTACAAATTTCTTCATTCCAAGTCCTCCATATTATAATTTTTTCTTATATATTCACACAAATCTTCCATTGTTCTTTTAATATACCAATCATTCTTGAATAACTTATTAACTCGACAAGTACAAGAATATTTCGATCCATATTTTTTGAAGAATTTTAGATTAACGCTAATACTCAACAACGGTACTTTAGTGAATCCATCCGTTAGCCACTTCTTAAACCATTCCATGATTACCACCTATATTTTTGTCAAGAAAGTTCTAAGTGGTTCTCTTGTTATATTCTCTTTTGCCCACGAGATATAACTTGGGTCAGTGTGAGCAACATCTGTCAATTTTTCACCGTTATGTTTGCCAAAGGTCAATATATATGTATCAAGCGATGGTGTTGTATTGGATGTCTCATATCCATTAAACAGAACTTCAATATCTTTTCTACTCGCCAAATAGTCTGCCAAATGAAGAATCTTTTGAAATTTATTCGTTGGCAAAGGTAAGACGGTTGAACTTCTTTTATCTGTATTCCATTCACCCATGTGACTTTCGATGGTTGTAGCAATCATTTCAACTTCGTCGTCTGCCAACTCATAACCTTTTAAATTTCGAATAACATCTCCTGCAAGTAATGGATGATTAAATTTTGTGTATTTATTCTTCTGAAAATCTTCATTACTTCCACTCTTTCGTGAATCGTGCATCATTCCGGCTACTCTCATTAAATCTTTCTCTCTTTGTGTAAAATTCTCGCCGAAACATTTAACTGCAAAGATGTGATTTAAGAATCTGACCAATGCACATGTATGTCTTGCCAATCCTAAATCTCCTAGAGCATATTGAGGATGGTATCTTCCCGTACTTGATGCTCCTACATCCCAGAAATAATCAGGGATTGTTTGGATACATCTTTCTGCAAACTTTCTAATGTCTTCTGATTCAATCGTATCTAAAATTGAATCAAATATACTTGACTTATTATTCATTTGTTTGAACTGTTTCCTTTCTTATTTTGTTATTTTCGGCATTTGTCAACGATTTGACAATCTTTTTGCATATATCTTTTAGCAATTTTTGCATAAATGTATTTCTATCAAAATTCGCCTTTTTCTTAACAGCCAAATTCACCGTATCTACATTACCTAAATGGAAACATTTTTCTTTCATTCTTGTTAATCCAACATATATTAGATTCGAATTGAGCATAAATGTATGAGCTTGAGGAGTAAGTAAGATTACAACTTTAATAGAGCTGCCTTGTGATTTATGAATTGTGATACAATATCCAAGCCCAACCATTTGCATATCATTTCTAAAATATTTAACTATTACGCCGTCAAAATCAATCAACAAATATTCTTTTTTGATTGCTATAACAACTCCCGTCTCACCATTTGCAATAAAAGTTTCGTCCATATCTTCATCTAAGCAGAATTCATCATCTACATATAATTGTGCGTGATAATTATTGACATTTTGAATTACAAGATCACCTTTATAATAAACCGTATCTCCAATTTTCATATATTCATCGCAACCATAATTCTTATTAGCAACTTTCTGAATGGCATTATTAATTGAGATTGACCCAATGTCACCTTTTTTGTATGCAGTCAATACTTGAATTTCTTCTGCTTTGTATCCTTGAGAAAGTAACTTACTATATAATGCAACTGCATTTTTGACCATAATATCACTACCAATGTTCACAAATGCATAATCTTTATTGTCGCCAAACCATGTAAATCGTTTACATACATTATTAAGATACGGTTTACAAAAACGGACATCTGTTGCGACTTTCATTAACCCGCCTTCACCATAACGAAACACCTTTGTTAATGTAACAGTTGGAATAATATGTGATTCCATAAAATCATGTAATAAGTTTCCACATGACACTGATGGTAATTGGGCATTGTCTCCAATCAATAATAATTTTGTTCTACTAAAATCAATTGCATCTAATATTCTTTTAAACAAGAAAATATCTGTCATAGAAAACTCATCAATTATAAGTACATCACAATCAAGTTTATATTCTTCATTATAACTCCAAGTGTTAGGTGGCACATACCCCAAACCTCTATGTATTGTTGTGGCATTTTCTTGCGTGTAATCTGACAGCACTTTTGCAGCTTTACCAGTTGGTGAAAATAATTTAAATGATTTATTATTATCTTTAAGCATATTAATGACTGCTTGTGTACAAAATGATTTTCCTGTACCGCCTGCACCATTAAGAATGCATATGTTATATCTACAAATATTTTTTACAATCTCTAATTGTTCATCTGACAATTCACAACCATTTACAATATGATATTTTGCACAATCAAAGTCCCATTGATGATGTAGATTAGTTAGCCCTAATATTATATTCTCTGCTATATATTTTTCTATTTCATATGTAGACTTCAATGATACAGCCATAGAATCTTTATTGTAATAAATACTTTCGTGCTTCATACATTCAACAAAATGATTAGAGCATGCCGGAACCATTTTCATACACTGACTTCTCAAATCGTTAATTGACATCAATGTATGTCCTTCTTCTTCATTTTTTTCTAAAAGATACAACATACACGACAAACATCTATGCTTACTGGTTTTTAAATCTGTATCAAATTCAATAATAATATCTTTATTATTTTTTTCATTCTCTTTTGATATTTTTTCAAGTTCTAATAGAATTCCGTCGGCAGTCGTAAACCCAACCTTTGCCAATCCACACAAACATTTATATGGGTCTTCACGAAGTTTTTTCTTTATCATGTTAACAGAAGTATATTTCTCATATAATTTCTTTAACATTGAAAGACTTAACAAGCCTTGAAACTCAATTACCAACTCAGCCAAGCAAAAATTCTCAATAATTTTTTCTTTAATAATATTGAATGTGTACTCTTTAATACCAGGCAATTTATTTAAGTCTATATCATCCAGGTGGTCGTTCATTACCCTGTCAACAATATCAGGGTAAATTTCATATAATGTGTTTGCCTGTTTCAAAGTGAGTATCTCCTCTAAAAATATATACATATCTGAAGCTGATTTTGGCTTGTCTCTTCTTATATTAAGAACTTTATAACTATATCCATATTTTGTATTCTGTTCGATTGCTTTGATTTCATATTCTATACCAATTCCTAATTCATGCATTTCTCCTGTTATTGTTGCGTTTCCGTACTTTGTAAATTTAATTTCTGGGTAAATTTCTTTATCAACATCTAGTGCATAAATTTTATAGTCGCCACCATCATAGGTTTGTCTTATAACTCTTCCTTTGAAAATAATTTCCTTGTCTTCTTTTTCTTTCAACTTTTTATCACCTCATACTCCGTTAAGACATCTTCGGTTTCATCTGTTACACCCCATTTACCATCAGTAAACTTCTTTTTAAATTCTGGCATAAATTCTTTTATTTTTAATACCGAATATAAGCCAAATGGATTTTCCTTAAATATTTTACTTTGTTTAATCCTAGAATGAACTTCTTCACCTGTCTTTATTTTTCGAGCCGTAAAATATGGTTTAGTCGTATCTTTGTAGGTTTTATAATCTACAATAATATAATAGTCATTTCCAACTTGTTTATTTGTATAAACGACCATCTCAAGATGTTCCTTTTCAAACTTAACCATTTCAATAATACCCATTTCTTTATTCTCTAAATTCTTGCACAATTCTGTAATTAATCCTATATTATCAATACCTTTGAATAAAGAAGGTGTTTCTTTTTCAGAATATTTTTTTGCAATAAATTCTGAAATTCCCAAAGACTCTAATTTTGATTTGTTAATTTGTTTACATGATGAGAATTTATTATAGATATTTATAACATTAAGAAGATATTTATTTTTACCAAACTCAGAGAAAAAATTAAGACCCGTCAATATTTCTAACTGTCTAGTATTTACAGATGTTTTACTTTTAATATCCGCAATCAATTCAATAAATGAATTATATTTATTGTTTCTTAATGAATATAATTCATCAGCTATAATACTGTTACAAAATTTGATAGAAGCGATTCCTTGATATATTTTATTATTCTCTTTATCAAATTCATATTCCGCTCTTGATTTTCTGAATTTAATTGGCTCAATTGTATATCCTTTTGATATCGCATATTCTTTTATGTTCAATGATTTTTCTTTGTCCGACACATAGATGTTTAAAGCAGATGTGATAGTTTCCAAAGTATAATAATGTCTAAGATAGGCACAAGCAAAGCCAAGAAATGTGTATGGATCAGCATGGTTTTTTGAGAACAAATAATCCGATGCATCAATAATAACTTGCAAGAAATTTCCGATAAGCTTTTCAGCCTCGCCCTTTTCTACTCCATATTCTTCTTTCATTGTTTGTACAAAGCCTTTAATATAATGTGTTTTGTTACCGGTTAAATATCCCCCATCTTTTATAATAGGGATATCAGTCTCTGTTCCTGTTTTCTTACTAAAATGTCTTCTAACGACATCGGCTTCACCCATTGTAAATCCACAAAACTTATGTAAAAATTCAATAATCTGTTCTTGATATACCAAATAGCCTAATGTTGGAGCAAGGAAATCATTTAATGCAGGATGTCCATTATCTCTATAAATTCCTTGTGATAATTCTGTTCGATACGATTCACCCGCCGGTCTAATAGCACCATTTGCCATGCTCATCAAGTCAATATATGAGAAATTTGGATTCTTCTTTTTTATGTTTTTGATTGTAGATTCTCGAAGAATATCTCTAAGGTACGAACCTGCAAAATCTGACTCAAATTGAAAAATAAGAGTCGTGTCTTTTGAAATATCATCCCATACAGCCTTGTCATTAAAATCAAGATTGTCAGGTGTCAAAAATGGAATATTGGCTGCCTTGCAAGTCTTATCTATAAGTCCCACACAGTCCAAACCTAACACGTCTAATTTAACATAATTAAGCGAATCAATTTCTTTCATATTTATTTGTGAAATAGGTTTATCGTCAGAAGAAATATATAATGTTCCAAATGCCTTGTCCACTTCATGTGGAGAAACCACAAGTCCCGCTGCATGTCTACCCAAAGAAGTGATAGTTCCAGTGACTATATCAACATATTCGAATAACTGCTTATGTTTTTCTCTAATCTTATCTTCAACAAATTCTTTTTTGTTTTCATCTTCTTGTACTAAATTACACAATTCTTGCGTTTCTTGGAGTGTCATTCCTAAAGCTCTACCAACGTCTTTAATTGCGCCACGCATTTTAATTGTATTAAATGTCACAATATTGCAACAATATAAGCCATCTTTTTCAAAAAGATATTTTCTAACTTTCCATCGATCTTCGCTAAACCAATCAGAATCAACGTCAGCAAGACTTATACGCTCTTTATTCATAAAACGCTCAAAATTCAAGTTATATTTAATACTATCTACATCAGTAATCCCCAAAAGGTATGCTATAATACTTCCCGAAACTGAACCTCTTGAATATCCATAATGAACACCTTGCTTTCTAAGCTCTCGCTTGTAATCTTCTTCTAATAGCATAAAGTCAATAGCATCATTATGTTTATACGTTTCAAGTTCATATATAATTTTATCTTTATATTGCTGAAAATTTTTATATTTATCAACCCCACGTTGCTTTATGCCTTCTAAAATTTTTTGCTTAAATACTGCCATTGAATCGTTGTATAATTTAGGATATTTTTTAGAATAATCTAATGAAAATTCTTCAATACTATCAGCCATAACATTTGTATTTTCAATTGCTGTTAGATAGACATTTTTTGATAATGCATCTTGTTTTTCATATGCAGACACTAATTCATCATAGGTTTTAAAAGTCAAATCCCAATTACTTTCCGAATCAAAATTAACACCTTTAGACTTCTGCATAATTGCTCTACCTCGTAAATGATTATCATTTAAAGCATGTGTATCTGTGCCTGCAATTAGTGGAATGTCGTATTTTTGAGAAATCACATTTAAAAATTGATTATATTTTATTTGCATATCATCATTGTGATGTTGTATTTCAAGATAGCATCTATCCTTATTTTCAATAAGAAACTTCAAAAATGCCTCTTTAATTTTAGGTGTACCACTAGCCAAGATACCTCCGATACAAGCAGTACATATAATAATATTATCAGAAGTAGACACTAACTCATCAAATGAAATTCGTGGATTGTAATAAAAATGCCCATCTCTTTGAAAGGCTTTTGATGATAGGTGATTTAATTCAATTACACCATCATAATTTTTAGCAATCAAAACCACATGATAATTATCTCTCTTTTGAGTTCTATTATCTTCAATATATTTTTGAATTTTGACTTGCATTTCTTTCTCATCAGTGTCTACCGTAGATTCATACATTTCATTTGGTATTTCTGGTTCAAAATACAATTTTTCAGTTACATAAAATTCTTCTGCATGAATATATTTCATTCCGTTTTCTTCTATTTTGTTTTTTTTATGTACCCATTCAAGTATTGAACCGTGTTCAGCAAACCCCATTGCTTTCATACCACATTTTTTTGCTGTTTCGATATATTCATAATATTTAGTTACACTATCAATATTTGTCACACCATTTGACAAATCGCTATGTAAATGATATATTGTATAATTCTTATTCGATATTGTTCTCATCTCCTTCTACAGTTGCTCCAACCAAGACAAATCTTCTTTTTCAACTGTATTATTCTCTGTTGACAACTTTTCTCTTTTTACATCGATTCCTAAACCATCGAAAAAACTTCCTCCATTTTTCTTAGATTCTAGTTTATCTAAATATAATTTATATGGCTTATGGAGTTTTGGCGAATATGCACATAATGTTGAAAAATAATAACTTTGCTTTGCTACCTGCTTAGGAGAGTCGTAAAAAATCATTTCATCATGACTTTCATAATATTTATTCTCCATATTTTCAATCTTATCAATTGTATTTATTATATCTGCCGTCCACCTATCAATTAAGTCTTGTGTTAAATCAACATAAACTATACAATCATGAAATACAAAATTTGCTTGTACATCTTGAGGCAAACAGTTAATATCATTTGTCTGTGCCAACATATCAAGATATTCTATAAGTTTATCTTCATAACCACATTTTTTTAACCACATTTTTGCACTTGATTGTAATTTTGAACCAATCTCACATCTTTCGATTTCTCTTGTTGTCCATTTGCCATTAGCCTGTTTACAATCTACTTTTACATATTTTAAAAAGTCCCAACAGATTTTTATTTTCTCAAACGGCACACCCATTTGATGTAATCCAATAGCATATACAACCAATTGCCCACATTCATTAAGTGCCTTTTCGCCTTTATAAATACTACTAGTTTTCCAATCTAAAATATTGTAATTGCCGTCTTTATCTTTATAACATGCATCTATATATCCTTGAAAGACATTTTTGCCAACTAATGCAGTAATAAATTGCTCAATTTGCATTTTGTAAGTAATCATAATATGATGATTAAAGAAGTGTTTAAGATTTTTATAATACTTATCAGATATTTTCTTATTTTTTCCAGAGTCATTTCTATCGAACTTTAACTCTGCAATATTAGCGGTAATCCATGCATCTTCAAAATCTGAATCCATATTTTCATATTCAATTTTGCCTGTGTATAAACTCTCCATAATGTCATGAGCCATACCACCGGTTGTTGTATAAATACAATCTTGTCTATCTTCTGGTTTCTTGATTATATATTTTAAATAATACTCATATGGGCTATTATGATAAGTATTAAATTTACTCCAACTCCATAAACGATTTACATCATATTTCTTTGTTATTTCTTTTAATTCTTCTTTCGTCTTTCTTCCCATCAAGCACCAACCTTTTTTAAATTTTTTATATGTTTTTTATGTTCATATTCGTCATAAAGAATTCTATATTCAAATAAATACTCATATATTTTATTGATAGCATCCGCTGGACTATCCTTCTTGTCTAACAAATCATATTTGTCCCATATATAAGATACTTTTCTTATCCCATAAAATTTTTCACAACAATATCGAATATGTTCAATACTTATATCCTTATCGAATGCTATTATAATTTCGCAATTCAATCCAATAAGTATTTTGGCTTGTTCATCTGATATCTCATGACCACTAACTGCAACACCGGTTGGATCATTTAAGCTATCTCTTTTTAAAACTGATTTTTCCGCCTCAAAAACGACCACATGCCCTTTTTCTTGAATACTATCTTTGTTCTCCCATAAGCCAAAAAGGTTCATTTGTTTCGGATATCCTGGTGTTATATAATATTTTTTTATATCAAATAATTCGTAATTCTCAATTGATGTCCTCATATTAAATCCAAGCAATTCACCGGTTAGCCAATATCTTAATGGAATTACATTTCGTTTATATCTATAACTATATGCAAGTCCGAATTTTTTGATAGTCCATGGCATTATTCCTTCTCTAAATAAATCAATATGAATATACGGAACAAAATCATGCAATTTGCTTTCGTTTAATATATTGAAATCAAGCACATTTTGTCTTTTTTTTCGTAGTTTAACCTTTTTAAATATATATAGGGGATCATTTTTTTTCTCTTCTTTATTTTCTTTTTTTAAAGTTAATGGAAGTCCTAATATTTTATGCAAATATTTAATCGTATCAAAAAAAGAAAATTTTTTATCTTTTAGCCGTTTATTATACTGTACAAGAGTGAGTAAATCCGAATTATCGTCAAAATACTTTTCTCTTGTATAATTTTTGCAGCCTAAATATTCATTATTTTTTATATTAATAGCTGTTTTATTATCGCCATCACAATTTGAACAACTATAATATTCTTTGGCTGGGTGGTATAATATATGACCGCACCCAATCTCATTTAAAATAAATTCAATTTTACCTTTTTGGAAAATATATTTTTTTAACTCCAAAACGGTCATATAATACTCACCACCTTAAAAATCAACAGGCACATTTGTGATACCAATTTCATGCATAATATTTCTTGACATATCATGCGAAAATACTACTTGATATCTATTAGCAGAACCTTCTCTATTTTTAATAATAAAAGCAATTTGATAATGTTTGTCCTTGTCTAACTTAACTGGAATTTTCGTTTTGCCGTTTTTCCCTTCAAGCCTATATACTTTTAATTCTCTTTTTTCGCCAGTATATTCATCATCATATAAATCACGAATCATAATACAAGTCGAAGCGGGATCAATAATATTCTTTGACATTCCAATATTATCTTGAGTATAGTATCTTTGTTTTACGCTTCCTTTTGCTAATTGGAATGTAATAAGAATATGTAGATTTTTCGATTCGGGTTTAATTACATCATTAATCTCAACCATGTTCTGTTGCATTTCAAGCCAAGATTTGTCGCTTACATCACCAGCATCCATTTTAAATGTATCAAGAATAAAGTATTTTACACCCATGCTCGAATATTTTTTTATAATTTTAATTGCATTTTTTGTCTTGTATTGTTTAAAAGGAACAATTGTAAGTATATGATTTTGTGTTTGTTCTTTAATCCAATCAGCAGCTTTGTAAAGCAATTCCTTTGTGTCGTCTTGATAATGTCCATCTCTGACGATGTGCTTTTGTAAATCCTCTTTAATTATGTTATTTGCAACAAATATAAGAAGTTCTCTTTGCCACTTTTTTAAGTTATCTTCATTAATCATTGCAACAACACGTTCTTTTTCTTTTATTGCAGTTGGAACTGTGGCGTTTCTAGCAAATGTAGACTTTCCTACATTGCTTAATCCTCCAACTAATGTAATAGAACCTAAGTACTGACCGCCTGTTTCTTTTGTAATCATATCCATATTATGATATGGAAGCCCGATAGCCAGCCCCTCATCAAGTTCTTCGATTAAATCATAAATACCATCGCATATATCATAACTTTTTACATCGCAATCTATATTTACAAATATATCATTAATAAAAGCCTCCCATTCATTATAGATTTCCTCAGCCGCCATATCACAATAATCACTTAATCTATCTCTCACAGGACAGCCGCGTTTCGCCAATTTTATAACACTATTCCACTTGCGTAATTCCTGAATATATCCATATAGATTTTCTGTATTTACATAAGCACTTGCACTTACAATGGTGTCATATCCGCCATATTCTTCATATTTGCTTCTTAATTTGGGATGTTTTTCGAGATACAAACCAACTGTAATATCATCAAGTGCATTTTTCTTTTCAATTTTTACTATGTCATTTGCAATAGTCCAATACACACGCCAAATATTATTATGAAATTCTTCCAATGTTAAATTGGTTTCAAATATTGAATCTGGCTTTTTATATAAAATACTTACCACATTAGCTTCGCAAGCTTCTTTATATTCATTTATCTTCTTTACTGTCTCAATTAGCTCCTGTTCAAATGGAGTTATCTTGTTGCCTTTTGTAACATTTTTCGTTGCTATTGTCCTCGCCGCCTTACCATAACTCATTTAATCGTTCATTCTTTAGGTCTTCTGTTTTTTTCTGATATGTACCACCGTTATGAGAAAGAATATCCGTGTCCATATTCTGAATGCTTTCTTGCGTCTTTTCTGCGTTCTTTAATCTCATATATATATTGGGAATATCATTTTCAATAATTTTACATATATATCTCATTTGAGAAATCTCATTAGTAAAATTTTTTCCTTGTATGCTATTTAATATTTTATTTTTGTTTATTTGAAATGCAATGAGGATAGATTTAATTGGATACTTACTTTCTCCGTTATATTCTCTATGCCCAAAATCTTTGCCATTTACAAGACCTCTTAATTGTAAACAGGATGCTTGTTTTAATTTTTGATTTTCATCATATTTGAAAATTTCTCTTTCTATATATTTACATAAATCAAAAAATTCTTGATTTTTATTTTCCTTTTTTCTTATTTCTCTCATAAAAATCAACCTCCTATTTCATGGGGACAACATATATCGTGCATGTTGTCCCCATATAGAATTTTACGAAATAAGTTCTAATACTATTTCAGCATCTTCAACCTTACTAATTGTTGTCGGATTTTCATATCCAAGTTCTTTTGTCTTGGCAATAATAGGCTTAATCTTGTCCATATCGGACTTATTATTTTTAATATAATCTGTAATTTGTGTAACTACATCTTCAAGTTTTTTGGTTTCTTTTTTTACCTGCTCTGCTTTTGCTACTTCTTTCAACTTTTTTGCTGTTTCTAATTCTTGCTCAGCCTTTGATTGTTCAAAAGTTTTGCCTGACTTAGATTGTTCTGCTTTAATTGCATCGGTAATCGCTTTTATAAGTGCGTCTGGAGTAAATTCAATTTCAGGAACAATATCTGCGAAACGACTTTTGCTATCAATACAATAAGAATCATCTCTAAAAGTAATCTTTCTGCTTTCTTTAGCAACTACGCCTTTCATCTTTTCATTACCTTTATTGTCTTTTTTGCCTGTTTTTTGCTGAACAATTTCTCTATCAATGGAAGCCACTCCCAAAAAATGAAGCTTTGTTTTTATTGCATTAAAATCTCTTATTGACATGTTTGTTGTCAACGAACGATACTTTTGGTCAGTAAACATATCTTCTTGGTCACGTCGTTTAACATGTCCAATAATGATAAATGAAACACCAACTCTTTTTAAATTCCATAACTTTTCTAAAACCATATCTACAGCTTTGTCTTCGCCAGCCATATAGCCACCAAAAGCAGCCTTAATTGATTTGACTGGTTTGTCGGGATTTTCACGGTTATGCATTTCAATAACCTCTGCTTTTGCGATATCAATCAATTGGTCATATGTATCAATAACAACCGTTCTCAACAATGGATATTCTGTAGTTTTATTATCAATGATATCATCAACCACATCTTCGAAACCAATAGAATTTTCTATCTCATCATAGTCGGCAGACCATTCACGGCAATTAATATAATTAATACCTTGAATTGCGTCTGCACCATCTTCCTTGCCGCATTCCAAAAACAAATAACCATCATTTGAACCCGTAAGTTTTTCACACATTTCCTTAATAATTGTCGTTTTACCAATCCCACTTTCTCCTATCAAGCCAATATTATAAGCCAATGGATCAATTTTAACTACATTTTTTATTCCGTATGCCATATAAAAATCTCCTTTGTTTAATTTGTTTTGAGGTCGCATTTTACGACCTCATTTATATTTTTTATTCGTACTTATATTTATATTTACAGTCTATTTAACCAATCGTTGTCATCGTTAGATGTACTTTCATTTTCATCTGAATCTGTATCATCATCTATCTCATCTTCATAATCCTCATCTTCTGTGCTATACATAAAATCAGGAATTAAGTCTTCTTCTTCGTATTTTCTTTCAAACTTCTGAATAACAGGAGTTTTGTTGCCCTCTTTATCTTCGACTAGTTTAATAACTGGCTTTCGAATAACCATTCTTTTTTCTCGTCCAGAATTTGCAGTACACTTTGCAAGCGCCTCTTCAAGCGTAAATACATTGATTGCAATAAGTGCTTTAATATCATCGGGAAGATCGTCTTCTGTTGCTGTGACTAAAGCACCACCCTCAATAAGATCTCCTTCAAAAGTCACTTCTGTAACATCTTTTCTAACCTTAAATATCTTATCTATGACTTTTTGTGCAATGTCAGGTGTTGATAAATCAAGCTCGAATTCAAATGTCTTATTATACGGAATATTAGCTCTTACTTCCTTACCTTTGTATTCCTTAATGTAGTCCAACACCTTTGCATAGATCGGAAGAATGCCGGTTGTCTTATCTACCTTGCCGAGACTATCTTTTGTTAATAGCATTGTCTGTGTGAATTTAGCACAATACTTACTTGAGTCATTAACTTTAGAAAGAACAACGCTATTTATCTCCTTTTTAACTTGCAATTCATCATTATACATAGAATATTTCAAGTTGCCCTTTACATTAACAACCATTCCATCTTCAAGATTTTCATTAATATATGCAATCATGTCATATGGTGCTAGAAATTTCTTATAGTAAACCTTGCCACCCTTATCTCTCTCAATGCCTACAGTTAAGTAACAAAGATCGCCCACAGATTCTAGAATTGTTTCATCAAATCTGTCTTCCCAATCAATAGTAAATTTATTACTAAAATCATCTTTGCCGTTTTCGTCCTTGCCATGAACATAAATAACATTATCTCTTTCTGCACCGTAACCACCCATAAGTTCTGCATATACAGTTCCACAAGTTTCACCACAGTACACACCAAGATTCAAACTGTTATAAATCCAATCGGATTGCCCAGCTTTTGCGTCTAACTTATATGTATAATCATTAATTTTTGCTTCTCCAATAAGCATAAACGAGTTAGACCAATTTTTTTTCTCTAGTATTTTCTTTGTTTTCGCCATTAAAATAAAATCCTCCTTGAAATAAAAATTAACGTAATAAAATCTATCTGAACGCCCAAATGGACGGAACATAGAATTAAATTTATGTGAACTATATGAACAGTGGTTTATGGACACAGATTGTCCAAGGGTATGCTAATTCCCACCCAAACAAAATGATAAAAATAATACTTGATATTTCTGCAAAAATATGTTAAAATATAAAAATACAGAGTAATGGTATATCCCATTATGAAGTATCCTTTTATATAGACAATCAACGCCTCGACCAAAATTTGTTGATTGTCTATTTTTATATACCATATATAGTAGTCGACATTATCTTAAAACCACCATATATAGTTTTTCTTGCCGTTGAAATTTAATTTTCATTAGAACATTACGTCTGTGATATGTTGACCACTCTTTAACCGTCTCACACTCTCACCATGAGGTTCATCATCTATACCATTAACAAAGTCATTCCAATGTTTAATCTGAAAATCTATAAATGATTTGTCATTCCCTCTTCTATACATTCTTCCTACCCATTCGTCAAGCAGGTCTATCTCTGGATATACGGTAAAATATTTTATTCCTGTACTCTCTAAAGCTTGTCTTACTACCAAATGACTACTTACAAAAATATAATCTACTTTACCTATATTCTCTTTTATATGCTCAATATAGTTGTTTGGGAAATTAGGATTACGTTCCTTTATCTTTTCATGTCTCACTCGCTCAAACTCTTTGTCTGCATTTATGGGATTAAGCATAGATTCTAAATCTTCTTTTATCTTTTGAAGTTCATCATCTGTTCGTTCTCTATATATCCAACTAAATTCACTACTATCACTATCTAAAATTGAATATATATCTTGATAGTTTTCAAAAGCATAAGTCTTTCCACAACAAGGGTAGGCACTAATTATTTTAGTTTCTTTCATTTATTCTGTTCCTTTCTTATAATCTCTTCTAGTGTTCTCGGTGTATAATCCATATACTTCATCATCGCACCGACATTGTACATATGACAAGGTTTATCATATAATGCTCCCATTTCATATCTAAAATGTTGTATCATATTTTCTTCAAAACTATTATGTACGTGCCCATAAAGATGTATCCAATCATAGTAATGATTTTTAAAACATGGCATTGGATAATGACATAGAACAACTGAAACTTCATTGTCAATTTTTAGTTCCTTGTAATCTACAACCTCGACAAACAAGTTGTATAATTCTTTGTTTTTTAATATTCTATTGTCATGATTTCCTTGAACTAAATGTATGTGCCCTTTTAACTGTTTAAAAATTTCAATAGTTTTGGCGGCATTGTGCCAAGATATATCTCCAAGAACATATACGTCATCATCAATTCCTACTACACTGTTCCAATTATCAATAATTGTTTTGTCATGTTCTTCTATATTGATAAATGGACGATTATCAAACTTTAAAACATTCTTATGACCTAAATGTAAATCTGAAATAAAATAGTTCATGCTTAATTATTCTCCTTTAACAATCCACTCTTGACTAAATGCTGATGGATAATTTCTATAATCTGATTTTCTAAGAATGCATCAACATTAGCATTGCATTTAACATAATCTAATTCATCTTTGATAAAATCTTCTATTATAGAAGTAAAGTCCATATCCTCAATTGTTTTTACAATTTTCTTATGAATAAGTTCTTTATGTTCTTTTGTAAGAAATTCTTTAATATCATTCATATCAATATATTCTCCTTCTTGATAAACTCTTGTGAACAGTTCCGTCAATTTCCTCAAGTCGTCCTTGTCTAAGAGAAAGTATTTCCCAGGAGGGTGGTCTTTTCTTATAGCCTGATGCAAAATATCCATATACTCATCCCGAAACTTTTGTTCTCTATTAGATAATTCTTTACTCATATATTTCCTTACCCCTCTGTATATCGCATTCATGAAAATCCATAAGTACTTTATACTTATATTCGCCAAATCTTTTTCGCCAGCGTTGTTTTGTTTTTTCACTTTTCCAACTAAACGGCAACATATGATAATTGATAAGGAAGCATACGTCTAATACTTCTGAATTTTGAGGTATTCGACTCAATACAAAATACGAACCGTATGAATCATGGTCAAAGTAATGAGCTATGCCAAGATCATCAAATGTTTGAGTTGACAATTTACCTAAGTCATGCATCATCGCACCGCTCAGCCAAGGATTTTCATAACCCTTTTCTTTCATTAATTTCTTAGTATTTAAACAATGCTTGTATAAATCCATTGTGTGATGAGGATTCTTTTGGTCGAAATCTCCCATATAAGCTATTTCATTAACCAAATTTCTCACATGATTTTTAAATTCATCATGAATAATAATCTTGTCCCACCCTTCCTCAATGAAAGGGATTTCAAATCTTTTAATTTGCTTTTCCAACACTTCGTCGGGGATAGGATGTGGTCTATTTTTATTATCTTGTTGACACCACTCAAATGGTTTCGGCATTATGTAACAAATCTTTTCTATGTCTAGTCCATTGACTTTATTAAGAATTGCTCGACGAGACTTCATTGTGATATTTGTTGCATCGGCTATCACATTATATTTATTCTCCAAACGCTTTCGGATTAATGTATGAAAAAGTTCAAACACTTCATCATTTTGAGACTGGTCTCCGACTTCGCCGGTTAATTGTTCTCGTATCATATCAGTTGATATAACAACTGTATCAGGATTATCATTTACAATCTGTTTGGCAATGGTAGATTTACCACTTCCGGACAAACCACACATAACATATAGTTTTGGTTTACTCATTCCTACACACCTCATTTTTTATACTGAATGTAATTAAGTTTGTCATCACCTTTTCCATAACATCTTTTGCTTCAGTATTAATCTCCAATGGATTATTCTCCATATACTCTTGTTTATATTGTTTAATCCACTCACACGTTTCTTTTGCTAAATTTTTCGAATATTCTAATTCATAATGATAATTAGATTTAATATCGAGCAACATATCCTTATTTTTAGGGATTAGAATAGTACGGTAACTTTCGCCATTACAATATCTTTCGATAAAATCTTTCAAACGTAAAATATGATGTAATTGTTTGGGGTCACAACCATATTTCTCAATCTTATCTACGATACTTGGATACGGATATGTAAGAGCTTTGTACTTTTCAAATGCCATTCCGCACATACAATTAACACTTGCGTAATTGTTGTACCTTGCAATTTTTTCGGCATTATCAAGCATAGGTGCGAATAGTTCTTCATAAATTGGATTTAAAATATAATATTGAGTAAACAAAAGTTCAACAAAGTTAATATTTTGTTTCTTAAAACACTCAAACATTTTACGAATATCTTTTACATCACATAAGCAACCATTCCCCATATCAAGTGTCGTACTTACAGGTTGACGATTAAACACAATATCGTTTAATGTAGGAAGAATTATTGCTTTTGAATCGACATCTGAACCAGAGTAATCCAACTCATAATTTTGTGAACCGTATAAAAATACACCAACAACATTGTAGCCTAACGATATAAGTTTGTCATAATGTTGTTGAATTTGATTTTGCACTTCTTGTTTAAACATCCTTCAATTCCTCCTTGAAGAGCATAGAATAATCGTCTACTCCCATTTCCTTTAATTTTTTATATCGAGGTGACTTTTTGTTGCCACTTTTTAAAACATTGATATCATGACCATAATATAATTCTCTACAATATACTTGATACTCCTTAGGAACATTTTCTGAAACATATATCATAAAATCTTTCTTATTGGTTTTGGGAGCAGTATCATAGTATTGTTTTATATTTTTTGTGGTCTCAGTAATATACTTCATAACAACGGTTGCTATCTTCTTAACATTTTCATGATAAGCCTTTGGTAATTTCGATAGCAAATCATCATAACAACTGTCAGCGATAGAAGAAATCACTAAATTAATAGACGATAACTTAGATAATACTTTATGAATATGCACATAATCATTGTATTTTAATTTAACCTTATAACCGTCAATATTGATTACAAAACCTTCCGCTTCATCAGATGACTTATCGTCTAATTCGGTCATAACATCATCCAAGGTCTTGTTGAAGATTTCTGTTGTTGGAATATTGTATAATTTTGCGAATTTGAGAATTGATTCATATGAATATTCTTCGCCGGTCAAATTACTTCTCATGCCGATAAGATATAATCCTTCTTGCTCTTTTGTGTATTTAACGACATGTGTATCTTTTAATGAAATGTACTCAAAAATAAAAGTGATATTGGGATATTCTCGTAACATTCGTTCATAACCAGGTAACTGATATATCATCTTATAACCATCTTGTAATCTCCATGAAGTATTTGGATTAATAGATTGACTGCCTGCCATTATAATTTGACCATTATACCAAGTAGCTGACTGCATAGAACCGTCCAACTTATTTGAAAATTCAACTGTTTTTGCATTGCCAATCCTACTTTGTATATTCTCCAAACTTGTTTCTTCGAGTTCGTTAATATTAAAGAATTTAGCAAATGGACACAAAACTATTTTGTCATTTACTATATCAATTACTATACTTCTACATTCACGATAAAATCCATCATATATACTCCATAATTCCTCACCGGAATTATCAACTTCTCCATTGTAGATATCGCTATATTGACCGTATCTCAAAAGAAGAAACTGTCCGTTTTGGTTTAGTTCTAATCTTGAAAGTAAGTCTGTATATTCAGGATATTGATTTATGGGGTCAATGTTATTTAAACATTCGACCCATAGTTCCAAACAGGTTTTCTTCCCGTCCATGTCATATGTAACATATCCCATTCTTTTATGAAACTCATTTTTTATTTCAATGAATTTATTCATTACTGGATTCCAACTCATTAAACAGCCTCCTCAATAATCCTCTTGGTCTTGGGTTACTCCACCAACCCGACACAAAATCATAATTATCTTTATCATGAGTATAATGACCTCTATACGTTTTTAATTCGGGAGCAAGCCTATCTATTACTTTGTTATATTCAATATGGTCAAATGGAGCTCTTATATCATAATCGTCTTTTGTACTTATATCAAAACGAATATCGTCTAAGTCGGATTCTTGAGCGTTATACTTCATATACTTGACTGCCTGATGCTCTCCCCAATTTATTAACCCATCTTCTAATTCATTTAAAGTAATAAATCGTTCAGATTCATCATATATAGAAATTTTATCGGAATGTATGGATAAAAATTCTTTCATTTCTTCAACGGAAGTATATGCGTCGTTGTGTTGATTAAACAAAGGCTTCCATCCACCACTTCTACGTCCAATACAAATTTCATAGTCAAAACAAGGTTCGTCCACAAGTCTATACTCATTAAAGAAATACTTCTCAACAAATTCCTTGTTTTGTGTATGTATGTAATATTTTGTACTCACTATATTTTCTACCCTTCTACCTATACATTCTCCGTTTCATCCGATGAAAAGTTTATTTACTTATACAAATTTAACACCTAATTTTGCACTTGCCTTTGCCACATTCCTAAAAAGTTCATCTACTACATCATATTTCATTTGACGAATTTCAGAATTAACCATGTCTTGAAGAATTTTTATAAACAATCTATTGCTTGCTAGGAATAAACCTATCTCCTCATTATATGTATCATCTTTATGGCAACAAGCCTCTGCTTTATATTTCCCACTTCGTACTTGAATCTTTTTGCCATCGGTTCTGTATTCATAAACAAATGCATAAAATCTTCCATCATTGTTGAAGTAATTCCCACCATTTTTCTTTCTCCATTCGCTCCACTTGTGAACTTCATCAAAATATTCTGCACACACATCTTCTGAGATACAGCCTTCATATTTATTTTTGTATCTAAAAGAAATTATGCCGTCTTCTGACACATCAGTCACTTCGCATATTGCACCAATATGTCTAAGTGTACCTATTCCCTTTTTCAATTTTATCTTATCGCCCTTCATCATGTCGCAACACTCTCCCTTTGAAACATTGTTTTCATCTATTTATATTCTCCGAATCAAAACCGGAATCACCCAGCTTTTTATCGACTGTTCTATCAATATCATCAGAAAACATTCTCAAAAGCTCTTGCTTAGCCTTCATGATATTCTCTGCTATTACCGTATATTCTTCATTAATTGTCAGCTTATATAGCCCATTCACACATATAATATCCATAACATTACTCCTTTTCAGTTGTAAGAATTGCACCATCACCATAACTCCACGACAAATTGAATGAAGTCATATTATCTGTATTAATCTTTTCGCCACGATGTATAATCATTGGTATTTGACCCATATCACTCATCTTTTTTGATGGTATAAGCACAATTGAATCATATACCTTTCCATCTTCAAACTTATTTTTGACAAGGCAATCAACTTGTTCTTCAAGCAACTTTACTCTATCTGAATCTTCAGGCTTATCAATTATAGTTTCATTAATTGTTTTTAATTGATCTCTGATGACAGTCATATCCCACCGAATATCACAAATCACTTTTCTTATACATCTAATGTTTTTAAAAAATTCCATAATCTTTGTCCTCCTTATATTTATTCTTCTGGATACTCATGATCGATAATATCCATATTTACCAATCCAGTTTTCTTCATAGCATTCCAATAGCAAGTTTCATCACCATCTTGAATAACTACATATTTTTTATTGGTTAAATATTCTTCTAAAGATATATTCTCTCTTTCAAGAAAACTACTCAATATATTTTCGCCCACATAACCCGTATATGGTTCTTTAAAGCGAAACATTCCGTTAACTTCATAATAATCAGCCGAGTCAAATCCCCACTCTTCTGCCTTTTGATTAAGATATTCATTCAATTCATCTTCTGTTTTTCCGTGCTTTTGTATATATTCATTATTTTTATAAGACGGATGATTTTTATTATAGACAGCAGCCAATCTCATTGGAAGTTCAATTTTCTTTAAACCTGGAACATATTTTAATGCGATTTGCTTCAGTTCTTTATATGTATCGTCATTATATTCGTCCACTAAAGACGCACAAGCATATAACCATTTATCATAAAAATTTCCTAATGCTCTAAATGGGCTTCTACCAAATTCTAAATCATCGTCCCAAGGACTCCATATTCCATCATCACCCAAGTAAAAGCCGTCTAAAAATTCTTCTGGCGAATAATGTTCGTCTCTTTTCATTACAGTAAGAGAGTGCATACTCGATGAATTAGTTTCAAAAACATTTCTTCTTATTTGTCTTTTCATTTTCTCTACCTCCTAATTATCTATTCTCCATTTGTATAACTTGTGTCGCCTCTTTTAAATCAACATATCTATCAATGTAATCAAGAAGCATATCTTTATTTTCTTCTTTTGTAAATTCCCCTACATATTCAATAGAATCTACATCTATACAATTAATCATTTCATTAATGTCCAAATCTAAAATACCAGCTATTTCTTCTATTTGTTTTGGAGATAAAAACAATCTTCCGTCTAAAATTTTTCCGATATCTTTTGTAGAATATCTGCTTTCTTCAGCCAACGGTTGAATGCTCTTATTCTGTTCCATCATTTTTAGTTTAATGAAACTTCCTATTTTGTGAAAATCATTCATAATTTACTCCTAAATTCTTCCTTTGAAATGTTTCATTCAATCACATCAAGTATAATCCAGTGCATGCACCGAATCCACCGCCATTAGATGTAATTGAACAAGCAATGCCTTCGCTACTATATACTCTATATCCTTGTTTAAAATTTCTTGATAATTGTTTACCATTATCAAGCCACATATTACTATCTATACCGCCAACAAAAATCAATTCATTGACAGTTTGATTACCGCAAGCAAGATTTAATCCGCTTGCGATTTCTGAAAATTTATCATTTTCTCATCGGTACAAACATATGTATTATCGTACTGAGCTTTATAAAGGTGTTCTGCTAATAATGAAATGACAGTTGTTACAATACTATTTCCCGACTGTTTATATCCTTGAGAATCTGACATACCGACCGCCTTACATCTTTCATAATCAATGTCATCAAAACCCATAAGCCTATGTGCTTCTTTAGGAGTAAGTTTTCTTACCATTCTAAAATTATGTTTATCTTCTTCAATCATAGGTTGTCTATTACCCCCTTGACAGGTTGTAATAGTTGGAGAAATGTATTCTTTATCCCAAACATTTCCTGCAAATCCAGTACCCTTGTCTTCTCCATAAATATTAAAAAGTCTTTTAATATTATTTGAATCTGCAAAAATCTGTTTAGGTTGTTTATAATCTGTTGCCACCAGTGCACCCATAATCGAGCCTTCCTTATAAACTAAATCTCTCTGACCTATAGTTCGAAATTCAGGTTTGGTCGTCCCAATAACATTCTTCTCAAATGTTGGGTCAGTAATTTGAAGTCTTTGTTGTACCTCATCAGATAAAAAATATTTTTCCAAAACATCTTTATCTGTTTCTAATAAATCCTTTAATCTAATTCCTGTATCAAATGGCTTTGGAAATGTAAATAACTTTGTATCAATATCCTTACGAATTGATATACAAAAAATTCTATTACGATTTTGTGGAATACCTGTATTTTTCGCATTAATTGTTTGATAATACGAATTGTATCCAAGATTATCAAGTCTAGCAATCCAATCCTTAAAGCTATCAATGTATTTTTTCGATATAAGAGCATCGACATTTTCCATAAGTAAATATTTTGGCAATGTATTATTCTCTTTTGCCGTTACAAGAAGTCGTTCAACTTCATACAACAAACCTGAACGAGTTGATTTAATATTATGACCTCCACAATTAGGGCAAGTATAACGAGTATCAACATCTAATTCTGATGGATTATATTCACACTCACAATCTTGACAAGTCCATTTTAAGCCTTCTTGTTTGCCCGCGATTGAAAGATCAGTACAGGGTGTCGAGTATGTAAGTAAATCGCTATATGGAAGGGATTTTATTTGCATCATATCTCCAAGATTATGTGATAGATAATCTGCTAACCAATATTTTTCAATCCCTTTTGTTTTATCTTTTCTTCGCGATAATTTTTGCCAATCATATGGTTTGTCTTTCTTAAAATCATATCCAAGTCTTTTATCTGTCAAGTCTTTTACCATATCCTCTTTACTTGGATAGTCTGTATAATTTTCTATCATATCAGTGGTTAAGCCACAATGTATTGCAGCGTAACTGACTACTACTTCTTTATCCAAATCTGCTGTTGCAATCATATTAGCATTGAACAAGTGAGTATTATTTATACCTTTCATCTGTGCTCCAATGCCACTACAAAGTTCAATAACTGTTAAATTTTCTAATGAATTATTTTTCTCTGTGTTCATTTTTTAGCTACAGAGATTGTACAATCTTTTTATTCCGGAGTTTACTGTTTTCCTTTCTTCTTATTGTAAATTGGTTATTCCCTCAGTGTTCGCGACCACATAAAGGGATCTAAAATTGAATTATCGGGCGAACAGCCCAAAGACGTAGTGAATACTACATGAAATTATTCTCTATTTAAAAATCAAAATGAAAGCAAAATTTCAAACTTAAATATATACTCTTTTGCCTTTTACTTTAATGTATCTGCCTTTTGTGTTAAAATAACAATCCTTTAGAACTGTTTGTTCTATGTAACCACCACTTTTATATTTTAAATAAACAGAATCACCAAAGTCTTTAACCACCGTACCATCAGGAATATCGAACGGTGTCTCTTTTATATATTTTTCAATACATTTTGAACAATACTTCACTGTTTCCAAATCAATAATTAAAACATCTTTTCTCCCTAAAGAGTGTCCACAATTTTCACAAAACAATTCTGCTTCTCGATCCGGAAATTTTGATTGCGGACATTCTTTATATTTTCTTTTACTTTTGTCCAATTTGTTTTTCGCTCTATAACACAACAAACTCATAATAATTCCTCCTACTTATCAAACTTCTTTTTATAAATTGAAGATATATACCTTTCTTGATTCGGGATTTCGGACTGCTTACATTGTATAGGAAAAGGGGAACATATAATATTAATCATATCTTCTATATCCATATCACAGTAATCTTCAATTAAATTATTCAAATATCTTTTTCCTCTTATTTTCTCATCCATCACAACGCCTCCTTGAAATCAGGTTTTCATTCTTTTGTCTCTATAACCGTCACCGTGTCTTGAATGATTCCCAAGTTGGATGACTCTTTAAATGTATGTGTTTCTGCGACATCATCCTTTGTCATAGGACGTATAAGATACCACAACGAATCATCTTTCCACGTTATTTCCTCTAATTTCAGATTTGGATCTAATTCAATAGTTGTAGATCCACCCCATTTTCTTGTTGTTGCTTGGCAGCCTGCCAAACTCAATGTTGCCATAATTGCCAATGCTACGCAAATTTTCTTTTTCATAAGTTTATTCTCCTTTTTATTTATTCGTCCAAAATCACTTCATATCATAGTTTACAAAATTCAAATTCCTCACCACAACTACATTGAATTGTGCCAGAAACTCCTATGCTTGTCGGAACAAAATGGTAAGTATATCTACCGCCAATAAGACCGCCTACATGAAGTCTATCTTCTAATGTTTTAAGTCCATGGACTTCAGTGTCATGCTTTTCTTGCCATTCTTTAATCGCTTTTTGCTCTCTTTCTGAAATAGGGAAACCACGTCTCAAATCTTTTTTCGTTGTCTCTAACTCTTGCTGCATTTTCTTGATTTCTTCATCTTTATTATATTCTTCTCTTAAATATTGATTTTCGTTTTCAAGTTGTTCAATTCTTAATTTGCTATTTTCGTTTATTGCCTTAATTCTATCAAGGCATTCGTCAATGCTTCCTATCATTAACATATATTATTTCTCCTTTTCTATCCTTTGAAAGTAATATTTAATCGGCATCTTCTCTCAACACTATATCTCTATATTCTTCACCGGAAATCTTGCCAAGCTTCATATCTACATAGGCAGCCAATTCATGATTGCGAATAAAATCACAATCAGATATACAATCCCTTATAATATCGCATGCATCCGTTGAATGAATATAACACATACTTTCTCTTACGAGGGCATTACTCATTCTCAGAGTTGCTTTGCGGTATTGTTCAATTATGTAAATGAGTTGCTCTTTGGACAACTTTGTTAATTGACCTAAAATATCTTCCCACATATGATTATTCTCCTAATTCTAATAACTTATTGACCAAATCTTGCAACCTTGAATTATTCGGATATTTCTTTGCCATATCTTCATAATACGTAACCGTTTTGTATTTATTGATTTCTTGTTCCAGTTCCTTTTCAATTGTAGCTTTCTTTTCTGCCGTCTCTTTTAATCTTTTTTCTTCTATATGTCTTTTGTTATACGCATCCATATTCACAACACCAATAACTTGTCCAAGTATTTCTTTATCACAATCTTCAATAGGAAAAACACGTTTAATTTCTCCAAGTACCCTTGCATTTTCATTTCCCCATCCATTCACAACGACCAACCATGAATCACATATTAGCTTTGCTTCGTCATCATACAATGCAACTGCATAATCATCGCATGCATAATCGTCAAACAAATTAACAATTGCCACTTTATTAAAATCTTTCATATTATTTACCTCCATAAATTGTGCTTTTTATACTAAATTATTAAAATATCATCTTTGTATAACTTCACTTATGACATATAATACGAGCATTGTTATAAATACTGTAAGCAATATACTATCCGCCACTTTCCTCACCCCCTTTGTCTTGAAATTAAGCTTTCATCGCTTTTTTCTCTATTTTAGAATGTTCCAAATTTTATAGTCGTCGTCAAGTTCGTCATATTCGGACACTAAAAACCCTTGTTTTTCAAGGCATTTTATGATGTTCTTCATGTCTTCGTCCTCATAACCCTCGATTTTTGCGATTTTTCGTGAACTACTCATATTTTCCTCCATTTCTTATCCGTTGAAACACGCATTTCATTAACTAATTCATATCTAAGCAAACAATGATTTTGAGAACCTAACTTTTTTATTTTATTTAAAGCCGCTTCCTTATCTTTGTAAGCTCCACCGCTTGCATTAAATATCAATTCATTCGTGTCTTTGTTTTTGATTACCCATAACACCGTTACCAGTTGGGATTCTTGTTTATTTATATAACCAACAATTTCGTTTATCTTATTGACTACATCGTCCCATTCACTAAATTCACTATCAAGTTTTTTCATGGCTATTAATCTCCTATTTCAATTTTCTCTCCAACATATTTCTGAACATATTCTTGAACATTCTCAGGATACGAATCTACGACATAATCCTTATCAATTGTTATCTTCGTAATAATATTCTCCGTCTTGTCCAAAAATATATTGCCAACCGTTCCGCCTGGAATTCTTATGTACAAAAGTTTTTGTCTCATATCAGATTCAGTTGCCAATATATAATGTCCATAGGCATATTCGTCAATCATTTTCTTATCAAAGCCGGCTAATTCATCAAGTTCTTTGGTTAATTTACAGTGATACTCATGAGAAAGATATTCGTTTAATTCTAAATAACAATCATATCTATGAGTTAGTTTCATTTCTTTACACCCTTTCTATAAAGCCACATAAAACCATACACAATCCAAAACATTACTTGCAGCACTAAAAGAAATAATATAGCTGCAATTAATACTATAAAAACAATTGTCCCTATAATAATTCCTAATATATTTTTATTAAAAAATAATTTCTTAAATAAATTTTGCAATACATTTAATCCAATTATCATCGGATTTATTGTATCAGCCAGAGTTAGAAGAAAAATTCCGCATAAAGCTGATGTAATTATGTACATCGCCATAATAGCTGCAAACATATCATTATTCATAATTAATTTCCATCCTCTAATTTTTCTATCGTAATTTTATACTTTTCGCAATCTTTTGTTTCAATGAGTAATAATTCATCTATAGCCAACACAACATTCTTACTGTAAGAAGTTTTGTCTGTTTCAAACAGCCAAGTATCACTATATTGACCTACATATCCAACATATTCTTTCTTTTCTCCTATGTTCATAATTAATTCTCCTTATTATGTTGACTCCATGCATCCAGCACTGTAAGAAACATCTCGCCCCTTTCAGTCAACCAACAGTAGCCAATACTACTACCATGATCTGTAAACCCAAGACTGTCTATTTCATATGCCATGAATTGAAATACTCCATACTGCTCATAATCTTCGGTGTCTATATGCAATTCCGTTTTATATCTTTCTTGCACCTCATCATAACTTAAATCCTTCCATTCTTTCCGAATATGAAGATATCTTCGAATGACTTCCAAAGTGGTATCAGGTGATCCACAAGAACATAAATTTAATTCATTGTACAAGTAATGATCTATTAATGGATTGATTAAAGAATCCTCATAGGACTTTTCTCTATTACCAACCTCAACAGCATATCTCAAGAAATCTTCCGGATCTTTTTCTATAATCTTTTCTGCAATTTCACTTAATAACATATCATTTTCTCCCTTTCATATATGCCTAATTTCTTCATCCGTTGCAATTTTCACTTCACTAAGTAAATATTCTCCACACCAACTTTCTTTGTACCCAGAAACCATAACCATATCTTCTTCGTCCTCCTCTGTAACACATTGATAACAAACCACCGTACCCAATCTCTTAGTATTTCCTACTTGAACAATAACAAATGTTCCTGTATTTATTGGAAATGTTTTTGTAAAACTCATAATGATACTTCCTTTCGTGGATATTCCCCTATTGATACCAAATACAAAATATAAAAACAATCTGCCACATCATGTAATTTTTCAATGAGTTCTCCATGAGATGAATATATCTCAAAATTATTGACATCCATAATGCGTACAGTCAGGTATGAATGCGTTGATCCTTTATAATTATAAACACAGTCAATTTTTATTTCTTCCATAATAGAAATTCTCCGTTAAAAACAATAATTTAACTCTATAATTAATCAACCAACATTAATCAACGTATCTTTTCAATCCTGTTGAAAAATACGGAATTGGCATTCTTTTAAATTGATACTTCTTTACTCTTTCATCTATTATATTTTTAATATCTGTATTATCAATTTCACCTGTTCTAATATACTTGTCCATTACAGAATACTTAAATCCTAGAGCGTCTTCATCTGTACTTCCACACAAGCCATCGGACGGAACTTTTTCAATTAATTCTTTTGGTAATCCAAGTTCAAAACCAATAGCTTTAACTTCTTCAACCGTCAAATCACTCAATGGTGAAAAATCTCCAACAGCGTCTCCCCATCTGGTTTCCCAAGATAAAAGAGTTTCTGAAAGGTTACAAGTATTTGCCACTCGTCCATTAATGGTTTGAGACACAGCATAAAGTGTAGCCATTCTAATTCTCGCCGGCAGATTCGTAGATGTTTGTTTCGACCATTGATTGTTCAACTTTGGTTTTACTTCATTTGTCAATGTGGAAATCGTATCGCCAATATTTACAATGCAATTATTGATATCTAAATGTCTAACAAGCTTATAAGAAAAATCAATGTCTGACTGCTCACCTTGTGGCATAAGAACTCCAAATACCCTATCCTTTCCAAGAGCTTCAACACATAATGCGGCTACAACAGAAGAATCTTTACCGCCCGAAATGCCTACCACTGCACAACATCCCTTACCATTCTCATTAAACCAATCCTTAATCCACTGTACAATCTCATTCTTTACTTTCTTTGCATCAAAATTATTCATGTGTAATCTCTCCCTTTTCGATTTTCTCAATTAATGTCAATAGTTCATAATATACCTGAATTAGTCCTCCTCTATCATCAATATAAACATTGGCATAAATTTTTCTTCCTGAAAATGCAACCGAAGCATCACAATTAATACCTCTATATTTAATGTGATTATCATTCAGATATTTTTCAATCATCTCATATTTATCTTCGCCATTGCCAGTAAAGATAATTACTTCTGAATAGTTCTCCCATCTTTGCAAAAGGTGAATAACATTTTCATATGTTCTACCCTTTTTATGAAAATCATAAATTGTATCATCAAAATCTACACAAAAGATGAGCTTTCCATATTTCTTAAACTCTTCTTCTAGTCTATTATAAGAATTATTAGCTTGAAGATAAAAATCCATTTTATTTTCCTCCGTACATTCTATTTCTGATATCCATAAAGGAATCCTCTCTTATCAATTCTCCATTTTTAAATACAGTAGTAAGCAAACTGTCATCACTCATTTCAAGTAATTGGTCTTGACATTTTAATTCGCCGTCTTCATAATAAACTTTACAACAACCTTTATGAGATTTCTTTAGATGACTTGTATCTGTCTTTGGGTCTTTGAAAATCATTAATTTCTTACCATCAATTACTCCATAAGTTGCTTTCATAGCAATTCCAAAAGTATCTCTCGTAGCAACTATCATCTTTCCATTCTCCATAATTGCCGTAAAACAAAAAGCTCCTACACCATAAGCAATATTATTGGCTGCAAATCCACGTTTCTCCAACTCTCTCCAAATTGTTTCTACATTAGAAAGGGTACAGCCATCACCGTAAATGATTCCTATATGAGGTTTTAACTCTTTATATCCTTTACTATTTATAGAGCCACCAAAGATATCCCATAGTCTTTCAACTGTTTTAACTGAAATTTCTACAATATCACCACTATCAGGACGAACCAGAAGTTTACCATTATGATTCATAATTTCTTCTTTACATTGCGGAAGAATATTATTTATCATATTCCAATAATCATATGTATCTGAGACCATACTAAATGATGTATTTGGATAAAGTTCAGTCAAAAGTCTCTTCACGAATGTAATTTCATCTCCGTCAATAGAGAAATTCGCACCCATAACAGAATGTTCTGTCGATACAGCACCTAATCCAATTCCGTTCTTTTTACAATCAGCATTATAATATTTATCAATATAGTTAATCGCCGGAATTGTTGATGTTTTATTAAACGAAAGCAACCACGAAGCTGAACATCTTACAGCTTCATCCATACAAGACATTCCTCTCATACCAAAGTCCGCACAAGCCATGTCTCCCGACAATCCATCAGTTGTTTTATCGTACCAATAATCCGCAATCTCACGATACATATGACCGATTGTTGCATGGCAACAAGGTTTCCATAGTTCAACCTGTAGGATACATTCAATCCACTGTACAAGCCAAGCAAAATCATCATTTGTATTTGTAATCTCAATGCATGGAACTCCCATTGGTACAAGTGTTCCTTCTGACAAAGCTCTTATCTCTAGTGGTAAATATCCTAATTTATGTAATTGAACAATCTTGTCTAAATCATAATTGTCCTTACCAATCTGTATATCCATTGAATCAGTGTAAAGAGACACCATCTCATCTTCCGTCAAATCAAAGAAATTTTCTTGGAAATATCCCATTAAATATTCTTTGATAAATGCCTGTAATCCGAAGAAAACCATTTTGTTTCTGTTCTCCAACATTGATCTTCGAGGCACCCAATACGATACTAACTTAGTTAATCCTTTTGGATACATTCGCGAGTGGCACTGTTTATAAGTGTCTGATAGTAGCAACGCCATTGTATTATTCATAATTCTTCGACCTCCATAACTGTTATTTTTTCATGATTACCCTTAAACAAACTATTTGTCGTAAACAGTCTGTTCACAGTATTATTCTCCAAAAATTTAATTAAAGTACCTTTTTCTTTGTCAAGAATTGAGTTTTCTGTATGTGTAGCATATGCGTAAATTTCTTTTATACCATTTTTCTTCAATTCTTCTGCACTATAATACAGCGAACCACCATAAGCAATAATGTCATCAATCATTAACACGGCTTTATCAGCTAAATCAATTCCATTCGTTCTGATGTCTAATCCGAGAATTTTACCAGTTTTCCAATCTCGTTTCTTTTCTCCATAACAGTATTGAAGTTCAGGAAATAAATCAGAGTATCTTTTTGCCGCCCCCGCATCTGGGAAATAAAGAACAAGATTTCTCTCTCCAATTTTTGCAATTACCTGTTCAATATATTCCTTTGGATTTTCCTCAAAACAATTATTAAGCAATGCCGTAGAAACATCACTATGAGCATCTAAAACATATACACCCGAAAAATTTAACCAGTTAATGAATTCACAAAAATATTTTAGAGTAAATACTTCGTCATTATTTTTAACTCTGTCCATTCGAGCATTTGGAATATATGGAAGATTCAAATAGTAATTCACATTTGTTTTAAATCTTTCAAGATGTTTCTTTATCAACATTAAATAAAACATCTCATCATTGCTTTCATATATCCAATCAAGCCAAATACAAGGCGAACCGTCATAATCATATTCTTCGATACTATTCACATCAATATTTATTCTTGGTGTTCCATCAGGGAATTTATTAATTGTTACAATATCTCCATTAATTTTAATCATATTTATTCTCCAATCTTTCTGTACTCTGTATAAACTTCATTTTCGCAATAGTATAAATTGTAATCATTTTGCTCAATATACCACCAACGCTTTTGGTGTCCTTCTTTTAAATATTCTCTACAATAATCAGTTTCTTCATAGTGATTATCCATCATTTGTCTAAAACTTAATTCATCAATATTATCTAAATCATGACAATAAGTTGCAATCTTATCTATTAAATCTTTTGTAAACCGTTCTGTAACTACAAAAACAACTCTGACAATCTGCCCACTATGATTCCGTTTGATTGTTTTTAATTGCTCGAAATCATGTAAATGATATACTACTCTCTCAAAAAACAGATAAGGAACTCCATCTACATTCGGCATGCTTGTATGCAATTCAATATTGATACCCTCTGTTATTTCAAAAAATCTCTTGTACCAATCAATGTGATTTTCAAAATTCCATAATGGATCTCCTCCACCAGAGATAGAGACCCAATTACACTTATTATCTTCTATCTTTTTCTTTAACAAATTCAACCCATCAAGTGTAGTCTTAGGAATATGAAGATTATTGTTTTTTACAATACAATATGGGCATGAATAATGACACCCAAAATTGGTTATTACACTCATATACTTGTCCATATTTATTCTCCAATCACATTAATTTGACAACTCTTCATAACTTCCATCGCAGCCTTATGTTTTTCTGGTGTAACTCCGGCACAACAAGAAGCATCTACTGTTATTTCAGTGTCAGGGAAAGCACTTCTCAACATTAGCGCATTTGATATCACACATATGTCCGAACATAATCCTACTATCTCTATTGAACCTTTGACTCCCTTGTCCAATATTTTTGCTATCTTGTCTACAAGTTTCATTGAACCAAATATTTCTTTTTCTATAAAAGCATAATTTTTAGATTTTAATGCATTTCTTATAAATGAATTTATCAACCAACCCTCGGTATTTGCAATACAATGCTCTACCGGTAAATGTCTTCCTTCCAAAGTTTCAAGATAATCATCTGAGTGCGTATCTAATGTCAGAAATATTACTCCATCAAATTTTTTAATTTTTTCACAAACAGGCTCAACAATATTTCGTGCTTCCTCTGTACCAAGTGATCCATCTATAAAGTCATTTTGCATATCTACTACAACTAATATCTTTTCCATATTATATATCCTTTCTTTTATACTACATATTGTATTTGATTGTTTATCTAACCACTATATATTGGTTATCTTTTGCATTGAAACTGCCGTTTCAATTAGTTCTGCATATATTGAAAAATTGTTGGCTTATCACAGTATTCATCTATAACTTGCATAACTGCCTGTCTTGTCCAATTATTCTCACAACACTTGGCAAACCATTGTTCCAACCTTTCAATATCATCACTTCCACCATAATCTCTCAAATCTCCGAATACCGAAACTGTAGTAGATGCCATCTCATTTTTAACAGGATTATGCCAAATGCTCATGTTAAGACTGCCTTCGCTTCCCATTGGAAGGAACTCTTGTTGAACCCATTCATCAGTATCATCATAATCACAATCTGCCATCTCTTCCCAGTCAACTGTTCTTCCAAACTTTTCAATAATCTCATCATCAGAAATCTGACCAATACTGTCTATTCTAAATATCGCCGCCACATGTGTCCATCTGCTCATTTGTAATTCCCCCTATCTATGAATGCCATATCTTCCGAATACAACAAGTTCATCTCCACTTTCTGAAGTATATTCCATTTCATAACTATCTAAATCACCATTCATATATTTTTCGTACGTTTCGCCGTTTTCACAATAACTATTATAATACTCCTTTACATATTGTATATAACACTTTTCTTTCGCTTTCTTTGATAAGTCTGCCCAATCCTTTTGAAATTCATTTTGATTTTTTATATATAATTTTTTAGCAGCAACTTTAGTTGTTGAATTTACAAGATCAATAGGCGACAATAATGTTCCATCAAAACATAACAATTCTCCTCTTTTCCATTCTTCAAATGTTTTCTTATCGCATATCGATACACTATGTGTTGTTCCCATAATCTTATTCTCCTTTTTTGTAACCATTTCTAATAATTTGTAGTTCTCTCATCAAATTAGAAGTTGAGTACAAAGCTGATTCATCACTTAATTCTTTTAAATTCTGCAATGTATCTTTCAAATTTTTATCAATTTCTTTTTGTGATAAATCATTATTCGATACTGCTTGTTCTTCAATTCTTTCTCGTAATGTCTTATATTCCATAACATCATCCAATCTTAATGTCGATTAATCCATGCCTTGAACTGATGGAATTCATTTTCCGTTATACAAATGTCTGCATAATAAAATTTGCCATTCGTACATGATAAAAAGGCATAGTGAGATTTATCATATTTATCAATTTTAATCTGTATCCCCCTCATCGCAACTGCAAGTGCAACTTACGCATAATTCGTTTCTATCAAAATTCTTCAGCACCGCCATAGTAAATTTCTCCTTCCATTGCAACCTTCTTTTTAAAAATTGTTTTGCTCGCTACCTTTTTCACTCTAAAATTCACCGGACATTTATCATATATCTTTTTGTCAGTTACCGATACGATTCCTATCCCATATTTTGTTTTGCAAAGTATCACATCACCAATTTGGACATTATCTCTGAATCTCATCCAATTTGAAGGAACTCTCCACATATATGTTTTATTATCAACATCATTTCCATTGATATGTCTACCGTAAATATACATCGTTCGTTCATTTCTATAGCTACTTGCTCCCCAATCTTCGACTCTGACTTCTACATCTTCTATATTATTCTCTTTGTAAATAAGATACATAATATAGCCGTCGCTAAGAATTCCGTCGGAAGCAACCACAATTTCTCTATCCGGCTTTCCAAATACATCAAAATAATTCCTACATTTCTGAAGTTTTCTTTCAGATACATGAGTTCTTGCAAACGCATCCGAAATCTTTATATCCGACAATTTCATAGTTTTTGTTATCATAACAATATTCTCCTTTGTGTTTAATTTTCGGCAATCGAAAGGTTAAGTTTTAGATTTAATTTTTCACATATATCACAAATTTGAGAAAGAGAAAAATCATAATCACCACTTTCATAATTGGATAGCATTGAAGGACTTACTTCCAAATAACTTGCCATATCTTTTGAGGTCAAGCTATGTTTTAACTGATATTCCAATAATGTTGTCGAAAGTGTATATTGAATATCGTAATAGTATGATTTTGATGCACTCATATCAGCACATAATTTGTTGAGATACTCGCCAGCATTGACCAATTCTATATCATCGCTCATTTATACTACCTTACTTTCCTTACATCACAATACCAATGTTATTAATTTGTCTATTCTCACTTGTACTCTTTTGAATTTCTCCATTAATTTTACAATAGAGGCTTCCACCACCATCAACTTTAATAACATCTGAAAATCCACAGTCTTTAATTTTGTCGTAAACTTCTCCACTTGTAATACAATTTGAGGTCTTTGTTTCAATGTAAAAATAATAGATATAATTGTCTTTGATGCCAAGAAATCCGTGAACAGTTGGTCTAACTATCGAATTATCCCAACCTTCGTCCAAATATTCTGTCGTTGCTCTAAATCCATCAATTATAATCGGCGCACCCGAAACGGCATATTTAACATCTTCATCATATAAACTGTTGTACTTATCAATAAAAACTGTATTGTCATTACAAATAATCAATGTAGACACGTCTTTTGTTTTAAACTGATCAGACGCATTTTGACTTGCATAGAAATAAACCTTATTATCCTTGACTTTTCGTTCCTTCAAATATTTCAAACATGGCGATGAAAGTGTGTTTTCATCTGTGTCGGCTACAAGGTTTGCCACTGGCAAAGTAAAGAAAATTCCGTCCTCTTTGAAGTTTGCAAAATAACCAAGATTAAAATATGTATCTTCGTCCAAGTTGCTCTTTGATTTATCAACCAATTTAATTTGGAATCTATTTGATGGTACTCTCAACATACGAATTCCATTATGTGAAACTATCTTTGTTTCATTCTTATTTAACAGTTTAGAATATCGGTTAATAATCACATTTAAATCATCCAAGTGAACGAGTTTCTTCCTATTAAATATGTCATTCCAATATTCAATTTCGTCATCAGGAATAACACCATCGTTCTTCAATACCTTTGTTTGCTTTTCCAATGTAATTGGATAGACAATTTTACCATCTGGGTCAAACACTTTATATCCCTGTTGCACCCTTTCTTCTGTGCATTCTTGGATTGCTTTTTGTTTGTCCGTATATGCACAAATTTGTGAACTATCCCATTTACCATTGTTCCAATTTTTACGCACTCTGTAATATCCCATTTGTTCACTCTCCTTGTTCTTCGTCAAGACGTTGTTGGTATTCAGTAAAATACCATAGCAGTTCATCTTTGAATACTTCGATAGCTTCCTTCGCTTTTTCTCTCGACGTAAAATATACAACGTTCGGGTGTCTCATAGTGCGCCGGCAAGCTATTCGAATTTTACAGCATTCATAATTATAGAAAATTATGATTTTACCAACGTTAATATCTTCCCAATCTTTTTTTGTTATTGCTTTATCATTCAACGCCTGCCACTGTCTTAGCTGACGAAGCAATCTGTCTGCCCTTGCGTTGTTCTCGGCAATGGTTTTATCATTATAGTAATTACCATTGTTGTAATATAGGTCATTTACCAGTGTTCCTCCGCCTCCTATCACTTCGTGTCCGTCATTGATTGTATCATCAACAAAATAGCTGCCGTCTTCATCAACTCTCTCATAGCCTGTTCGGCTTCGTTCCTCAACCAAACCTAATATTTTAGCCTGCTCCTCTGTCATTTCAACTTGAACGGTTTTGCCGTTTGCTTTCAATTCTACTTGCATTGTTATTCCTCCAATTCGCCTTCCACTTGTTTTAATATATCTACAACAATATCTCCACAATGCATGTAGCCTTGTGCATATGCTCGACATTCTTCGGGTGTGGTTGGTATATATGTTTTGTCTATTCCACAACGATGGTACATATTTATTAAATCGTTTATCTCCTTAATTGTCATTATCATCATTCCTCCATTTCTTCATCCGTAGATTGCACTTCTTGTATTTTCTCAAATATATAGTCAACAATCTCTTTTGCATTGTCACCAACATTATGAATATTCTCCTCTGTTAATTGAGAAGTAACAAGCATTGTATAGCAGGTCTTTTTAGTTGGCAATACAATACTGCATACCAAACTGCATATCAATACAATAGCAGGTATTTTAATCCATTCCATATAATATTGTCGTATTACCTTTACATCTTCTTCATCACAACAATCATTTTCGTCAAAAGCCCAATGTAATCCAATGATTATAACGGCAACTACCGTTATACATATAGATATAATTGAAAGAGTTTTTAAATTGTCGCACAAATTAATCAAATATATTACCCAAGGGTTGATTATCGGTGTACTCATATTAATCACATTCCTTTCTTTTTTTTATATCATATCATGAAAAACCTATAATCTATGTTGTTTCGTTCACATAAATATTCTTCTGACAAATCGCCCAGACATAACTGATTTGCAACATCTTCATTGTCAAATACATTCCCTATAATATAGCATTCTGATGTTATAGGTCTTGTAAAAGGCATGCCCATAGTTGAATCTCTCCCCTCAAGATACCATCCAAAATAATCACCTCCACAAAAGCTATAATCGCCATAACGCACAAGATACAATCCTTTACTTCCAGTTACACACTTGACAATATCCCATTCATATATATCATCATTAAGACGGTCTACGATACTTGAATTTTCACAAATAGTAGCCTTGTCAACTTCAACGACTTTCATAGTTAAATGGTCAGTATCTTCGTCAACCGAATATGTCTCAATATAATTCTCAGGAACAATAAATACTTTCTCTTTTACATCTTTATCTCTATATCCTCTAAAAATATATCCTATTATCCATTCTCCTGTTTCTATCGCTTTAGCTCTATACATCTGTATCATAATTAATCACATTCCTTTCTTTTTTCTCAATGCTTGTTTAAATTCTTCTTCCTCAAACTCGTCCAAATATATCTCAAACTCGTCCTCTGTTTCATCTACGAATACATATACTGCTCCGTCTTTTCCACGTTGTGAGCCACTAACAAAAATGTTCTCATAGCTACCTGCTTGCTTTGTGAATGTATCTTCGTCAATTTCTTCTACTTTAAAAAATCTCATTTCATTTCCTCCGTTATTTCATCTACACATTTTGCACAATAACAGCCTTCAAGACCTTCTATTTTGTATAGAAAACTCATACACATTCGATTCCATATGCCTTTATCAACACATCTTTTACAAGAGCCTTGACCTTCACCCTCGCAACATGTAACTTTTACTTTTTTTAAATCATTCATTTATTTTTTCCTTTCAATCTTTTTACAATCTCTGAACACTTGTTAATATAAGATCTTGTTACTCGACCACCGTTTATTTTCTTTTTATCTTTTTCGTTAATAGATACTTCAAAAACATTAGATTTGCTTATTTCTTTCATCATTAATATTCTCCTTTTTTATTTTTCATTTTTAACGCTTCTTTAAATTCTTGTTCGGTCATCTTATCGCTGTTTCCGATGTACCTTGTATATCCCTTATTAATACTTTCTCCCATTGTTTTGAAAGCATTTGACAAACCTCTAAAACTTTCAGCACATACTTCTGCACTTTGACCAAAATCGTCTATCTCCGTTGAAACAGATTTTTCGTTGCCGTTACAATAATGCAAAATCAATGCAAACATTCCCGTTCCACCGGCGAAACCAATTATCATAGCCAATAGTAACATTAATACTTCTTTCATAGTTATATTCTCCTTATTTCTTTTTTGTTTTCTTCTTTAGTTTGACTTTAAGATGTTCCATCAACTTGTATTCTTCACTATCCCACAATCCATGTGCCAATAAGCTATCTTGTTTATTGCACACCAGTTCTAATAGTTTTTGATACTCTTTTTGTTTCATGTTTTTTCTCCTTTCTGTACTTTCCATTACAATAATCTATAAATAAACTCTTAGATATTCTTCTTGGTTTATGTGGTGTAGTCATAATCTTATGTATTTCGTTTGATAAGTTTTTATCTTTAATTTTATTTATGTCATCTTTAATTAACTCAAGAATAAGTCTATTTCGTTTAATCTTTTTTCTATATTGATCTACTTGTTGTCCATAATATCCTCCACGTTGCATTGCAACACCACTCAGTTTTGTTTCATCCTCTACAAGAGTATGTCTGATATCAAAAATTCTTAAATCCATTTCTCTTTCAAGATATTTTATACTTTCATAATATCTATCCAAATTTGAAAGTATTTTGTTCGCTGATTGCAATACATTCGCTATATTCTCCAAATCCAATTCAGCATCTCCATAGTAAGTATATGGATTATATTCATCTGGTAAATGAGGTGTCTTTAACAATCTGTCTATGTCCATTGATTTAATATCATCAACATCATTTAAATTTTCTTCGCAACAATTCTCTGGTTTTTCAACGGGCATATAACCATCTGTCAATTCGACAACACGACTTCTTCTTGAATTCCCTTTCAAGAAATTTTGTACTCTTTTAGTCTTTAAGAAACCCAATGCAGCTGGGAAGGTCTCAAACGAGTTGGCTAAAGTCGGATTACCCGACCATGCCAATCGCCCATTTGGATTGGTTCTAATATATTGTTCTCCATTAGTGATTACATATATCATTGAGCATCGCCACCAATCTCTATAATGTTATGATACAAAACAGTTATATTATCTTTGTAACGATTATTCTCGTGCATATGTCCACAATACCATCCCTTGTATTGAATATTCTCTTGAATTTCTTGAAGATAATTTGTTAATCTATCCGATTTCAATTTATCAAAGAAGCCTCTACTCATATTCATTACATCTAAAGTCTTTGTTGGTGGGCAATGTGTTATAATATAATCCACCTTATTACCGTATTCAGCCAAATTTTCAATACCTTCGTCCATTTCCTTTTGAGAAGGTAACTCTTCCTGCCACCATGATACATGATTTATACGAAACATCTTGCAATAATCATATTGCCATTCCGCAATTCTTGGGTCATCAGTTTCCAATATACCATCTCGAATATCATGAGATTGTGCTCCACCGAAAGTAAAAAATTTCTTACCATCAATAATAAATACTTGTCCTCTCATCATGTGAATTATATGTGGACGGATTTTATGTATTTTTCCTCCGTTCCATTCTTCAACCGACAATTTCTTTAGTCGGTCAAAGTTACTATGGTTTCCGTCTACAAATAATGTAGTCCATGGCTGATTTTCAAGCCAATCAAGGTTATTCCTTTCAATATCAGTGTCGTGCCAATAACCAAAATCACCACAAACTATGACATAATCACTTCGATTTAAACTTTGTCCTATCGGAAAACATTCAGGTTTAAACCGATTTTTCCAATCTCCATGCGTGTCTCCTGTTATAAATATCATTTGTATCACTCTCCTTTACGCCACATTCTTTTCTTGATTAAGCATATACTCAATGAAAAGTTTCTTCATATTATTATAGTTCTCTGTTTTATTGTTCGAAATTAATACACTTTCGTCTATCGTTTTTAACCATTTTTCTAACGCCATATCATAATCTTTTTCACAAGAATAATCTATCAGCTTAACTAATTCGTCGTGTGCTTTTTGTGCCAGTTCGGAATTACTTGGCAACACGTCCTCAATCATTGTTTCGTAAAATTCTATATCTTCTTGCTCAATTCCTTCTAATATATTATTCTCTATTTCCTGTACACTGTTTTGAGTATTGTTGCAAACATCACTTTCAATATTTTCTTCTTTAATAATATTTTTATTTTCAGTTGTCATTTTAACATTTTCTTCATTTGACAATGCATCATTATCTTCAATACCCAAAAATTCTTTCATTAAATATAGAATATGGTCTACTTTGTTTTTAATAACCTTCTTATCTTTAGTGCTTTTGTTTTCATCGAGTTCTTCCCAAGTAACGCCATTCACTTCTTTGTTTCTCATGCTCTCAAAAGCATTTAAAAATTCTCCAAAATTCTTATCATCTAAGCCAAGCTTATCAAATTTATCAAATGCCATTATCCATACCACTGTATCTTTTAATGTGAATAAATCTGCTACTTTTCTATTTTCAAGTTTATCTGAATATGGAGCAATCCTATTAAAATACTGTTCAATTTGTTGATATTCTTCTATTGTAGAATTGAAATTCAAATAATCACATATTTTCTTAGGATATTTTTTCCAATCATCGAAATGATAAACACCCATAACACATTCTGAAATAACTCTTTCCCATATTCCGTCATTCTTTTGTTTTTCTGTTAAAATTGTACCGTCTTTCAAAAATTCATTGGTATTTTTTATTTTTCTTATTTCTTTTGCAAAATTTCCTACATACGTAAGGGCTTTCTGTGAAGCATTCATTGCAATGTGATTATTATAAATGTTAACAAGTGTGGGCAAATCTCCTTGTTCACAATTTTGATAAATTGTTACCGCTAACTGACCTTTGTTCAACTGTCGTTTTAATTCCGTTGGAAGGTCTTCATATGTTTTACCTCTCAAATCATATTCGACTGTTTCCCATATAATATCACCATATTGATTTTTTACCACTTTACCTTCTTCATTGAGTTTCTTCCTATTATATCTGACTATAGGCTCACGAATTTCATTAGTAACTTTATATTCACCATATCTAAATCTTCTCAAGGCTTCTGTTCTGTGACCACCATCTACAATATATGTAGACTTTATACCGGATTCAGACTTTGTTTCAGCAAGAATTAAATTTGGAATAAAAACTATCCCACTGACAGCCGACCATATTAGTCCGTTTAAAGCCTCTTTTGTCCAAGACCAACCACGTTGTACTGTTGGTTCAGGCTGTATTATTTGTGTATGTACATCGTCCATATATTGTTCTACCGACCATCTTTCAATTCTATATCCATCCATGTTATTTTACCTCCTAATAAGCATTCGTATTTTTCTTTTATTTTTTTCATCTTTAATAGCCATAATGCTATCTTTGTATAAAAAATCATCAATATTTAACATAGCGATAATTTCTTCTTTTTTATATCCATCTGCCAAATGGATAAGAATTTTTCTTTGAACTTTTGATAACCCATTTAGATATTCCTCCATTTGTGGAGAAAATTCTTCATCATCATTATTATTCTCTATATAAGGAATTTTTTCAGCCAAACTAATCCCATCTTCTGTTTCGACATCCAATGAAATATTTTGAATAGGAATTGTATGCCCGTTCTCATCTTTTTTCAATTTGCCGTTTTCAGTTTCAAGATTACGTCGTTTCCATTGATTGCCCTTTTTTCTGTAATCATAAAATGAACGTTTGATATTCCCAACAAGAAATGTTTTAAATGAACAATTTCTGTTTTCATCATAACTTGCAAGACTTTCCTCCACAACTTTCATTGCATCAGAATATAAATCATCATGTTCCATCATAGGAAAGTTTCTTTGCTTGATGATTGGATTAGCAATCTTTTTCAATTCGCTCATTTCATTGTCAAGATAATATTTTCTTAAAGTTTCTTTCTCATTATCATTCACTCTTTTACACTCCTTGTCCTGATTTTTTACGATCATTCTTCACTAATAATCTTGTAATTTGTATACCAACACTATGCCAATGCCGACACCTGTTATAGCCAAGCCAATTAGATACATTCATCTCACATCCTTCCCTTTATCATATACATAGCAAAACTACTTTTTTGTCTTTCCGCTCGGAAAAGTATAAACCGTATAGGTGAGTGTTTCATATCAGCACTCAATATAATATTCTCTACGAAAAATATTTTTTGTTTATATATTTTCGCAATTTCCAAATCCACTCATCCACATCAGTCTGAATTTCAGGATTGAAAACATTGAACAAATCACCTTGTTTAATAGTTCCTATTGTATTATTCTCCGTTTTCTCTAACACGAAAATATAATTCGGATTGATTTTGATTATGTATTTTGAGCCATTACACAAACAAACATTTTTGAATGTGTTAATATCTGACTTACGCCGTATTTTAAAACTGACTGGTTTTTGAATTATTGAAATCATACTTTCATCACCTCTCTTCTTGTTACATTTTCTTTTCTTTTATTACATTTTCTTTACAAAATTTACGTCAATATGATTGACATTTCCCTTATAATGTGCTATAATAAACACATAAAAAGCAAGGATATTTCTTTTATCCATTATGAAATAAACGTGTTGGGGAACACATTTCAAAAGGGTAAATTAATTTAATATGGGGATATTAAACTAATTCGAAATATTTTGTTTTTAAAAATCAACAAAACCATATTATCACGCTTTAACGTGAATGTCAACTTATTTTCACGTTTTTAGCGTGATATTGTGGTATTCTACAAAAAACGGAGGTGTAATTTATGCAAAATCCACAAATGATTGCAAGCAGAATAAAACAACTTGCAAAGGACAACAATATTTCTATTAGTAGATTATGCAAAGAATGTGGTTTGGGTGTCAATTACATCAATCAAATGTCCAATAAGACATCCGTTTCTCGTGAAAAAATAGAAATCATTGCAAACTATTTTAGCGTTTCCGTTGAATATTTGCTTGGCGAGCCACAAAATACTAATCAAATGATTGAACTCCCTATCTTAGGCGAAGTTTCGGCAGGCTATGGTAAATATGCCGACAATGAAATAATTGGCACTCAATACGTCCCCCTTAATTGGTTAAGTGGCAATGAACCACACGTATTACTTCGTGTCAAGGGCGACAGTATGATCCCCAAGTTTGAAGAAGGAGACCTTGCACTTGTCCGCTATCAACAATCCGTTGACAGTGGTAGTTATGCCGTTGCTTTAATTGATGATGATAATGGTGTCATCAAACGAGTAATGTACGGTACAAATTGGATTGAACTGCAAAGTTTAAATCCAATGTATTCCCCAAGACGTTTTGAGGGCGAAGATGTTACTCGTGTCCGGATATTTGGATTAGTAAGAAAAATCATCAAAGATACTGATGTGTAATAACGTTCTATATTGGAACATTATAATCAGTTTATGTATTCTTTTCAGAACATATATTACTATTTTAAATTAGGTTTGTCAACATTTTAGAACGTTTTGTAACGATATTGTAATATTTAAGGCGGTGTTTTTTATTGCTAACCGAAGAAAAATATAAAAATTTCCTTGCTTCTGAATTATTTTTGGCGCGAAAAAAATCAAAGTTGACACAAGATAATGTTGCTGATATTCTTGTAGATAAATATAAAATACGTGCAAATAGAACAACCATTGCAAAATATGAGAATGGATTACAAACACCTCCCTTATATACTCTACAATGTTTGTCCAACATCTATAATTGTGAAATTATTAATTTTTTTCATAATATTAATAACGATAAAAATTACCTTGCGTATGGTGGAGAACATATCTCCGCAAAAAAAGAAAATTTGTTAAAGCAAATCGCTGAAAAAAATATTCCTGATGCAATATTAGATTTAATTCAAAATGCGATTGAACAATATAACTAAAGCAACCTCAATCGGTTGCTTTTTTATTTGCAATCATTTGTGGTTGCTCTTTTACTACCAAACTCAACACTATTATTGCCATAGAATACATCTACGTTTTTTGGACACAATAAGATATAATCTTATTAGTAAAGGAATAGATCTCTATGGATGAATTTATAGTCAACCAGCACATTATGGAGATTTGCAAGCAACGAAATCTGTCTATATATAGACTTGCAAAGATGTCTGATATGCCTTATTCGTCACTCAATAATATGATTAAACATAGACACGTCCCGACAATATATAATTTAATAAAAATCTGTAACGGTCTAAATATTTCACTTTCTCAATTTTTTGCTGGAATTGAGGACAATGTGGATAATAATGTCTTGTCCTCTGAACAACAAGACGTTTTATCATTATGGAATCTTTTAGACTCAAAATCAAAAGAATTTGCATTAATTTATATGAAAGGATTGGCTCATTTGCCAATAACAGGTGTCGAAGATGAGAAGTTTTAAACAATTATTGGATATTGCACAAATCTATACAAAACAGTTTACAAGTTTCCCTTGTAATCCATTTTTACTATGCACCCAATTACAAATATCTTTTAAAGTGAGATCTCAAGCAGTAGAAGATTTTGCCGGTACAAATCCCTTAATCTCCGCTCCTGCTATTCTTTACAAGGAATCAGGTAAAGTGCCTTCATATACCATTTATTTTGATGAAACGTCTATGTATTGGCGTTTCTACATATTCCACGAGATTGCTCATTATGTGTTGGGACACACTTCCGATTCTCTACAAGAAGAACAAGAAGCAAATTTAATGGCTTGTCTTTTAATCGCACCAAAAAACAAGTTGCCTACATATTTAAAAAATGCTAAAGATTTATCCTTATTTGCAGAAATTCCAATAGCTTACGCAGAAGAATATTGGAATTATTTACATAACAAATTAATTAAACCAAAAATGATTTTTAATATAATGATTTCTGTCTGTATTCTTACGGTGATACTTGACATAGTATCATTCGCATTAATATTATCAAATTGAAATTACACAAAAAAAATAAAGGCGACAGTCAATTCGCTGTCGTCTCTATTTTTTTACTCCGATTATTTTCTTTTTCTTTGTCCATAGTGAGAATTTCTTTTGCCTTGTTTAAGCAATCGACTCTCCATTCTTCAAAATCTTGTTCATTATTGAACATTTGATTATCTCCCTTACAATATAATATATCTATTATACCAAAGAAGATATTTTTCGTCAATATTATAGTTCTTTTTCGATTTCAGCAACAATTATAGTTGTTCCATCTTCTAATAATTCCTCTAAATATATCATTACATCAACCCTGTAAATTGTTGTTGAATGACATTCATAATCTTATCATCGAAATTTTCTTTCGTGTTTCCCTCACTATTAATTAACATACTCAACAAATTCGGCATAATCTTCGCCTTAAAAATAGCTAAGATTTTGTCCTCAAGATTTAATTGATTACATTGTCCAACATTTTGTCTATCTGTACGCAACATCTTGACCGCCGAATCAACGTCATTGTCAGCAACATGAACATAATGCGCTACGGTTGTTGCCACATTCTTATGACGCAAAACTTTACGTACCAACTCAATATTTTTGGTATCTTCATATAACCATGAGCCACACCAATGACGCAACATATGGGGTGTAATTGTTTCATTGCTATATCGTTTAAAAAAATCATCAATAGCACTTTTACTTATCCTCTTGCCTGCATTTGAAATAAATACTGGAGTTTCGTCTACATTTTTATTTTGTTTTCTTTTTTCTTCGATAAATAACTTTCGTTTCCTAAAATATTTAGTCAAGGAGTCTATTGCCTCATAAGACAAAGGAACTTTATCTTGCACCTGCTTTTTCCCCTTACCCCATACCATTATATAAGGCGACTCTACCTCTAAAAATACATCTTTCATATCTAACCCTATTAATTCTTCTGAACGTATACCACTTCCACAAAACAACTTAATAATAGTTAAATTTCTACACGATGTGAATTTATTAGGAATTCTTTTTACGTTTCTTTCAAACCTATCAAGTTCTTCTTGTGTCGGTATTTTTACAGTGGTGTCTATATTAGATTTCTCCACTTTGTATAATTTTTTCGGTACTTTATAGACAATATTACTTTCACACACTCTTCTTGATTCAAGGTATGTCCAAAAACTACTAATAATTGCTTTTTGCGTTGTAATACTTGACATTTGGTGAGTATTAGTCAAACTATTCAGATATTTTGTTATATCTATCGGCAATATTTGTTTCAAATCATCTGCATCGATATTTGATATACTATCCTTCTGTATTATATTGTTTTTCAAAAAAAATTCAAACATATCTTTAATACAAGACCAATTAACATTTTTCGTCCGACTACTTTTAAAAGTTATCAAAAAGTCCTTAATGATATTCGGAACATCTTGTAGCTTTTCATTTAACTTTAACTCCAACTTCTTTTGAGCTTCAATCTTATAACACATCAACTTCACCGTCCTCAATAATATATTCTCCGTACACAAAAAGAAGATACTCGCTATAACAAGTATCTTCTTAGTGTAAAATATATCAATGTTTGTTTTTATCGTCTATCTTTTTATCATATTTGCCTTGTAAATGCTGTTGATAATAATATTGCTTTCCCTTCGTAACAAGGTCATAATTTGCCTTGTTATAATCATGTTCATATCCCGGTGGAGTCATTCGATTATCCGATCTCCATCCGTCAAGATGACATAAGATATATGCTCCGATTATCATACCTATTGTTAATAAAAGTTCCATTTCAAATTACTTCCTTTCTTTATTTACATTGTGAATTATTTGTTATCATCTGTATCATCAAATCCAAATAGTAAGTATGGTATAATTTTAATCACAAAATATGCAAGACCTATACCCAAACATACTAATAGCCCAACACCAAAGCTTTCCAATAAATCCATCATGAGTAATCCCTCCTCTTTCTATATTTACCTTTCATTTAATATATACCACCATTTGCTATTTTTAAACAAATTTCTGTGATATTTTTTTATACATACATTCTACACCCTTTATGCCCCCATATAAAGGACTTGAAACCTTGCTGTGAACCACCACGAAGCTAAAGACTTCATGGCTTCTTGCTTCAACGTCGTCGTAACCTACTAACTCCACAAGCGTAAATTCAGATAGTTCCTACCGTACTTATATATTACTAAACTGTTTTCTCTAACAGTCTCAATCCTTCATTAAGAATATTCTTAGCAACATTGATGTCCCTATCGTGATGAACACCACACTTAGGGCATGTCCATTCTCTGACTGATAAATCTTTAGTCTCTGCATTGATAAAACCACAGCAACTACAAGTTTGACTGCTTGGAACAAATTTCCCAATCTTAATATACTGGCGATTATTCCAATCAGCTTTATATGCTAATTGTCTTGTTAGCTCATACCAGCCACAATCAGATATTACTTTGTTATTGCAAGCAAATTTATTCATAGATTCTTTTTCGTTTCATACATTTCTTTCCTATAAGATAATGTTCGGTTATGTACAAATCTACAACATCCAAATGTTTTCTGAATTTGTTCTTCTTGTTGCTTGCTCGGATATAATCTGTATTTATAAGCTTTTAACATTTACTTAACACCTCCTTCCGTTTATATATTCTCTGTTTTATATGATTCTTTACCGCTATGCTAAAGACCTATCGGATTGCGAGTCTCTATCACTTTCAAGACTTAATCTTATGTAAAATTTCAATCAAATTATCTACATTATAACCTCTGCTATCTAATTCATATATTAAACTGCTATCAGTTACTTTATCCATGGTCGCTGAATCACCGATAACCTCGCGCAAGGCTCTTATTGCCATACTACATGCATGATATTTAGAACGTTGTTCTCTCTTAAACAAACTGCATTTTGCTCGTATTGAAGATATAACTGAAATTGCATTCCATACTTCTTCCTCGTCCCACTGTTCCATATTAATCCTCCTCAATCTTAACAATTATTTCCGTACCCTCATAATTGCCCGACAATCTTTTTACTTTCATAACATTGCCCGATTCGTAATCTTCGATAAACTCGATTAATGAATCTATCATCGTGCAAAAATCTCCAAGTATCCAATAATGAGAGGCTCCAACCCTCAGATGTTCACACAAGAATTCCTCCAAGAATTCTCTTGCTTCTCTCCTAACCTCACATTCATCACCTGCTTTAAATTCTTTTGTTCCTGCATACTCCCAATCATTAATTTTCTGGCAATTAATTTCTTCTGGATTTTCTATGCGAAAATCACCATCATGGTATAAGTTATATATTATGTTTATTTTCATTTCTTAGTCCTCCTCTATTCATTATCCCAAAACACTTCTGGATATGCAAATTTATCAAAGTATTTACTCATTTGATTAATATATTCCCTTGCTTCTACATTTGTTTTGAATCCTTTAATCGTTCGTATATCTCCTTCACTATCTATCCATTCCACCCTATACATTTTGCTACCTCCTTGAAATCCGACTTTCGTTATACATATCTTTTATCTTTTCTTGTACGTGTTTTTATAATATACTTCTTATACTCATCATAATTATCAAATGATATATAATCACCACTCCACACGTCTAAGCAGCTTTCACCGGCTACCATTTCATACGAATTTGCAGAAATTATAATATAAACTGTTTGGTTACGGCTTGCACAATCTTTTAGAATTGTTTGCAACAAATCCCTTTTCAGTTCTACAATATTATCAATACTGTATCCACTATCTATTGCATCAAACATTATCCACAACTCATCATGATTAGAGTTCTTTCGTACAAAACCACCTAAGCGTACGGTTGTTTGACCTATGTTTTGATTTATTTTTTCGCCTTCTGAAGAACAAGCCATTGTTGCAAGTTCTGCTATTTGCCCGTTATTTAGGAACATTTGCATAGAATGTCCACCACCATCGTGAAGATTATCATATAGATACACTGGTATTTCTTCCCTTTCGAGCTGTTCCTTCATAAGCCTCATCAATGTGCTTTTTCCAGTTCCATTGCAACCAGTTAGCACGGTTACGCCCGGATTAATAGTAATGGTTGTATGATTATATAATTTATAATCATCCCATGGTTTTGTTGGTACTTCAAATATTCTGCTCATTATTCATTCTCCTTTTCAAATTTTTTTGAATTAATGTATCCATAATTGCCATTAGCTTGTCAGTATTATTACATATTATATCGTATAAATAATATACTTCCCAATGGGCATATTGCTTTATATTTTCATCGGGAGGTGCAAGTTTTAATACGAGTATTTTCCCTATATCATTGTTACTTACTTTTGTATAGCCATTTAAGTATCTGTGAATAGTGTTTATACAGTCTAAATCAGCCGTACATCTCGGCATTACAACAAATATTTCATCACCAGATGTACCACCTAAAAGACTAAATTCTAATTCACCTTCCGTATATTTTTTGATATTTTCAAAGTCATTTCTAAGGTAGTCCATAGCCCCTTCAAACTTACTTTTAGCATTATTATACGGCGGGTCTGTATATTGCCAAGCCGACACGCTGTTATAATGTCGCTCATCGTTTCCATGTTGAATAAATTCGCCCTCCGAGTATGTTGCCAAAGTTACATTGCCATTTACCGTGATTAAGCAAATAGAACACTCTGTCGGTGTTTCTTCTTTTAATGTTTTCCAATTATTCATCATAATCTCCTTTTATTCAAATAGCCAATCGCCGATATGTGTTACTTCATTTGCGACTTTTTTAACAAGTATTTTTTCAATGTCATTGTCTATGTTGTCCTCACACCACATCTCAAAGTCGTGCCAACCATTTCTTTCACACGCCTCAAAGTAGCTCTGTACCAACTTGAATACTTTTTTCTTTGCCTTACTTTTATTGCACTTTTCTATCTGTTGTGCAATCTCTTTTGTGGCAAACTTATTCAATTCCTCTAACTCTGATGTAACTTCGGTGGTGTATTTTGATAGAAGATTGAAGTCTACCCCAAAGCAATCCTCTGTAATGTCCTTTGAGTAATAACTGCAATGAATTACAGCTATCACTACCTGTCCGATATTCTCGTCCTCAAAAAGAGGTTCACAATACTTTAAGAAATAGCCGTTTATTATGTTTAGACAATTAATGTCCTCTTGATTATGTGGGATAACCAAGTAGACTACATCCTTTTCATAACCGCCTAAAAGGTCATACTCATTAAGCGGAGTTACTGTACTAATGTATTTTACGTTCTTCTCAACCTCAATCTTCTGCATATTGCAGTTGAAATGCTGTACCGCACAAAGGTACTCACTCTCACTGTATTTTTTGCACATTTTCAAACTTCCTTTCTTTAATCAAACTTCATCGGCTAACTTAACTCTTGTATCACAATGATATTCCTTCAATTTATCATCATCAACTTGCAACGCTCCACAAGCTATCATATCGTTAATTTCGTTTAATCTAACCCAAACACCATTTGGATTACTTTCAGATACATTAAAATCCGATGGATACAATTTATTCATTTGTCATTCCTCCTTAAAATGTGCTTTTCATTGTTTTTTATTCAATATTACTTTTGCCATGCTCCAATCTTCACTATTGATTAGCTTGACAACTTTTTGAATTATACATGCTAACTCTATATCATAAATTCTATAATGGAAAGCTGCACTGACTTCATTTCTATTACCATGGAAATCTATATATCTATGTGTATCTAAATTACCATAGTACATGTTCTTTGGTGTTGTAAAATGATGTTTTTTTTCAATAATCTTCTTCAACATTTCTAGTGGATTATCATAAAACCCGTTAAACTTAAAATATTTCCCTTCGTTTTCTATCAACTGATTTTTTCTTTTTTCATCCTCTTTTATCTTCCATTCATCGTCAGGATCTCTTCGATTGAATACAAAGAATTCTTTTTCATCTTTTACCATATATGTAGGGTAATAATAGCAACTTCCTGTATATGGACTATCATCATAATATCTTTCTTTTTCTATAAATTTAATCATAAAATCGTCCTCCAATTCTATTTTAAAATCCAAAAATATCACAATAATATGCGTATTTAGAACCATGAATTTTCCGTTTCATATTTACTCATTACTCTCCACTCGTAAACTACCATTTGAAATCAATATAATGACAAGGAATTTCCATTTTATCTCCATGTTCTGTTACGATGGGTAAAGTTCCCCATTCATCAGATATGACTACTCCATCTCTAATATCATGGCTAATCATGAATAAATCTTCATAATCTATCCATGTTGCTCCAACAATCCAACCTTGATCTCTGAACACACAAAGTTCTTTAGCTTGCGTTTTCTTTAAACAAAAATCCTGTACTCTCATTACTTTCTCCCTTCTGAAATCTACATTTCATCAATAAATGTTATTGATATAATATCTTCAATTTTCGGAGGAATATGAAAACAACCACTGCTAATGCAGAGATCTCTATGATGTTGTAAATCATTCCAAAATTCCTCTGTATTCATATCATAATTGGTTTGAAATTCAAACCCTCTATCTTTCATATGTATCATATACCTTTTCATTTTTGTCAAATTCCTCGTTTCTTGCATAACACTCACCTTCTATTTAAACCAATATTCATTCTCTCCCACATCTTCAACCTCGTCTACACATACAACATCATATTCCTGTCCATCAATGACAACATATTGACGTTCAAACGTATCAACATCCGCCTCCACTGTAATAATATCAAATACTTCTCGTGTGCTTGTATTGATTTTACATTCCGTTTCTATTGCTGTTCCTCCGTCCCAAACAGAAACGAATGTCGCATTTATAATATTCTCACCCACATATTCTTTAGATATAATTTTCGCCTCAGTTCCTAATACGAAGTCAGAATATGTGTTTAATTTATGATGATTTGTATAAATTGTAGCTCCATCAACTTCATCACTCATATCAACTTGAAGTGATTGAAATACTTCTCGTGGTGTAACACCATATCGTCTACATCTTTCTGTATCAATGTCAAATTCGACAGTAACTCTAACTCTTTGATTGCTCATATCTATTACCTCCTAATCAATTACCTAAATACTTATCAATCTTCATTGTCAACTCATCGCAAGTATCTAATATACCTTTTGTTCCATCCTCTTTGCTGTCATAATACTTCACCTTTCCTTTATCTCTCAATCTCAAATCCAAAATGACAATATCCGTAAGTATCAGATAGCCAATCGGATATATCATCTAATAGTTGATCTTCATCAAAATATCCGTTATCTTCATATTTTTCAAAATCAAATTCTTCTGTAATATCAATTTCTGTTGGCAATGTTTTTAATAATTCTTTATCGCCGTCCGTATCCCATTTAATATTTGTTATTTTCATAATATTTTTCCTCCTTATAATTATTATTTATATTCCGTTATATTTCATTCTCATATTCATCATCTTGCCAAGCAAAATTAATACGTTCTTCTAAACTACTTATTTCTATACTCAAATCAATCAGTATGTCATCATCAGCGTTACTAACCTTTGCATCATAATATTGTTGTTTTAATTCTTTAAGTTGCAGCTCTAATTCATATGGATTCTCATAACTTCTATACATAATTTTTCTCCAATCTTCTAATCATCGTTTCATATTCCAATTTATTTTCTGACCACAATTTTCACAATATGGCATTTGAAAATCTTCACACATTGCAGATAATGGACGCTTACAAGACGGACAACAGTAATTATTAAAGCCTTTATGCGTTCCATTTGGCAATGGATTTTTAGGTGTCTGATATTCTAATAAATCTTGTATTACTGTTAAAACCGTATGCGATATACCTAAATTGCATATTTGCGACTTTTTACTTGCTAAAATATTTTTGACTTCATCTATGGTATAATTCACAACATATACCTCCTATCTTTTTATAAATTTCTTATTTTATCCACAATAAATCTCATCAGCATCCACAAACCCATTCTCTTTTAAATATTCTATATAATTTAAAATATCCGATTTTCTTTTAACTTCTATATCACTTGAACGTTCATATCCATAAAAAGGACTGACATATATCTTGTACTCTTTACGTTCCGTATTTACCAACAAGTTATAATTGTTTGCACAGGCACCACAATTTTCCCAACCTTTATCACGATAATATAAATGCAATCTCATAATCAATCAACCGTCCTTCCTATCTAACAATACTAATGTAGTGTCTGTCAGCATATCATCTGAACAAAATCTTGCCACTTCCAAAAATTCAACCTCCGGCAATAAATCACTAACAAAATATGCAAACTGATCTAAACTTACGTTTTGGTGTTCATAAGCATATTCAATAATTTCTGATACAATATTTCTGCCAAAACTATTCGTTATAAATGTTTCTTCAAGCCAATTCATAAATCCATTCCTATCAAACATTTTAATCATCCCCATTCTTTAAAATCTTTGAGCTATAATATTATCAAGTTCTTCAACAATATCATTCATATCTCTATTAGTTAAATCGCCCACCGCATATATAATTTCAATAAGTTTACTATATGCTTTGTTTCCGCTCTTTGTAAACGGCTCTCTCGTTCCGTCTTCATTAATGATCACTTCATTAAGAAATGGTTTTGTACTACCCAGTTCTCGCAATATATCTTCTAATGTTTGCATATCTCTCAACCCTCAATTTTCTTCATTTTGTCTGTAATATCATTTTTCAAAATTGTAATACTGTCAGTCGCTTCTTTTATGGAACAAAAACCATTTTGAATTATTTTATTTTCTAAGGATTTAATACGTTTTACAATCAATACAAAAGTGTAATCAAATACATCTCTAATTTTTTCATATTCATCAACCGTCTCTGTTTTACTTAATTTAAGAATAAGTTCTGATTTCAATTTTGAAAACATTTCCTTGATGTTTTTCAATTCGCTCTCATAACTAATAGCATCAACTTCTCTTTTTCGTTTATCGGTTTTATAAGCACACAAACGACTATCAAGTTGTTTTCTTGTTTTTGTTATATTACAACCGCTTTTATCAAATTCATCTCTATTAGAAGAATAAGAATTAATAGAAGGGACTTTTACGGCTCTTTTATATTCATCCTCTTGTTGAACGATGAATATGCCAAGTTCTCCACTTTTCCTATTTTCTTCAAAACCCCTTTTTAAATAATAGGTATCAATTAAATACCCATATTCGTTTTTCACATCTATATCAAAATACCCTTTGTTCAGCCTAACACATTTAACATCCGACCCACTACAAATTAATAGTATCCCGCTGTTGTTTCCTGTTGCCTTTTCAATACTTTTAGCTGTAAATTTTCCAAGTAATCCAGTTACTTTAAACGGCTTTTGAAAATCGTATCCATAGTTATTCGCAACGTATTGCAATGCTTTTTTTCTGCACTGTAATAATTCTTTTGTTGCATCAGGGAAAATAATATTAAGATTGTCTGCTTCATCTTTGTTACCACTGTTTAATAAATTCTCTTTCATTGCCCTTGCTAGCAATGCACTTTTACTATTTTGATAACGTACGTCAAACAGTTGTATTACTTCTTTCTTTTGAAAATCAAGTACATAAGGCTCGTTCCAGTAATCATCATTGACTTTGACATAATATTTACTATGGTCTGTGAATCTTGCTCCATTTGCATTATCAAGAACAAAATCTCCAAAATATACATTGTGTGCTTCTCTGTTATATTTCAGATAAATTCCATTTATATTAACAATTCCGTTGTAATAACACTTATTATTATTCAAAGATGCTATGTTGTAATATCCTAACACTTTTGCTTGCAACCCTAATACTAACATATCTAAGTTATTATTAAGTGTACTATCACATTCATTTACAGTATGATTGTATCTATTCTTAATAGACATATGACTTCCATTTTTAGCTATCTGAATATTAAGAATAGATGTGCCATACTCATCATCTCTCTGTGGTGCTTTACTCCGTTGTATCTTATCAATATCTTTTTTTACCGCAACTATCATATGATATTGTCTCATACGTTCAGCAAGGTTATTATAAGTACAAATCACTTCACCGTCAGCATAATATTTTTTATATTCTGCAATTTTTTCTTCGTCATCAAATATTACAGTATCGTAACCAGCTTTATTAAAATCCTCAATGATTTCTTCTTGCGTGGTCTCTCTTATCGTTCCAAAAGTATTAGTTGCACTTATTTCAGTACAAATTGACTTTATTTGAAATTCATCTAATTCACTAAATACATTTCTTGCGTTCTGCGGTGTTACTAATGCTTTTCTAATTTTATCAGCGTCAACCGCAATATTTTTAATATAAGAGTAAGCATAATCACCTACAAATTTTTTTAAACTACTCATATTAATCATCCCCATTCCTTAAAGTCTTTGATTTGCTATATTATCTAATTCTTCAACAATATCATTCATAATAATCATCATTTATTTTCTCTCTTGAAATCGTTGTTTTATCCACAATAATGCAATTCCATTATAATCACTCTTTCTCAATCTCAAATGAATGTTCAACAATATTTCCATCCTCGTTAAAAAGAATATCAAATTCTTCGCAATAAAACTCTACCATATCTTCAGGACATTCTGTTTCTTCTAAATCAGGATAACCATTATTAATAGCTAAATTTCGCACATTCCATCTTGCATTATCTTTTGCTGTTAATTCATTATCTCCATAACCTTTGCCGTCTGCTCTGTCGTAAATATCATCCCATGTATATTTCATTAAAAATCACTCCAATCTACATATACACTTTGTTCAGTTCCGTATCTTCCAGTCCAATAGTACCATCAAGCAATGAACACAACGCATTATACTGTTCATTTTTTTCAGAATAATTTGCTTCTATGTAATCAAGAATATTCAAAATTAAGCTTTGACTTGTACCGTCAATGTTGAAATTCTCGTGAATATACTCAAAAAATTGTTCCTTATTCATTGTATCTGTTTCCTCTTTGTCTAAATTATTGTACAAATTTCGTAACTTTTCCGCAAATTCTTTTAATGCGTTCTCTTTATATTCTTCATTATGTACAAGGGCAACCACATCAGGCACTCCCGAAACCCCATTTCTCTTTGCCTCCAACATAACATATGTTTCTTCTTCTATATCAAAACCCTCATAGAGTTCCAATATCTCGTCCGCCAAAATTTCAATTAATTCTTTCTTTGTCGTTGGATTGTCTATTGTAAATTCAATACACCAATCTTCACAACAAGGATTATCGCCTTGCATATACAACTCAATCGTTTCATCTGTTGCTTCTGATATTCCAAATGAAAAATCCGTTCCGTCCGATAATTCGTCAAGATATTGTTCTAATTTGTCTGTGTTCATAATATTAATCCTCCTTTTCAATCGTTACTTTATATCCCATCTGTTTCCAAAACTTTTCTGTTGCCAGTTTACAATCGGATAAAAGATAATTATAAGCATCACCATAATATCCCTCGCTATATGATTCTACACACATTATTGAAGGATATTTTAAGGGTTCAGCAAAATCCCAACCACCATTATATGCTTCGTCAACAATTTTGAAATCATTTTCATTTGTCAACTTATACCAACGATATACATAAGCGACAGATGTGTCTTCATTAATTAAAGGTATTACATTGTCTAACTCTGTTATTCGCAATTTCTCCGCCTTTTCTATTTGTGCTTTCTCTTATTCTGTACCTCGTACTCCCAGCACTTTGCTTTTGTATTAAATTCCGTTCCATCGTCTGCTATATACACCGAAACTTCTTGTATTTGTGTTCTTATTTCTGTTTTCATATATAATCACTCCTTAAATCTCAAATAATTCATCGCCGGCATATTCAATCATATCTTCTAATACCATTCTGCCAAATTCTTCTGCATATTCCATCCATATTTTATCTTGTAATTCCGTCGGATCTCTTTCTTCAATCTCATAGTCTTGTACAAATTTTTCTACAAGACGTTTCATTCTGTAGTCATAGTTTTCGTCCATTGTATGTATGTGCATAATATTCCCTCCTTTTAATTCCTTCTTATCAACCTTACCAATCTTCACTCTCATAAGGGTCAACGTATTCAAAACTACCTTTGCAATCACGTATATTGCCTTCTTTTTTTAATTTATTCTGTTCTTCAAGATAATCTTCATCAAGTAAAGTATCAGCCAAATTCTTTAATAATTCTTCATAATCTTCATCAGTATAACATTCTGATATTCGGTGCAAAATCGGACTTACTTCATCTGTAGTATGTTGTTCTAACCAATTTGCACAAGACGGCAAATAATCACACCAACCATCAAGCAAATATGAATTGTCAAACACATCGCCGTCATTATACCACCTATAAACTAATTGACTTATAGCTATTACAATTTGTGTTGCTTTTGTTTCTCCCTCACCCCAACGAGGCAAATATTTTTCATTTGCCCATTCAAATTTATCAAAATAACCCCAATTAACTGACATAATATTAACCGCCTTTCTCTTAATCGTCTGAAATTGTCGTTTCAATTAATACAATCTGCCGATACGTTCCAATACTCTATCTCCGTCTTTCATTGTTTCTTCATCAAGTTTTACAAATGTATCTAAGTCAATATCCTCTATCAACTCCAAATAGGCATGGAATTGAGCCATATAATAGTTTGCATTGAGTATATTTGTCTTTCTGACATAGTGCGACCATCTGTAATCTTTTCTGCATATACTAAAGCTTCTTTCATTGCGTTCTTAGCTTTATCAATTAACTTTTCTAACATTTTAATCCTCCGTTCAATTCTTATCTTCTGTCAAATATCATCATTTTCAGCAATGTTTTAGCTTGTTCCTCTGTGTAATTGTCAACACGTCCATTGACTTCTTTTAGAGGACAAGCTCTTATACTCTTATATTCGCTTCTTAAAACTGCTTGTCTCTTCTCCTCTAACATATTGTTATATATTGCATCTGATATACTCATACTCTTATATGCTCCTTAATTTTTTCTATCCATTTAGGATCTACTCCGTTAGTATCAACTTCAAAATTCTCTTTACAATAACCACAAGTAAGCAAATAAAAGGCTATTCTCTGCCATTCTTTTGATGTATACTCCTTTTGCGGATATGCCATAAGCTCAAATATCGGCACTCTTTCCGCAAGTTTCTCATCTGCAATTTCTTTATTAATTATAGTGCATATATGATTAATGCACATTTTAAGTCTTGATGTTTTACATTCTCCATGTAGTACAGTGTTATACAAAGCATCCCAGCCGTCCTCTGGCACTTGTGACGTTATATAAACATAACTATCTTGCAAGTCCTCCATTTCGTATTTTACAACGCCGTCAACGATACATTTGTAAACAATGTAATTGTCACTAAACACCGGCAAAATACTATATTTTATATTTTTCTTTGCTAAAATACGACCAAAATTATCATCTATATATTGACAAATTATTTTCTGTCCTCTATGCTCTAAAGTTTTCATATTTAATAACTCCTTTCCTTTTTCTAAAATTTGTCTATGTAACTATTTATACGATTTACCAAGTTATCCGAAAACTCTTTTTCACCTTTAAACCATTTATATAAATAGCTCGGTGAGATACCTATACGGCTACAAAAAGTCGTTTTTGGAATACCAACCCTCTTTATATAATCTCGGACTTTTTGCTTCAAGTCCATCTGCGAAATACTCATATATTATCCCTCCGTTCATTTACGCAATATTCTTACGTTTTTTAATCATTACAAGTTTTGTACTATTTTCTTTAACTTCTCTTGCTTGCTCAAGTCCTAAGCTCTCAACAATCATATCTTCAACATATAAAGACATAGCAAGTCTATAATCTAAAAATGGATACTTTGCAACACCTCTTGCCTTTAACAATAACGGTGTAATCTTTCTGAGTTCCTTAATAAGATACTTCTGCACTTTATCTCTATTTTCAGAATATAGCTTGTACATATCCAGTAAAACCTTCATTACACCTGTTGAATATCCGTTTGGTTTACGGTCAAATCCTGCACCCTTGCATATGTCAAATATAAATTCAGCCGCTTTGCCGTCATCAATATTACATATATTAAGCGTGACAGCATATGAACCCAAAACAGAAGCACTTCTATTGCCCTTACAAGACGCATACTCAAATCCATACTTTTCTTTTAGCTTTTCAAGTCGTTCTGTTGCTTTATCGTGTAACACTACCATCGCACCATGCTTTTGAATTGCAGTCATCCTTGCAACTTGCTTGTTTTGATAAGCATACATCTCGGCTTCAAATTCAAGCCGTTCCTCTGCGTTGTTTGGTGCATTGAGAATGAGCAACACTTGTAAATCGGTGTATTTTTCTTTGTCTACCATCTGACTTGCTACCCATCTGCCGTAACCGTCTACAAGGTATACTTTGCCTTCTTCCCAGTGCGGAACACCGATTAAAGGCAATAATTTATTTTCATCCCAATTATTCACAAGGTACATTAAGCTTCTATCCGTTCTTACCTCCGTTTGATACCTTGTATCAATCTCCAATAACTCAACCGGTATCGGAATAATTGCAACACTATATTTTGCATCACGATACATTTTAGTTAGTCCTTGTAATAATCCTTTATCCCCTTTGTTTTTCTTTCCACTTATAACTTCAAAACTTCTGCACATGATTTTATTCTCCTTTTCTTATTTCAATATTATAATTAAATTGCTTTCAAAGTTGATACTTCAACAGATATACTCTGTAATCCGTTATTGTAACAACAGTAGTATTTCCCATCTGCTTTTATCTCAAAAGAGAGATACTCACACTCAATATATCTGTTCATGTTTGCTTCTGTCGGCTCAATTCCTGCCAGCCTCAAAGCCTTATAAGCCGCCATGTTCTCGTGCCTTGCTATTGCTATATACATAATTATTCCATCCCTTTCTTTTTTGCTCTCCGCTCAATCTCTGCCTTACATTGTGCTTCCGTATAGTCTAATAATATAGAGTTATAATCGTCCCATGCTCTATTATGCGCATTAAGTACAGTTTGTGCCTGCCTTTTGGTGTCTGCATGTATAAAGCCGCAATACTCTATACTTGAGTAAGGCTCTCCATAAGCGTATATATGCTTATTGCCTTTTTTAGGATCGTTATAGTGGTTATAATCGTATATCATTTTTTATATCTCCTTTTCACTCTTAAATATTTGCTGTTATATTTCGACATCTTCTATTACTCGGTTATAATATGGATGCTTTATACTTCCTTTTGTAATGACTTCATCAGGATAAGCCTTTTCCGGTATAACTCCGTTACGATTAAATAAATATTTACTTATTTCATATCCGATAACTTCCTTGTAAATGTAAAGTCGCTTACCGGTTTTTGCATTATATACATTTACAACTTTAAAATACATATTTACAGATAACAAACAATTATTTACAGTATCAACTGCTTTGTTTAAATAGGAATCTTTATTTGTAAGCATAGCGGCATCGTTATTGTAAACTTCCTCTTTGAGTTGTTCTATGACTCTATCTGTCAAGCCTTCCATTTGTAGCATATTAAAATTATAAATGATATGCTGTTTATTAGCATTTGTATATGTATCAAACTCTTTTTTCATTTTTGCAAGTGTTCCGTAATTCATAATAAAATCCTCCGTAATTCTTAAATATTTACTGTTATACCGCCGTTATATAACGTGTTCATTGCGCATATTAAAGCAATGAATAACGCAATGCTTACCGCCTGCCAGACGTTAAAATCTGCCTTTCGTGCGTGTTTGTTCCTCTTGTATACTCTACTTCTCATAGTTTTATAACCTCCTTTATAATTTATAATGTCCTATTAATAAACACTATAAAAGACACTATATAGTTTTATAGTGCCCTCTAACTATTTATTAATATCGCTGTTACTGCATTTTTGAGTCAATATAATCAAATATATTGAATAGTTCAATAATACAATTTATTAAATATTTTTTTAGTGTTCGCATAGTCTTTTTACCTCTTTATTACTTTAATATATCCATCTTCAAAAAATAAAGACATACTCTTAACATTTGTATCCTTTCATTTTAAAAACTTCCTTTCTTTATTTGATTACCTCAGGCGGATTATTGCACCGCCTGAACGCTTCCGGCTTAAAATCCTGTTTATAGTTGCCGGAACAACTTCTTATATTAATACTCCTCTTTATAAAATTTAATTGTATTCTCCTTTGCTTTTTCGTAATCTTCTTTATTTGTATAAGGTGTCAATGTTATATCCCTTTCACAATATGTAAATATTGCCATTTGCTCATCTGAATAAGCATAAGCACTGTATCCGTCCACCTGAACCAAAGTAAACTTACACTTCTTCGCAAATTGATAACATAAATCTGATGCCCAAAGACCACGTAACATATACTCGCCGTTTCTGTTCGTGGTTTCTTCTATAAAGTTTAAATTTGCAATTCTACAAGTGTTTTCGCTTAGGTGATACTTTGATAAGTTAAAATTATATGTTGTCATTATTAAAACCCTCCTTATTAATATAATTCTACAAAACTATTATCAATTTGAATAAATGTTCCATTAATCTCCATATCTCTCCCGTATGCTTCATAGTCAAAATATATTTTAACTTCTTCAGGCACTCCATCAAGTAGTCCGCAATCATTAACAACTTGATATGCGACATCTTCCATGTTGTCGCAATCGTAATAAATTCTATAATTGCCTTGACGTACTTCTTCCAGTGCTTGTTCCATATTGTTTGCATACTGCTCCAAGTATGCTTGAAATGCGATTAACTCATCTTCACGCATTTCTTCAATTTCTTCTGCAATTTCGTTAAGTTGCAGAATGTCCTCATATTCGCCGATTTTTAACCCACTTATATCTGTTTCATAATCAGATATAAATAACTCATCATTATCATTATTGCTTATTTTGTCAAGAACTTCTTTAATATCCTCACAAGGCAAGCTTACCCACTCACCGACAAGAACGCCCTCGTTGTATTTTGATAAATTTGTTACATAAATTTTTAGCATTTTAAAAACTTCCTTTCTTATGTTTTATTCTCTTTTTATTTTCTCATTGATACACTTAAAAACATTGAAAACAGGCTTTACATGCGGAGCAATACCCGATATTTTACAAAGTATTAACAGATGTATGTTGAATGTAAATTATTACATTATCGCATGTGCGGCTGTTGTAATATGTTACATTTTTTTATCTGTTGCATTTGTAAACTTTTTGAGTGCATCGTCAAAAAATAAAATGTTTTGTTGAGCGACTCACAACGTATTTTTTTTGCGTTGGTGTACGTCATCACCTACCGTTTTTTATCAGGTGCCGGCATCCTAATATTAATTTTATAGAGCGGTTATAGTCCGCTTTTATTTAATTTATAGAGTTTCAAAAACTCTTTACAATATTAAAATTTTTAATATTGTAAACAACTCTTAAAACTGTCCATATGTCTATTGACTTTGTATAGACTTTTTACTTCCTTACGATTCCAACACTTAATTTTTAACAATAAAAATAGTGTAGATATATATAAGTAAAATATACATCTACACTATTTTCTTCTTGATAATATTTAATGTTATTCTTTTAATATGTCAATGTCATTTAAGTTTACGCCTGAAGCCTGTAAAATCACTTTTAATTCTATGTATCGGACTTTCATAAGCTCATAAGCTTTTGAAGTTTTTTCTATCGCTTGCATATATGTTTGCAATCTTGAGAATTCTTCAACCGAAAATTTGATTAACTCAACATTATTCATGTTATCATCTCCCATTTCTAACACCCCTTTTTATTATTTTTTTGGTGTTTTTATTTTAACATTTTATAATGATAAAATCAAGTTAAAATGAGATGTAGATGTATATATTTACTTGTCAAGGTACTTTGTCTATTAGTCAATAGACTGTTAGATAATAGATAGGTTTTATTTTTGTTCCTTATCTTTATCTTGATTATATTATAGCATAGACTGACTATATTGTAAATAGGCAGACTATACAAATAGACAGACTATTTTTTAGTTATATTGTATACACTATATATTGTATTGTTTGTATGTTTTATATTTATTATGATACTGTATATAGTGTATTTGACAAAACATTTTTTTTATGATAAAATATTTTAAAATACTTTAAAAAAGGACTGATCTTTTATGACGGAAGATGAAAAAAAGAGAAAAAAGATTGAATATATTAATAAATGGAACGCCGAAAACTGCAAAAAAGTTACAATTAAAATGTATAAAGCTGACTATGAAATTTTTAATAAATACGTTACAGAGAATGGGCTGTCAAAAAATGGATATATTATAAGTTTGATTAAAAAGGATTTGCAAGAAAAGGGATTAATGGATTCTGATAATGATTGACAGTCAGAGCGGCGATATACAATAACGGAATAATATAATAGTTAGATTTTGTATAATGGATGTAATTATGCGGGAGTGCTGGGTTTGGTTGTTTTTTATGGTAAATTGTTATGCTGGGATGGTTTGGTGGTTTGGTTTGGTGTTAGATTTTGTATAATTAAAAATTTTTAGGATAACAAAAAATCAATGCAGATAAAACGAACACAAAACACTTAACAAACTCTTGATTTTTATTGACGGCATAACAGAAAATCAACGGATACGGCGATAACTATTATTATTCAAAAAAAAATACAAATACAATACAATTAAAACAGTGTAATATATGTATATTACACTATTTTTTAGTGTTGGAATATGCTAAAATGAGGGGGTATATTTACATTTGAAATAGGAATCCATTGCTGAAAAACGACCATAGCAGTTCCATTCACACGACACTTAAAATTCTCAACCCCCACCTACAAAAATCACTACTCCCCTCTCCCCAAACCAACAACCTCTAATCGGTAAGTCGTTCGATGGCAAGTTCGATGAATTTCCCAACAAAAATCTATCAAATTCCAAATTCACTATCGTCTCTAAACCCACCTATTTTCACCATCTTCCACCTCTCTTCCAATCCCAAAACATAAAATCCCCAATAAAAACTACCCTTTAACGAACCCACATTACTTTTATCAGAAACAACTCATCTCGCATTTTAAAATCCAACCTTTATCACATCACAAAACCCCTTGTATTTCTAGCAAAAAATCATTTCGAATTTATTTCACTTACTTTCTTTCACCGAACCAACATTTTTAACACTTAAAAATTTTACACCGACTTCGACAATAGAGCCATATTTCATTATAGCTCTTTTTTATTGTCTAAAAATTCCTATCAATCACCTAAATAGAGAATATAAATATACATCCTACCCCCATATATAAAACACGATATAAATAGGAAGAAACTCAGTCAAATTTGCAAAGAAAATCTGACAAAAATGAATTTTGATACTTTATCTTGTTGTGTAAAAAGAGAATATACATATATAATCAAAAATCAAGGAGGCTTTTACATGAATAAATATGAAATACAAATTACAAACCCTAAAACAGGCTATACCGGCACGATTATAATTAATACTTCTCACGGAAACAAAATTCGTGAAATCGCCGAAAATAAATTATACAATTACATAAATATCAAACCTCAATTATTAATCAACAATTATTGGGCAGAATATTACCAAAAACATTTTTCACAATTTGAAATCAGTCACATAATAAAAACAGAAAAATCCTTTTCAAATGCTGACGATTATGATATAATATGTAAAAAGTATAGTAAAGGAGAAGTTTGTGACATGGAAACTATAGATATTTACGATTATATGTATTGGGGAGATTACAACGCAAAAATTAAAGAACTTGCAGAAAAAGCCCTCCCTGAGAAATGGAGTTTTGAAGACGAAGATGACTATTCTATTTTAAAAAATTATTTAAAATACACATTTAACAAACTCCAAGAAGAAGATAAAATAATTGAGACTGATTCATATTGTGTATTTAATACTGGACTATTTTCTCATTATTATGAGCCAATATACGCATACGGTGAATTAAACCGAAATGAATCGATAGCGGCATCAAGATGGTATTTTAAAGGATTTAAAGATACTTATGAATTAGGAATTTTGGATATTGTAGAAGAATTCCCTGAAAGAGCCGATTATTTTTCTGATCCATCAAGACTTGTATTTAACTGGCATTTAAAGGTCAATAAAAATTATAAACATATTCTTGACGATTTGGACACATCAAATAGATTGCCCAATTCAATAAAGAATAGTGAACGTCCGCTTGAAACTCTTAAAGGAGTTATAGATACCGCCATACAAAAAGTAATTGCAAACTATAAATTAGCCGTTCCCCACTATTATCAAAACAAAATACAACTTCTTGTTCCTTTATGTTTTGGAAAAGATGATAATCCTGATGTAGCTTTAGTTTTGGATTTAATGAAAAGTGGATATTATCAAGCAACAACTTGTCTTTCTATGCAAATGGCATATACAGATGCAAGACTTATTGCAAAACCTGAATCTAATTGGTTAATGGCTGAAAATATTAAAGAACAATAATATTATAATATAAGACACTTTCGAGTGTCTTTTTTTGTGCATAAAATTAAAATCATTCATCATTTTTATTTCAATGGAGAATATCCTCAATAGATATTGTTAATATAGTCAATAATTTTTTTGAACTATTCCCTAATCCAAAAAAACATTATACAAAATGAAAAATAACAAAAGAGAATATATACATATAACCAAAAAATAAATTACAAATCAAAAAGAGGACAAAAATTATGAGAAAGAAAATTTAGAATTAAAAACAACCAATAATCAAGTAGACTCATCAACACAAACACCAATCGAAATTGCATTAAAAATTGATGAAAATGGAATGACAACAGCAAGCCAATTATATTCATTCTTAGAATTACATCCAGCTCATTTTTCAGATTGGTGTAGAAGGAATATTAAAAACAATAAATTTGCTACAAAAAATATTGATTACTTCCCGTTCACAGTAGAAAGTGAACGAAACAAACCAAAGAATCCAAAACCAAGAACCGATTATAAACTTGCATCAGATTTTGCAAAGAAATTATTAATGACTATGGAAATAATGAGAGCCATGAATAATCCATGTAATATTTTATCTGATGATAAAATACAACACCTTTACAAATATCTTATGGAGAATATATAAGTAGAATAAAAATAACACGGAGGAATTAAAATGAACAACTTAAAATTAATCACAACAGAAAACTTTGGAGAGCTATCTTGTAACTTTTACAGGAATATGAATGATGACATCCTTCTCACAAGAGAACAAATCGGACAAGCATTAGAATATTCAGATCCATCTAAAGCAATTCGCAAAATACATCTTAAACATAAGGACAGATTAGATGAATTGTGTGTACGAATTAAAGATAAAACTTTCGACAATACCCAAACTGGGGCTAGTCGAGAACAAAACAATAATCTTATAACAGAACGAGTATATTATACCGAAAGAGGTATTATGGAAATCTGCCGTTGGTCAAGACAAACCAAAGCGAATATCTTTATGGATTGGGTATGGGACATTATTGAAAGTTATAGGCATAATGAATTAAATATGTCACAAAACACTCAACCGTTAGCCGATGCAATCACTACTCTCACTCAAACAGTAGTTAAATTACAAGAAGATGTATCTTCTTTGAAAGAATTCACATCAAAGAAACAGACTCCTGAGAAGAAATACTCCCGTTGGAAAACGAATACATTCAAAAAACTTGCCATTATCACTCAATTTGCAAATGAACATGGGCAGGACTTGCAACTGAAAGACTCAATACATATTACCGTAAAAGAATTTGAAGATACCTATAATATAGAATTATCTGACTATGTACAAGCCTATAAATCAGAATTCGGTATGGAAAATAACCCATATGTGATAAATGTGATAGACCATTACAAAGAAATCAGAGATTTGTATACTATGACATTGGATGGTATTATGCAAAAACTTAATCTTCAAACGGAGAATAATACAGTGACGAAAAATATATTCGACACTCTTGCAATGGAATTGTGTCAAGAAGAAAACAAAGGAGAATGATATTATGAAAAACATAGCATTAGAAACAACAAATTTTGATTTTTATGGAGATGAACTCATTGCAGTTCAAGATAACGCAACCGGCGAAATTTATACTTCTATCAATGCAGTTCTGAAAGGTATAGGATTTAAAAAGAAAGATTCAATCCGTAGAAAACGTGAAAAATGGATTGAAGATTCTGTAATCTCAAAAGGTATTACTATTTTTAATATCCCTACGAATGAAAATGAAGGGGTGATTAAAAAAGACCACTCCTTTTCAAATAACCAAGATACTTATTGCATTTCACAACGCAAACTCCCTATTGCATTAGCCAAAATAAATATTACACCAAAGATGAAACAAACTCAACCAGAATTAGCAACAAAATTAGAATTATATCAAGACAAATGTGCAGATGTATTAGCATCGGTGTTCATAGATAAGAAGTTTACAAATGATATAAACGCTGAATTCTTAGCTGAAAGTATCTCAAATGCAATAACCGTTGCATTACAACCTATAACTGAAAGATTAGAAAAGATAGAACAAACACAAATTAATCGTTATCTATCATCAAGAAGATATCCATCAGCATGGTATAAGAAGATTGCTCCAAAATACAAAATGCTTATGGAATACTTTGACTGCACGAGAAGTGAGTTATATTCAAGTATATATAAAGAACTTGAGGATACATATGACGTAGACATAAATCAAATTCATGAAGATTATTGCTATGAAAATAACTTACTCAAAGATGAATGTTATCCAATGGACGCAATAGAACATCATACTCAATTAAGAGACGCATTAACATTACTTATAGATAGTAGTCTGATTAAATATGGATTACAAACAGAAGAACAAATCAAAAACTTTAAAAGAGAAACATTATTTGATAGACCTCCGATTAAACAGAGAATAACATATATAGAAGATAAGATTTAATTCAATAAGATAAGATTTAAAAAAGACTATTTCATACAAGACATAACACAACAAAAAATGTAATTCAACGAGTGAGAATTGAGCTATGCGAAATTCCACTCGTAATAGTCTGTCTTCTTAAACTGTTGTATATCTTCTTTCAGTTCAGTTGACGTACACGGATGTAGCCTCAAAATTCACATCTCAAAAAAGTTGACGTACATGAACGTAGCCTTTCCCGAACTCTCGTAGGGTTTATTACCAAAATATAGAATATTAAACAAAGGAGAAATTTCATGAATACTAAATCAGAATATTTTACTCGTTTCCCCAATGATTATGTACAAGGAAACATAAAAACAAAATATGGAATAAGTCGAAAATTTTACATTACGTATATTCTCATAGACAGATATAGGTCATACGAAGATTTTAGCTGGATAACCATACGGAAAATATTAGAGTTTTATGGTTATAAGACTACAAAACGGAAACCTAAAGCTTTTCATGATATTTTGGATGTATTGGAATATATGATTAACAATAAAATGATTGAAGTAAAGCAAGATTTAGATTCTATTGGATATGATACGGGAATAGAAATCAAAATCATTCCAGAAAATTTCGATGCAACTGAAAATTTTTCAAAAATCACTTCATCTCAATTGGATTTTATAATGATGGGCGAATCGAGTATTAATAAAGAGAATATATTAATGGCATTTCTTTATATCAACTCATACATATATATCCGTCCAAAGAAAAACGACAATGAGGAAATTATGTATAATCCCGAAACTCGACCAGAAGCGTTTTGGAGAAGTATGCAATCTATGGCTAAAGATTTGTCAATGTCTAAAGATACGCTTAATCAATGTCTTTCATATTTGACTTCTAATGTTGATGATAAACAACCACTTCTTATAAAAAAAGAAGTCGGAAGTATTCAACCAGACCCCTCTCAACCACCACAAAATACTCCTAATATATATGTCCTTAATAAAGAGGGTTATGAACAAGAGATTGAATGGGCGATTTATAAAATGTTGCAAATTTACAATGTTGAATCTTTTGGTGAGTTGACCGGCAATTATAAAGATTAATCAAAATTCGTTTCCTCACGGAGAATAATATATTAAGAAAGGAAAACTAAATGAATAGATACAAAGTGACATTTTCAGATGATACAATTATGAGACTTTACGCAAACACAAAAGACACTCTCCCCATCCCCTGTTTTAATGATAAATCACTTGTTTCAATAGAACGAGATACAGATATGTCGTATATGAAATATATAGATTATATTAAAACGGGAGATTTTATCGGATATGATTATAGACATAGAGAAATTTACAAACACATAACTCCATCCGGTCGTATATATGTGAGAATATCTAAGGACGAAAGTGATGGTGTGTATTATGAATATGCAGATTATCAAGATTATCATGGACAACTTATAATGCCAATAGGTTGGACTTGTACAGATCCTGATAAAGTTTATAATTTGTTGTTATCTTCATATATAGATTATTCAGTTATTCAGTTTAGACGTTTTGGAGAATCAAAATTAACCAAACCCAAGGAACTCAAAGGAATTAAACAATTATGTAGTGTAGATTATATTCCCAAGAAAAATAAATCATCTCTTTTCCTAAAGGAGAATGATGTATATGTAAAACATACAGATTATTTTTCACCAATATGGCAACCACCCACAAATGATTTGGGCAAACCAGTTGCTTATTATCTAAAGAAATATTTCAATCAAACACCAAGTGGGAAAAAGTTTGTGTATGATGATAATTGGTCTTCTATTGTTTTACGGAGTGAGGCTTGGATAAAAATAAGTAACCTAAAAAGTTTTCTGCTAAACAGAGAATATTCAAGTGTAGATATTGCAAGATTGATTTTAGATTTACAAAAGAAAGAATCTCATACTCCTCAAAATCTTACTATTGCTGTCGATTTAGAATGGGAAAGATATTGGCAACGTGTAGTAGAAGGATTAAGAGAATGTATAAATGATTAATTCTTTGACGAATAACTACAACATTAAAACTTTCAGAAAGGCGGTGATGTGTAACATAAGTGAACACAATACATTAATTTCGTTATTTTCTCATTTTAAAGAGAGAATATATATTTAGAGGGCAAAATTCTTAAAATAAAAAAGAGCCATTCCCTATTAAACAGCTCTTGAATCTTTATCTTATCGTGAACCTTCAATCTGAACAATTCCGAATAGGCGGATTGAGATTTCATTATATTCCCCATTGTCTATGAATTGTGCGGTTATTTTGAATCCAAAGTATAGTACAATGAATACTAAAACAACCAATGTAAGACAACCGACAATATGAGCGGCTAAACGATGAGATTTCTTGCACCGTCCTGCGGTGCGGAAAAAGTCAAACAAATTTTGTCCTCTGCCATATGGCAACCACTTGCCATATTCTTTCTACTGGGTGTTTACTCCAACTAAATTGGCTCATGACTTATATACATCTAAAATGTATCGCATTCGGCACTGCCCAGTAGGAAGATTATATCATAATTTCGTTCTTTTTGCAAAATGCAAGGAGAATATATAAATGTATCCTCTATTCCCTATTCCAACAACCAAAGAAAGCCTCCGTAAATAAATACGGAGACTCCCTTCTTAGTGACGACACTTGTACTTAAAAGAAAAGTGAATGTCACCGTGATTATATTCGATATTGCAAGTCCCGTCTATGTTGTTTCTATGATGAAATTTGCAAATAATCAGAAACATTGTAAATATGCATAGAATCAATAATGTTATATAAATATGATTGTTAGCAAATCTTAGGATTTGCAATATCAAATATAATATGTCTCGACATATCGTCATTAAGTTCCTCCTTTATCCGGCAGGAGGAATATGGCAAACAACGCAAAAAAATATCTAGACAATTATAATTATATCATTTGTCTAAGTAAAAATCAAGAAATTATGTAATTAAGAAAGGAAAATACAAATAACACATGATAACAGATAGATACATACCAGATCCTGCTGAATTTTCAGGAAACATTTATTCATCAGATTTTGAAACAAATACACGAAAATTTCATACCCTGTCTGACATTGCGGACAGAATAAGGTCAGATGAAAGTTTCAATAGAAGTTTAGAAAAGCAAACTTCTGTAATTAGAAATCACAAAAATAAAGAATCATAAATATACGAAAGGTGATGATTGGTTATAAACGAAGTACAGTTTTACATACCAAGCATTGATGCTAAAGATATATACTTGGCATCACATTATATCGAGAATGACCCTGATGGATATAATTTAAAACTTCAAGATGGGCATTATAATTTGAGAAAATTCATCAATTCTTTGGACTTTAGCTTAGATTTGATTGAATTGTTAAATATTTATTATAAAAAGTATAGACGAAATGACTTTGGCTTTACTATAAAGAAACACAAATACACTACGAAAGTTATTAATATCACGTTTAAATACTCCGTAAAAGAGTGGAATCAGATGAACAAAAACACCTTTGTTAAATTTGGATATAATTATCATGATTTGATATTTCAAGATTGCATTGCGAAGAATCAAGATGGTGAAATTGTAGGAATTATATTAAACGAAGACATTCATAAACCTATTGAAGTACCAAAACCGTTCAAAGCAAAAGAAGTTAAAATAAGAGATAAAAAAGATAAAAATACATTTTGGATTCATCTTCAATATGTTAAACAAGGTGAACCTCGTACAATTAAAACAAATTCTCAATTGAGAAAGGAATTATATAAAACGGGCTTTATGTGCAATGGAACAAAATATTGCCGAATGAAACGCTCAACCGGTTCAGCGAGAGTTGGAAAATGTTTGTTTATTGATGAAGTCTTATTTAAACCAATTTTGAAGTTCAGTTCAGGAACAATAAAACCGAAATACGGTCAAGAAATAGATTTGGCTGCATATGAAAGTTATATTGCTTTACCATCAAGTAGTATTATTGATACTCTTCCTATTAGTCCAGAGAATATATTGGTCATAGATGATTATGATAGCATATTTAGAGAGAACGTCGTTGAAACACACGATGAAAATGGATGGTTGACTACATCTGAAAAAAATTGTGAAATTGTCAATAGCATTTGGGACGGACAATCTCTTATGGATATATCATTGTTTGGAGATTATTCGGATTATGGAATGGTTCTTTTAAGAAACTTAATGTTTAAGTCTTGTTGTTTTAATTGTAATATTCAACAATGGTTTAAAGATAATAATATAACTGATGTTTCACAATTAAATGGACGTACAAGAGCTAAAAGAATTGAAGATGTAAAGTTAATTACTACTCCGAATAGTATTAAATATTTGAAGTTTGACACTTTGGACAATTGGTTGGATAACTTATATCCTAACTTTGGTGTAGTAAAGCATGATAAAAAGACACATTTCTTTGGTGGTCGATTGGTTCAAACCCATTATCAACTGTTGAATACATTACAAATGTCAAAAGACGAAGTTTCGGAATTTTTACAAGATTCTTTAGACTTTGCTCAAATGTTAAGGGATAGACCGGAAGTTGTAAGATATTATATCAAATATCCTGATATAGAAGAAATGAAACCATTGAAACAACCAATGTTAAGTAAAAATGATGTTGTGTACAATTTGATGTGTATTAATGATAATTTCACGGAAACAAAATATTATCAACAGTTTTTACAAGACTTGTTACGTTCATATTATAAGAATTTAAAGAATGGTCATATTTATGTCAATGGCAACTACTCTACCCTACTTGGGAATCCTATTGAAATGCTACAACATTCGATTGGCAAGTTTAAAGGTGTTAGTCAATTAGGTGTTGGTAATATACATAGTACAAGATTTGAGTATAATCAGACTTTATTAGGTAGTCGAAGTCCTCATGTGACAATCGGTAATGTGTGGTTACCGTATAATACATCAAGCGAAATGATTGATAAGTATTTGAATTTAACAAATGAGATTGTTTGTATTAATTCAATAAACGAAAATGTTTTACAGAAATTGTCAGGCTGTGACTTCGATAGTGATACAGTTCTGCTAACTGATAATAAATATCTCATTAAAGCAGCACAAAAGAATTATCATTTATTTAAGACACCAACCTCTTTCGTTTCGGCGACAAAAGTAAAAAGATACTATACACCTGAACAACAAGCCGATCTGGACATCAAAACATCAGTTAATAAGATTGGTGAAATTATAAATTTGTCGCAAGAACTTAATTCATTGTTATGGGATAGAATGTATCATGGTGCATCTTATGATGAAATCAAGGAATTGTATTATGATATTTGTCAATTAGATATTATGTCTGGATTGGAAATAGATTCTGCAAAGAAAGAATTTGTTATAAATAATTCAAAAGAACTTGATAAACTTCGTCAGAAATATGAGCCGATTTTTAGAGAATATGAAGAAGATGAGAACGGAACACTAGTTAAAGGACGAAAGAAAATGCCTCATTTCTTTTCACACATCTCTCGTCAAAAAGGTTATTACAATCCTGACAAAAAACATTATTGCAAGTATCATACAACTATGGATTATTTGCAAACTATTGTTAATGGGTTTAAAATTAAAAATTCTTATAAGAAAAATTGGCTTCCATTTGTTTCAATATTGGATAATTCCAAAGTTCGCAATAACCGAGTTAATCAAAAGCAAATTAATAAGATATATAGTTTGTTAAAATCGCATGTTAATGAGTGTAAAACTATATATGCAATAGAGAATGAATCGAGAGAGGATAAAGCCGAACGAGTCCGTATACTGAAAGAAATGTTAGTCCAAGATATCGAAAGCGAGACTATTGGCTTTTCGACATTACATAGATTACTTTTCTCAATAGAAGATAAAGAAAATGTTCAAATTAAGAATTTATTGTTAGAGATATTGTATTTATGTGGTAACGATAGTTTTAAGGATGCAATTATTCAATCTTCTGATGAAATTTTACAATTAGAAGATGATGGTGATGATATAAGTTTGTTTGGAATTGGATATAGAGTTGAAAAAAGCAAAGTAAATAATTCAAAAGAGTGACTTTGATTACGAGTGAAATTATCAAAAATTCGCAATTTTTAGGGTAAATTGTGCAGAACACCTATTGATTTCACCCTTGATATGAGGGCGATTTTAATGTTACATAGGAGAGGGTATATTAACGACTAATTTCATTAGTCCCATTCCCTACTCTTATGTTTAGAAAGTTTGTAAGGGAATGATTTAGATACAAGAAGAAAAAAAATATTATAATCAAAAAGATATAGTAAATGAAATAAATCAAAGAGTTGAATATTCTTCTGATGAAATATACAAAGTATTGAATACATTAGAAGATGTTGTGAAGGACAAAATTAGCGACGAATGTGATTATGTCGAATTAAAGATATTTCCTGGACTGATTGTAACTTCAAAATATATACCCTGTGAACAATCTAAGTCTAATCTTGTTTTAGACGGAAGTGATTTAGTATTAAGTTTGTCGGTCAAATTCACAGATTATTTCAAAAGGCAAATAAAGAAATTACATAAAGATAAGAAAATTTCATAACTGAAAATGTCGTTATGTGTCAACTTGGCTATTATGTCTTGTTGGCACATAACATAAAAATAATCCAAGGGAGTTATCCAAACAATCATTGGACTCCACACATAATACTTATAGAGTTGGTTATATTAACTGGCTCTTTTTTATTGCAAAAATATAGCAGGTTGGTGTAAAAGTAGCATATAAGACTCATTATCTTATGATAGACGTGCAATTCGTCTACCTGCCCCCATTAAGTGATATTTCATTGAGCATTTCACACTTACAAAAGAAATGCACGCCCCTTGTGGCAAATTTAATAGAAAGAAGTGAAAGGCAATTAAACCCGTTTCCAAAGAAGAATTGAATATCCTCATTAAAAATGGCATTATCGTCAGAAGTTCGAATGGTTATATTGACCCTGAAACACATTTTGTTGTAGGGCATTACAGAACAAAAGGCGGTGCTGGTCGTGTATATATCGAGGATATGTATGCCGATAAGGCTAAAAAATTATATTTGAAAGGACTAATTTGATATGGCAAAGATAACAAAGGCGATTTCTCTAAAGAATGCGGAAATCAACATGGAAGATATGACAATCACTGAAACAACAAAAGATGATATAAAAGTATATTCATTGGACAAGTTGTTGGCGGACTGGAATCATATAAGTGGTATTTCTCTTACCATTAAGCAGGACGATGAGATTCCTGCTAACGAGTAATCGTAAGGGCGGTGGACGTTATTAAATTTGAACGACTTCAAGATGAAACAGATGAAGAACTAATTTATAGAATATGTTCACAAAAAGATATTATTGGTACTTGGTCTGACGTAGCGTCGATTATTAATCGGTTGACAGGAAATGATTTTGGAGAAAGTACATACCGTAAGAAATTTCAATCATTTCAGAAGATGCTGAATGCTAATCAAAGTAAGTTTAGTGAGTCAAGTGAGCAACTTAAAGAGATTGAGTTGCAAAAGCGTGAGTTGGAACGTGAGAAGATAAAATTCAGAGATGAACGAAATGCTTGGCAAAAGCAAAATTATATTGATGCCCGTGTGGAACAAAAGTTAGACTTGTTGGAAGAACAATTGCTTTCGCAAGGTAAAGTGAATTTTAAAAAGCATGGTGATGTAAATATAACCTCTAATAACGACATACTTGTAATTCTTAGTGATTTCCACATTGGACAAACCTTTTCTTCTCCTTGGGGCAATTATAATTCTGATATTGCTAAGGGAAGATTAAGTCAGTTATTAAGCGAGATTATAGCAATACGTCAGTTATACAATTCTGAAAACTGTTTCATTTCGTTGCAAGGTGATATGTTGAGTGGAAATATTCATAAAACAATTCAAGTCACTAATAGAGAAAACGTTATTCAGCAAATTAAAATTGCCAGTGAATTGATTTCTTCTTTTTGTTATGAATTGAGTAAACATTTTGCGGAAGTTTATATGTCAAGTGTTGTAGGCAACCACTCAAGAATTGACAAAAAAGAAGAAGCGTTGCACGATGAAAGATTGGATGATTTGATTACTTGGGGTGTGAATTTATCCTTGAAACATATAGTAAATTTTCATATATTAAATAATAATTTCGACAACGGTATTTCTTTGATGGAGATTCGAGGTAAAGATTATATTAATGTGCATGGCGATATGGACGCATATAGTAAGAATGGTGTTTCTAACTTATGCATGTATCTTGGATATATTCCATATGCAATTACGTATGGACATCTTCATACTTGTGCAGTAGACGAAACAAATGGAATAAAAATGATTCGTGGAGGTAGTCTTGCAGGAAGTGGAGATTCATATACGATTGAGAAACGATTGTCGGGAAAGGCATCACAGATGGTATGTGTGTGTAATACAAATGGAGTAGTATGCTACTACCCTATTGAGTTAAATTAAAAAAATAATTGTAAGAATGAAAGGAAAATTAATTATGAAGAAAAACGATATTATTATAACTTATGCAGAAAAGAACAATGTAACAAAGAAGGCAGCAACAGAAGTTGTTAGCTCGGTTATTGATATTATAAAGGACGGCATTTTGACAGAGGGTGTTGTTGATATTACTGGTTTTGTAAAGTTGGAGAAAGTATACAAGGAAGCAACAACAGCAAGAAATCCTCAGACTGGTGAATCTATCGCCGTGCCATCAAAGTATATTCCAAAGGCAAAGTTCAGTTCAACATTTAAGAGAGAAGTTAACGAATAATAGCGAGGTTTTAACATATGAAGAATTACATAGTAGATGATATGGAAACTTTGGTTGATGATATTATATTTGAACTTGATCATCAGTCAAAAGTATTTAAGAATATATCGGTAATTGGACATTATGAAGATATTGAACCAATTATAAAAGAATTGGCTCGTTATGATGATGTTTACTTCATATCACTTGAGATAGGCTTGAGTGGCGTGATTGATTATGACGACGAATATATTTTGTCTATCAATAATGATTATGAGGTTTTCGTTGAACCGGCTAAGAGAAATGGTAAGTATTTCAATTATGATAGTGAGGTACTATATATTTTCAGTGATTGCTCGTCAAGACTAATTCATTGTAATTTAAATAAAAATGCGGAAGTATATGAAGTGGATTATGCTGATGAAGTTGAAGAAGATTATGAAGATGAGTTGATTGATGATATTGATGACGGCAAGTATGTTGTTGTTAAATCAAATTTGAGTGACGATGAGATTAAAGACTTACTTGGTAGAGTAAGAAACAATCTTAACCATATGGATGAATGTTTTGCGGAAATGGACAGAATTCGTGAAATATTCGGTTGGTGAACTATATGAATTGTGAGAGTGTGTGAGAAATTGCACACTCTTTTTCTATGGGCAAAATGGTTTCTTTGTCGAGGTTCAATTCCTTGATTGCCAATGTTTTATGTTTTTCGTTTATGAAACGGAGAATATGAAAGTAGGTCGTCATTCAATTAGATTGACGATTAATTACGTATTTAGAATAGGGCAAGTCGGAGTAGCTACCGATTTGTATAGAGTTCCTACCACTCTTCCCTATTCTATATATTATCAAATGGTAGGAAGAAAGGTAGGATATTTTATGGGATTGATAAATGAAGAAGTTGAAATAGAATTAAATAATAGACTAATCACGCATTATGAAGGACTTGGCTATATAATGCCAAGAATAAAAAAGAACTATAAATGGGTAATTCCACAAGGAACTACAATAAAAGTAAAAGCAAAAGATTTACCAAAATCATCTAATGTATATGTTAATGTAAAATGCGATTGTCCTAATTGTAACAATATTAAGAGTATTCAATATTCAAAATACAGAAAAAATGTTGAAAGAAATGGCATGTATTTATGTACATGTGACGTTCAACATCGTGATTATGCTAGTGGGTTAACAAAAGAACATATTATTGATTCACTAAAAAATTTTTATGATAAAAATAATAGATTTCCTAAAAATAATGAATATACAATTGAAAACGGCTTTTCATTTACATATAGCACAATGTTGGATAGATTTAGAAGATATGGTACAACATTAAATGATGAATTGGCGAAGATAAATTGTTATGAGTTATCAACTCCTAATGTAAAGTATTATGATCAATATGTTGAAGGATTAAGAAAAGTAATTCATGAAAATCCGCAAATTGGGAACAATTTGTATCTTTTATCTCGTGGTGAGAATTGTAAAAAATACAAATTGCCAAATATACGATGGTTTGTAAATAATTGTCCTGATAAAACTGTTAATAATATTGATACTTTCAAAGAATGGGCTGGACTTTACACAAGACATATGACAAAAGAACAATGTACTGAAATAATATTAGATATGGCAAAGAAATACGATAGACCTCTTATGTATGATGATTTTAGAGGCTATAAGTATGGACAAGTAAGTATTCAAATGATATGTAATATCTGGGGTTCTTTAAATAAAATGAAACAGGATTTAGGATTAGAAATAAATATAGACTCAATGATAGATAAACAATTATCAAAAGACGATTTTGATGACATGATTACCACTATATGCGATTTTGTTAGAAGCGATGGACGAAATTTTATTACAACTAGAGAAATTAATGCCCATTCTAATTGGAGTGCTTATTCTACATTAGAAAAATATGCAAAGAAGTATTATTCTAAACAATTATCAGAAATATTTGAGCAATACAATATTTCATTTGGGAAACAAGGATGTGGAATAAACTTCACATTTTCAGACAATGAGCATGTCACAAGTCAATTTGAATATATGTTTTCTAAATATTTAAAAGAAAAGGGACTAAAATACAATATTGATTATTTTAGAGATGTAAAGTATTCGACATTTATCCCAAACTACAAAAGCAATATGAATTGTGATTATGTCATACACATAAACGGAAAAATAATTTACATAGAGATTGCAGGTATTTTAAGTGAATATAAAACTTGGTTTTATGCTAACAAACCTATATCTCAAAGTAAATCAAAAGAAAAATATAGACAAAAATTATTTAAAAAAGAATTTTTATTAAAATCTAATAATCTTATCTATTTTATTTTATTTCCATGCGATTTAACCAGAGAGAATTTTGAAAATATATTGACTAATCCGTCTTTGGAGTTAAAAAAGAAAATCGAACATTTCTATCAGAATAATATTGATTGGGTTAAAATCAGAAATACAACCGGTGAATTGGACTATTCTAAACAATTTCTAAGAAATGCATATGTCAAAAAGAAAATTAGTTAAACTTGTTGTTTTAATCTAGGAAGGAAGTGATTTTTTATGGATGGTAAACCTGCAAACAGATCAGAAGAAATAACTGATGAAGAATGGTTAACAGTAAATGAGTTCAATCGAGATATGGTAGAAGATTATCTTAATAATCAAGTACATCTTTCGCCTAAAAGTTTAATTGCCTATCGTAGTGCATTGAGGATATTTTTCGTTTGGGTGAAAAACAATTTACATGATAAAATTTGTACAGAAATTCGTAAGAAAGAATTTTTAAGATATTTAAATTGGCTTGCTGTTAGAGGATTTTCAGAATCAGGAATAAAGTTTAAAAAGTCATCGGTGAGTGCTTTTAATAAATTTATTGAAAATTTTTACGAAGACGATTACCCACAATTTCGCAATTATGTTACTTCCGAGATGCAAATCCCCAAAACAGGAAAGGTTTATGCAAAAGAACCATTAACCCCAGAGGAAATAGAACACTTATGTAAGGTTTTAGAAGAACGTGAGGAATGGCAAAAGCTTGCGTATGTAAAATTTACATATTCAACAGGTTGTAGACGAGCAGAATCAAGACAATTGTTAAAAGAAGTTGTAAATTATACACCTAAAAGAAAAATGGTTACAATCATTGATGAAAACGGAAAAGAACAAGAGGTCGAATCTGTATCATATAAAACACATGAAATTCGTTGTAAAGGACGTAGTTCTGTTGGAAAAGTTCGTCATCTTCAGTTTGGACAAGATGTCATGGATGCTTTAAAGAAATGGCTTGAGGTTCGTGGAGAAGATGATTGTCCTTATATGTTTGTTGTCAAACAGAAGAATGGTGAAACTCACCAAGTTGGAGAAGGAACATTTAACGATTGGTGTATTGGCGAAATTTCAGAAATCGTAGGGAGACGATGTACGCCGCACGGCTTCCGTAGGAGTAGGGCGACCAATCTTGTTTGTCATGACCACAGAAGCTTAGAAACAGCACAAAAGTTATTGGGGCATGAAAGTAGTGAAACAACTCAAATATATGTAATCCGAGAAGACTCTGATGATGCCGATGAGGCATTTATTTAACAACCCAACAAACAATAAATTAACAAAGAAAAGAGTAGGTGTCCCTGCTCTTTTGTCATATTACGAAAGGAATCAATGATGATAACTTTAAATAAATACGGAAATCGTGAAAACAGAGTTTGGCTTGAATTGTATGGCTTGTCAACTGACGAAAAACCAATTGAGAAGTTTGATGATATTTTCATAGGAAATTCAAGTACATACTATGAAATGGACACAAAAAATACATTTATGTATGACGAGGAAAATAAGAAATGGTGGGAAGTATAAAATGGACATTATAACACTTGCGGCTGCAAAGAAATACACAAAAGAAACCGCCGAAGGTCTTGGTGCTATTAAAGGACAAGACGGAGTATCCCCTACTATTTCAGTTGAGGATATTGATGGCGGTCATAGAGTAACTATTCAAGATAAAGACGGTATAAAATCATTTGAAGTTTTGAATGGCGATGGAGAAAATATTAAACCAATTTCCAATGAAGAGATTGAGAATTTGTTCAAGTAAGAGCTATCACGATATGATAGCTCTTACTTTGATGCGAATCATATATGGTCATAAACGGTCGGCGTTTTTAAGTTCTTTCGATGGGACGTGACTAATAAAAATGAGATAAAAAATAGTTGAAAAGGAGGAATATCTATTTGGCAGGAATAAAATCAAGAGAAGAAAGCATTCGCGAAGAAATGGACGCTCCTCTTAATTTAGATGTTAATGTCGATGTTAGAATACCAAAGTCTAATCAAATGACGGAAAAAAAATATAAATGTACTTGCTGTGGGGCTTCTTGGGATACGCAGAAAAATCACTTTTCTAAATCAGCAGATGTATTATGGCAAAGCAATGATGGCTATATTCCTATTTGTAATTCATGTAGAGATGCTTACTATTATAAGCTTGTTGATTTATTTAATGGTAATGAAAGTAAGGCAATCGAATATTTTTGTATGCAATTTGGTTGGGTGTACGATATTGAAGGACTAAAAGCAGCGAAGCAAATATCGGCAGATAGATCACGTATTAGCCATTATGGTGCGAAGAAAAATTTGGGACAAGTTGCAAATATCGGCAAAACATATTTCGATTCTATGAAATATCATTATTTGCAAAAGCCACCTCAAATAATTGAAAGTCCAAATGACGTGAATAGTGTTTCGGATTATAAATTAACACCTAAAATGATTAAATTTTGGGGTTCGGGCTATGATACATCTGTTTATCCTACATTACAAGGATATTATGATGAATTACTGAAATTGTGCGAGTCAAAACCCGATGTAAGAAAACAAAAATTAATGAAAAACCTTTGTCTGTTGGAATATCAAATGCAGGTAAATATTCAAGCTGGAAAAGATATTGGTACATTATCAAATTCATATAAGGCAATGTTTGAGGCTGCCGAATTAAAGGCTGAAGAAGCCGATACTTCAAATGACTCATTTGGAAAATGGATAATGGAAATAGAAAAATACTCTCCCGCTGAATATTATCAAGATAAGAAAAAATATCATGATTTCTTTGGCATTATTGAATACATTGAACGTTTTATGTACAGACCTTTAAGAAATTTGATTTTTGGTAACAAAGAAAAGGAGAAAGAATACTGGATTAACGATGAAGATATAAATAAGGACGGCGTTTAATATGGATGAATATCAAAAAATAGTCTATAAAAAATTCCCTGCACATTCTTGGTTATCCAATAAAAATAATTTTGAAAGAATTATTGATTATGTTACATTTTATCGCCGTAATATTCCAGTATTTGTCGAGCATTATTTGAAAATCCCTTTACACTGGTATCAGATAATATGGCTTTATTTGCTTAATATGTACATTAGTGTTGTTATCATAGCTGGACGTGCAAGTGCAAAATCTTTTGTTATTGCAATTTTTTCGTGTGCTAAATGCATTTTATATCCAAATACAAAAGTAGTTATCGCTAGTGGTTCAAAAAAGCAGGCATCTCTTATTGTAAAAGAAAAAATACAAAAAGAATTAATGCCTAAATCTGAAAATCTTAGACGAGAAATAGAAACAATTAAAACAAGTACAAATGACATTGAGGTTGTCTTTCGTAACGGAAGTTCTATAGTTGTTGTAGTTGGTGGCGAAGGTGCGTTAGGTTATCGTTCCACAGTTTTGATTTTTGAAGAATTTAAACGTATCCCAAAATATATCGTTGATAAAGTGTTAAAACCGTTTCAAATGACTCGTCCTTCACAGTTCCGTACCAACGAAGAATGTGAAAAATATGGTGTTAAATACAAAGAAAATGATGAGTTTTTAGAAGAGGCAGTTAATATTTATATCAGCTCTGCTGCTCCGACAAGTCATTGGATGGGTAAATTGTTAAAAGATACTGTTAGTAGCAAATACGGCGACAATTCTGCTTGTATGCTTGCTACAGATTATTCTATTGCTTTAAAACATGCAATTAAAACAAGAGCACAACTAATCGAAGCAAAACGAAGTACAGACCCGATTACTTGGCGAGAAGAATATGAAAACGAAATGTTACGTGAAGGTGCAAATTCATATTTTACATATGGACTTTTGACGAAGAATCAAACAAATAAAAAGGCATTCTATCCTCGTAGATATGAAGATGTAAGAAATAAGCATAAGAATCCTTATAGTATCCCAAAACAACCAGGTGAAATAAGAATACTTACTTGCGATATGGCGTTTATTGAGCGTTCTAATAAAAACGATAATTCTTGTTTTACTTGTATTCGTGCATTGCCTGAAAGTATGACATATACTTCAGAAAATATTGATGGTAAAGTTGTTGAGGTTAAAAATGGATACAGAAGAATCGTTCCATATATCGAAGCGAATCCGGGTAGTGATGTAGATAAACAAGCAATACGAATAAAGCAATTATACTACGATTTCGAGGCAGACTACTGTATACTCGACACACGCAATGGCGGAATTTTAACATATGATAGACTTGCAAAGATTTTATACGATGAGAGTCGTGATTGTGAATATCCAGCATGGCGTTGTATGAATGACAAAGATATTGCTAAACGTGTTAATGTCGCAGGTGCGGTAGAAAATGTTTTTACAATTAATGCAAGTCAAAAATTAAATAATGATATTGCTATTGCATTAAGAGGAACATTGGAAAGCCATATGATTGATTTGCTTGTAAATTTGGATGAGGCAAAAGACATCCTCGAATCGCACATTCCCGAATATACTTCTACACCTGACGTAGATGTGGCAGTATTTTATGAAAGACCTTACCTTGAGACACAAGCTCTCATTAATGAAATGATGTCATTGGAGTACACTCGTAATGAGCAAACAGGAATAATTACACTTTTTGAAACAGGTAGTAACACGAAAGATAGATATGTTAGTTTAGCATATGGTAATTATTTTATCGGATTGCTTGAACAAGACTTGGTTGGAGACACCTCGGAATATGAGTTTTGTACTCTTATAAACTAATAAAGTTACATATTGAGAAAGGAGACATCTCGAAATATGCCTAAAGATGATATAAAGCGTGAGCGAGGACATCCCTCTCAAACGCAAACATTTACAGAAACAAATTCAGTTTCTCAACAAGAAGTCAATAATTCTTATGAATTCAATAGCTATTTTAGTACATTGCCGGTGAACGATTATAGTTCAATCTTTGGTTGTAACCTATATACAGAATTTACGCCAGAGGAAATTCGTGCTATTGCAAAAGATCCGATAGCAAATCATTCGCTTACCCGTAAGCTTGCGATGTTTGTTTATAACAGCGAAGGTGTCGTTACAAATACTATTGATTATATGGTTGCTCTTCCTTGTTTGGATAGAGTGGTTAATGTAAAGAAACGAAAATTTGGTAAAACAAAAATTAATAAAAATAAAGATTTAATGCTTTTAACATTAGAATCAATTAAAGATAAGCAATTTATTCGTGATGCTCTTTTCACAGATATGAACGAAGGAAATTGCTTTTATTATTTTGAAACAACAAAAAGGGTCAATGATGCAACTAAGGCATTGTCCGACTATGATGTTGAAAACATTGTAGAACTTTGTGATTTGGGGATGAATGCTTCACTCATTCCTCTCCCCTATGAATATTCAAAAATTGTAGGACGAAAAAATAACAGAAATGTTATGGCTTTTAACTTGAGGTATTTTCAAGAACAATGTGTTACACAAGATGAGCGTAACCGTAAATTAAAGAAATACCCCGCAGAAATTCGTAATGCGTATTATGCGTGGGAAAAAGGGAATTTTTCATCTAATAATTGGGTTGTATTGGATAACAAACATACGATTGCACACAAAATCAAATGCAAAATAAGTGAGCCTTGGGGACGCCCATTGGCTATCGCTGCAATATCGGATATTTTATATCAAAATGAGTTTATAGACACTAAGAGAAATGTCTTGCGTGAATTAAATAATCGTATTGTTGTCCAAACTCTGCCAGAAGGCAAAGATAAAGGTAGTTGTGCCTTAACCAAAACTCAACAACAAGACCAACACGATAAAGTTAAGCAAGCAGTCATGACTAAAAACAATCGTGGTGGAACATCATTCTTTACAGTATCAGCAGGCACAAAGATAGGAACATTAGATGTCGGCACGGCTGATATTTTTGACCAAAAGAATGAAGGCGATTTAACTGATAAAATTGCTATGGACTTAGGTATGGCAGCTCAACTATTGGGTGCATCGTCAACAGGTACTTTTGCAAATGGTCAAAGCAACTTGGAAATGATTAATGCTCAACTATATACGTGGATTCAAGAATTGCAAAATGAACTTAATTACGTTATTAACGAAAATATCATTAAAGATAACCATAATAAAGTTGAAGTATATTACTTGCCTACTTCAAGGGTCAATAGGCAGCAGTTTTTTGATATGATGAAAACTTTGTATTTACAAGCTTCTGGTTCTATGACACTGCTTGTAGCAAGCACGGGTATTAATCCAGATGTTTATTTTAACATTCTTGATGAAGAATATGATAGTAAAATATTTGATAAATATCTGCCGCATCAAACAAGTTATACCCTTTCCAAGGAGGATAATGTTGGCGGCAGACCATCTGTAGACAATCCTACAAATGAAAGTACAATCCAATCACAGAGTAATGGAGGTAACAACCTCCCAAGTCCAAGCGACAACAAATAAAACTTAATAATATGAATAATAAGTTGAAATCTGCACAAGTAGATTTCTTTTTATTATATAAAAATGAAAAGGAGGATTAAAGATGGCAATAGTTGAATTGTCAGAAAAAAAATATAAAAATGGTAGACGACCCTTTACTGCTATTTTGTATGAATTGCAACCTCCAGACTGCGTAGTAGATGATGTCGGCACTAAATATAACAAAAATGGCATTACCTTTCTCGAAGAATATTGTGCTCCTCAACTTGACAGTATCAAAGATATGAGTGTTACCGTGTCTTTTTTAGATGACGAAAGAACAATGATAAGTGGACATGGTATGACTGGTATTAAAGATGGCATGCCTATATTTGATAACGCAACGACCGTGGGTCATTTTACCGAAGGGTATATTGACAACATCGAAAGTGACGGAGAAACCAAACGAGTTGTAATAGGTAAAGGTTATTTAGACGAAATGCGTTATAGTTCATTTGTAGAACAACTTGAAATAGACTTAAATAATGGCATATCGGTTGAGGGCAGTATTGAAATATATAAAGCCGAAGGTAATGACGGAATTGTATATAAAAAAGGGTATTTATCCAAAGGTCGAATACCGGTGACTTTTATACACGCTGGGTGGTCGTTGGTTTCTAATCCAGCGGATTCTACATCATCACTCGTTGAGTTAAACGAAAAGAAAAATAAAAAGGAGGAAGAAGAAACAATGGATATGAATGAAGTAAAGTCAGTTATTCAGTCTACTATTTCAGAGCTTAATGATAAATCACAAGACTATGAAGCAAAGATAGCAGACTTGAATGCTCAAATTGAAAAACTGAATGCTGAAATTGAAAATAAGAATAACACAATTTCAGAACTTAATGTTTCTGTAGGACAAGTTCAAGCAGCACTTGATAAGCTTAATAAAGACCATGAAACTTATTGGGCTGAAAGAGCAATTCTTGAAAAGGAACTTGCAAAAGCAAAAGTGGCGGAAAAACTTGGTGAATTAAATTTAGCCCTTGGCGAATTCAATGATGAAGAAAAGGAAATTGCAAAGGACGACATTGAGAAACTTACTACTGAAATTAACAGTGCTGAAAAGAAAGAAGCTCTTGATAATGTAACTTCGGAAATTAATTCAATCAAGTCTAAGATTTGTATGAATATTGTTGCAAAGCAAAAGCAAGCTGAAGCAGAATCACAAAGAGTTTCAGAACTTAATGCAAAAAATTCTGAGCATGATGTTGACGATATATTCTCAGAAATTTGTTCAGAAAACAAACAAGATGATGAAGATTTAAACATCTTTTAATCTTACAAAAAAATATAAAACTGCCTTGATATTGTGTCAAGGTTCTTTTTAGTTAGGAGGAATTTTAAATGGCAATAAAATTTAGAACAATCGGTCAGATTGAACATGGTGAATATCCATTTGAGGATGCGATTACATCAGTAGACATATACAACGGTGCATTCGGCACTGTTACAGATGGTGCATTTGCTGTGGCAAAGAATGCGTCAAAAGCTATTATGCAAATTGAAGTTGGTGATGATGCATCAATGCCTAAGTATGCAATTTCAAAGAATGCACACGTTAGAGTTGTTGATTTTTCAAAACTTGATGGGAAAGAAATGGAGGTTTACGACTATCCACTACCTGATAGTGTGAAAGTCGGTGATAAACTTGTTTCTCAAGCAGATGGTTCACTAAAGGCAGACACGAGTGTTGCAAGCACAGCTTTTTATCTTGAAGTTAAAGATATTATCGGAAATAACGATGGTGTGGTTGTACTTGTTCACGGTGCAACAGCCTAATCAAATAAACAATAAGGAGGTTAAAATTTATGTCTTATACATTTGAATTGAACAATGAAAGAAAAGATGCTAATAATGTTAGCGGTAAAATAAAGGCTAATTCACCTGTTGTTGAAGTATTTTCAGCAATGACAAATGGTCAAGATTTATCTAAGTTTGGTAAGAAGGCAGATCCAGCTGCAAAGTACATAATGGAGCTTAATTCGAGAGCAGCTAATGGTGATACACAAGCTGTTTCTGAAATAAATGAACTTAGACGCTTTGCTATGGAGCCGGTACTTATGAAGGAAATTAAGCTTCTTTCAATTTACGGTAATTATAAGAATATCGGATACAACGAATCATGCGAAGTTGAAATTCCTGATTTCGTAAATATTGATGCTAAGATACAGGCAGCAGGTCAGGACGTTACATTCCCTGTTAACAGAAAGAAACGCGTGCCAGTTGGTACAACGACAATTTCTGCTGGTTATGCTGTAGATTACAGAAAAGCTGCACTTGGTAATATGAGCGATGAAAATGAACTTCAAGAACAAGTTCGTGTTATTCTTAGAAATAAAGCAGCAAGATATGTTGTTGAAACGATTCACAACGGAGTAAAAAATGCAAAAGGTGTTAAGTATTTTGCCGAAGATGCTGGTCTTACAAAGACAAATGTAGACAAGGTTATTGCAAACGTAAGACGTTTTGGCAAACCGACAGTTTCGGGCGATTATGCTTTGATTTCACAGTTTAATGGTTTTGCGGGCTATGCTGGTGTCACACCTACAGTTAATGGTATTTCAGAAGCGGTAATGAAGGAAATTCATGATACTGGTTTGATGGGTATGTATAATGGTGCAATTCTTTCAGAAATTCCTAACCCATATGATATTTCTACATTAAATGCCGATGGCACAAACTTTGAAACAATACTTCCGACAGGTATCGGTTATGTTATTCCTGCCGGTGCACAGTCACCGATTTATACTGTAACTCGTGGTGGACTTACATCATTCTCAGGTAATGACGTAACAACAGGTCAGCTAATTTCAAGATTTGATATGGAAATTGGTGCACTATTAGCCCCAGGAAGAGAATATACTGTGGGCATTATTGCAGACTCAAATCTTTCACAAATATAAGGTGGCTTAATGATTAAGAGACGGGAGAAATCTCGTCTCTTTTAGTTTAATGGAGAGAAAATGAATAATTATTTTTATTGTTATTCAAAAAGAATGTATCATTTTATCAAAGTGTTTGATGTTAATTATGTTTCGGTTGGTATAAATAAAAATACTAAAAGAAAGTATTATGTATTTCCAAAATCAGAAAAACTTGATAAGATAATCGCACTTTATAATACAATAAAACATTCTATATAACACATAATTAGTTGAAAACGGAGGTAATAGTTGCAATGGCTAATACAGAAGAAATAAAAGAAAACAAATTTGAAACAACAGAGGAAGATATTCGTTTAGACAAAAAAGTTAAGGTGTGTAGTATTGCACCTTGGATTACAGGTGCTCCTCGTGTTACTTCTAAGGGAGATATCAGTATTCCCGCAAATGGCAGTGTTTTGTTGTCACGAGAAGAAGTAATTGCACAAGCACAAAATGGAAATAAGCTTTTGTCTGGTATAGATAGTCTTGGTAGTCATGCCACTTGGTATATCGAAGATGAGTTTACTCGTTCAGAATTAAGTTTTGACCTTGATAAGAAGAAACAAGTTTTCTTAACAAAGGAAGAAATTAAACGAATTTTTGAACTGAAAACACAAGAAGCTTTTGAAAAGAATATACAAAATACAGTTACAACTCGTGCTGAAAAGGCATATTTAATGGAAGTAATTCGTTCATTAAAACTAAATGACTATGCTAAAATTGCATTTTGCGAAGATTATACGGGTATCAGACTTTAAGAGGTATTAATAATGGAAGAAGTTACAAATGCTTCGGAAGTAATTGATTTTTTTGAGTCAACCTTTGCTGACAAAGAAGTTATTCCATTTGATTTGGAGATAGTTTGGCTTAAAAGAGCTGTTAGTCGATATTCTTTAGAATTAGACCCATTAAATTTTAACGACGCATTTTTGCATTTTGATTCAAAGATAGATAATACTGTCATATCCACTTTAGCTGCGTTTATGAAAGAATTTTATCAAGAACGACAAGTATCTAAGGTAAATAAAAGAATTAGCATAGTTGGCAAAGATATTTCAATTGACGGTTCAAATGGTACAAAAAGTGCCGAAAATGAACATTTAAAATATGTCGCCGAAAAATCAAGGGATATGATTGAAAATCAAAAACCCACTGCTTTCATATAGGAGGGTTAGATGGCACAAGAATGGTATTTAATGTCTTCGTCTACCAAACCAAATAGTCTTGGTGGATATGAAAATGAAGGTTTTAATGATTTTAAAGATGACGCTTTTGATGAAGCTTTGGCTACAGATATAGCAAGAACGGTTACATTATATAATTATGATTTATCACAGTCTGTTGAAACACGGTGTATTGTTCAAGGCAATATTTCTGACACACAGGACAAATCTATGGCAAGAACTGTGCTGTTTAAACGAGGGACTGTTAAGGCTGGAATGTATATCTACTTCGAAGGGAGATATTGGCTTGTCGATGGATACCCTGGTAACAATGGGATATTTGAAAAGGCAACTATGGTGTTATGTCAATACAAATTACGTTGGCAAAATGCTGCCGGCGAAATTATTGAGCGTTGGTGCAACGAAACATCGACTTCAAAATATGGAGTTGGCGAAGATGGAAATAGTGTTCTTTTATTGTCATCGAATACATTCTTGTTAAAAATGCCAGATGACAAAGAAACACTTGAGTTAGATGGTAAACGTGTTTTTATTGATAAACACAAAACCAATCCTACAAAAGTATTTCGAATTACGAAGACAGATGATACTTTGTATGATTTCGGAAAAGAACACGGAGGTATCTTTAGTTTTATCGCTGATAAGACTGAATTTAATCCTACGACTGACAATCAAGAATTGAGAGTTTGCGACTACAAAGACATCCACAAGACAACGACTTCTATTAATGAAATGGTGGTTTCAATCATCGGTAAAGAAAGATTACAAGTCGGATATCCGAGAACGTACTCTGTAACTTTTACTGATAAACAAGGGAATGCAATAGATGATATCTCTTTTGCATGGAATGTTTTAAGTGATTTTGATGTAGAGCAGTCGGTCAAGGACAATTCAATTACAGTAAATATTCAAGATGATGATTTGGTAGGGCAATCATTCTCTATTCAAGTTTTAGTGAATGGTTCAGTGATTACTTCCAAAGAGATTTCTATTGTAGAAAATTTTTAGGAGGTGACATATGGGCAAATCAAGAAGTTATGAAATAATTGAATTTCGAAAGCTGATAATGAATCAAATTGTGCAGTCAAAAGAACTTGTAAAACTACTCGGCGAAGAAAATTCAGAATATCCTGAAGATACAATACCTTATACAAGAGTGTTCCCTCATGAATATATTCCTGATAAAATTCTTGAAACGGATAGATTTATTAATTTTGAAATCAGTGCGGCTTTAGACCAAACCAATAGAACATTTAAGAATTTAACAATATATTTCTTTGTTGTTTGTCACCAAGACGTTATACGATATGTTGAAAATGGCAGACAATATCTTTGGTATGACAAAGTTGTTTGTGAATTGGATAATATTTTTTGTGAAAAAAATATCCTTGGTGTCGGTAAAACTGTTTTAGTTGACAATCTCCCCTACTGTCCTCAACAAAAGTTTAAAGGAAGGATTGTAAGGTTCACTGTTAAAGACTTTACAAATGGGTTGAAGTATGGTAAATAAAACAAGTTTACTTAAATCAAACGAAGTACATATCAAAGACGGTCTTAACCTCTATATTCCTACAGTTGGCGAAGTTTTACATAATGAACAAGGATATTATTCTTTAGCTACATCTTTAACTGCATCTCCTAAAAGCTTTATGGTTCAATTAGACGATGCAGGAAAAGATTATACTACTATAAGTGAATGGGATTTATTTTGTATGTTATTTCAACAATTGTCTGAACAAGCAAGAATGTTGGTTCTTCACAAACTAACTATGGAAAGAATTCAGGAGCAATTTGATGAAAATAGCCAAGAATACCGAAAGTGTCAAGAAGGTATGAAAAAATACGATAATCAATTATCCGACTTGTGCATCAACTTAATATTTGGCGATACTGATATTGCAGGATTTGAACTTCGTGAAGAAGAGGGCAAAAAATATTTTTATAATGTAACAACAGATTTGACAATTACTGAAGAAGATTATAAAGAGATTGCTGATGTTATCAGAAAAATCAATTTATTTCAACATGATAAAAGTAAACCAGGAAATGAACATGCAAAAAAATATTTGCTAGAAAAAGAAAGAAGGAAATTGAGACGTAAAAGAAAACAGCCTTATGTTCCCTATCTTGAAAATTTAGTCGTTTCCTTGGTTAATACTGCCGAATTTCCTTATAACTATGAGGAATGTATGAATTTATCTTTGTATAAGTTCAATCAAAGTTTTAAGCAGATTCGACATAAAATAGACTATGATAAAACAATGATTGGTGTCTATGCAGGCACGGTCAATGCATCCAAGATGAATACACAAGATTTATCTTGGTTTCAAGTAAGTAAATAGCATCTTAACGGTAATGCCGTTAAGGTCTTTTTTTTATGCAAAAATTTAATTTAAAGGAGGATAAAATTATGAATTTGGATAAGTTTACTATCGTATCATATGACCAAATTGCAGGTTTTGATAGACAGGCTGGTATGTTGGCTTTGGTTATGGATGAGATTAATGACTTTACACTTTCTCAAGAAGAAGAAAAGAATGATATCACTGGTAAGGGTGGTAGAGTTATTGGTTCTCAGAAAAAGAACAAGAAGGTTACTGGTAAAGGTACTAATGGTATGCTTTCTGGTGGTGCTCTTGCTGCTCAACTTGGAGCTGATATCGAAGACGGTGATCAAATTGTAAAATGGACTGATGTTATTACTGTTACAGCCAATAAAGGTAATACTTCGAAAAAAGCTGAGGGTACAGTTGGTAACGAAATTGGTTATATTTACATAAGAAATAAGGATCAAGAGTATATTTCTGGTGGCAAGAGACTTACACAGACTTCTGGCACTCCTGCGACAGGACAGTTCTCATACAATCCTGACACAAATGAAATCACTTTCTTTGATGGTGATGTAGCTGATGGTGTAGAAGTTATTACTTTCTATAATACAAAGGTTGAAGGTAAGAAGATTTCAGATGATAGCGACCATTATAGCAAGGTTCTTGAGGTTATTATTGATGTTACTTGCCAAGATGCTTGTGATAATCAATTCCACGGTCAATTCCTAATCAAGAGAGCAGATTTCAGTGGTACATTTGATATTGCCGGCGGCTCAGACCCTGCTACACATGGATTTGAATTTACTTCACTTCCTGATATTTGTACAGGCAAGACTGACCTTTGGGACTTCATTGTCTTTGATGATTAATTTATGAAATTATGAGGTATAGGCTAAGAAATTGGTCTATACCTCTAATATTATCAAGGAGGATTGAAATGGCAAAAGGTAATTTACTAACATGTCGTGTTTGTGGTAAGCAATACAAGGGTTGTAAATCTTGTGAAGCAAATCAAGGAGTTTTTCACTGGCGAAATTTTGCTTGCTCTGAGGAATGTGCAAGAAAGTATATCAATGATACTATTGCGTACAGAGAAAAGCAAAATAAAAAGACTATAAAGGTTGAACGCAAAGTTGAAAAGCAGACTGTAGAAACAAATACAGACATTAAGAAAAAGATTAATAATGTTGAGACAGCAACAACATCTGATATTAAAAAGGCTGTAAAAAAGGATGAGGTTTCTAATGATGAGACTTCTAAAAATACTGAGATATAATATATTTTGGACATTGTGTATTGATAAAAATAAAGGGATTGATTATTACTATGCAATGTAAAAAGTAATGTCAATCCCTATTTTTTACGTTTAGAAAGGATGAATGAAAATTCGTACAGGAAATATTTTTGAAAGTTTGGACGAAGTATATGACTACTATAATGGCGATATAGTAAAAATCGTAAACCTACAACAGTTTTTGTTTTATGCTGGAGCTTGTGGAATTCAAGCCGATTGGGTTGACCGTTCCCCATACGATGGGAAATTAATAGCTTATTATGGTAGAATTCGTACAAAGGATTGTTGGGAGAAGTGGAAGGCAACTACTCCAGATGTGAATAAAAGAAATGGCAAATAATATAGGGAAAAAGTTTGAAAATAATTGGAAGGCAAGTATGCCAAATGATATATTTTATTATCGACTCAAAGACCAAGCACAATCATTTGGTGGGGCAAGTAAATTAAGATTCAGTTTAAAAAATCCATGTGATTGTTTCTTATTCAAATCCCCTACCCTATTTGCATTAGAGCTAAAATCTGTCGGCACATCTTCCATAAGTTTTGAAAGAACAAAAGAAGAAAAAGGTGTTATTCATTTTCATCAAATTGAAGGACTGAGGAATTTTAGCCGATATAAAAACATTATTGCGGGCTTTGTGTTAAATTTTAGGCATAGTGATGGAACTGAGAATTGTTATTTTATACATATTAATGATTTTGATACGATGATGAACAGTTTAGATAAGAAGTCTTTTAATGAAAAAAATTTGTCTAAATACAATCCAATTATAATTGAAAATCGAAAGAAAAAAGTAAATTATACTTATAACATAGAGAAGTTCATATGCAACGTATATGAAAGAATGGAGATAGAAATATGATTAAAGAATTTATTGAAATGAAGAAGAACGAAATTCGTGTAAAAACTGTTTTGTATTCGGCTGTGGATAAGTTTATTGTTGAAAAACAAGATATGCTTGATTTGGTTATGAGAATTTATGAAACTTTAAAAGATACTCCAACTGAAAACTTGCAACAAGAATTGATTAGTCAGATTGTCAATGTAATCCATAAAGATGAGGTTGATAATGAAGTTGTTAATAAGACAGAAAATGAATAATAATGGCTAAAAATTTAAAAGAATTGAATGAAATTCTTAAAAACTATATTGGTACTGCTTTAATATTGACACAATGGGATATTCGTGAGATTTTGGAAAAAAAGGTTGAAGAATATTATGACGAGTATCAACCTGTTTTATATGAAAGAACTTGGAAATTAAGAAATTCATTGCAATGTTCAAATATAAAATTTGAGAAGAAAGGCGTATCTTGTACTGTCGGATGGGATAATTATTATATTACAATGCAATACAAAGGTGGAGCAACTGGCGAGCAAGTTCTTTATTGGTTTAATGATAAATCTCATGGTGGTAGAGTACAAGGTGAACATAAATTTTGGGATGAAGCCATAGAAGAAATCAATGAGATATATGGTGGCATTCCAAATTTATTCAAAAGAAACTGTAAAAAAGCAGGTATTCCAATTAAATGATGATTGTACACTCTCCTTTCGAGAGTGTTTTTTTTATTGCAAAATTAGAAAGGAGAATGTAAATGGCGGAGATAGATAATGATTTTCAAATTGAACTGTTTGGTGGATTAGACATTTCAAAATCGAAATCAAAAATTAATGCAGATATTGAAACTTTAAAGAAGCAAATCAAAGAGCTTGAAATATCGGCAAAAATAGATGCAAATGTTTCAAAAAACCTAGAAAAACAATTAAACAACCTAAGTATAAAATTAAGTGATGTTAAGGTAGAACCAAAAGCATTGACTAAAATGGTCGGCGAAATCAACAATGCACTTAGGGGTATACAAATCTCAAATATTAATATTGGAAATGGCTCAAATAATCTTCCAAATCAAGCAAAACAAGCAGGGCAACAGGTTGGCGAAATCATTGGAAAAGAAGCTCAAAAAGCAATTGACAATGTTTTATCTGACAGTATTGGAAAAGCATTTAAGATAAGACCCAATGTGTCAAATAATTTTAAAAAGGAAATTGAAAATTTAGTTTCGGATTGGACTAATGGAAAAGGTTCAGTAAAAGATATAAAGATTCAGACAAGAACATCTTATGATGAAGGTTTGGATGCTGATGTCGAGAAATTACAACAGGCAACTGTTACATATAGGAATGAATTAGACGAAGTAATAAAAAAGACTATTGCTCTAAGACAGACAGGAACATCTGTAGACCTTAAAGGTAATGAATCTCCTGTTTATGGCTTTGTTGAGGTTGCTTCACAATATTCTAAGTCTTTAGATGAAATCAATACAAAAACCGATACTTTTATTGAGAAGCAGAAAAAGGCAGTTAGTCAGGCACAAATTGCTTTAAATTCTGCCCAGTCTGGATATCAAGATAAAAATGCATCCAAGCCAATAAAATCCAATGAACATATTACTGCACTTGAACAGCAATATTCAGTAGTTAAAACAGCAATTAATAATTTAGGTAGTGCTAGTAAATCTAATTTTACTGATATGCAGAACGAAGTTGATAAGCAAATTGCCAAATTACAAGATATGGTGTCTGTGTTCCGTAATGCCGAAACAGTGGCTACATCTCTTAGGTCAAAAGATATTGGAACTGTCAAAGAACAGTACTCAAGTAAATTAGACGTACTTGTTGGCAAAATGAAATCATCTGGTGTTTATACGGATGGGTTTAAATCTGGTGCTGATAATTTAAAAAATGTATTGTCAAACGCAGTTGATGCTTCTGGACTAGTGACACTTTTAAACGGTCTTGACAAATTAGATGCAGGTTTTAAAAGAGCAAAAGCATCGGCTGATGAATTTAATAAAGCACAAAAAGTAAAAATAAATGTTTCAGGATTGGAGTCTAAGCTTGCAGATTTAGAAAGACTTAATCCGGAAATCAAAAATTTTAAAACTCAAATAGCAGGTGCAGACGTAACAATAAACAGTCTTTTGAGTGATTTGTCAAAAATAAACACTCAAGGCGATTTTTCGGTTATAAACACCAAGTTTAAAGCATTTAGAGATGCCGCACAGGCGGCAGGATATGCTGTTAATGATGTTGTTATAAATAGTAAGACGATTGACAATATCAAAAGTGCAACCGATGGTACGGGTAAGATTAGTTATGCTAATCAGATTCAAGAAATTGAAAAGAAGTTTAGAGACCTTGGGTTTACCGAAAGTGAAGTTGCTAATCAAACTAGTGATTTACGAGCCAAACACCAAGATTTACTTGATGTAATAAAGAGTACAAGTTTTTCATCGGATACAGAACATAATCAAGCAATTATAGAGGCAGATAAACAAAGAGCGGCAGAATTAAATAAAGTCAGTAATGCCTATAAATCAATTAAAACAGATGCAACGCAATTTTATAATTTGGACAAACAAAATAAGTTGTCTAATGATATTCAAAATTGGTTGTCTAAGAACACGGCGGCTTCAAAATCTGCCAGAGCTTCTTTAGAGGCTTATTTTAAAGAACTGTCGGAAGGCAGGGTTACGGCTGAACGATTGAAGTATATCGAAACTGAATTAAAAAAGATCGATACACAACAGCGTGGTATGGGCAAGCTTGGTTTAGCTTTTAAAGACCAGTGGACACAAGCAGTTGATTCGTTTAAAACATGGTTGTCTGCAAGTTCCGCTGTTATGTTAGTAGTTTCTAAAACAAAAGAGGCTGTTACAGAACTTAAAGAAATAGATACTACTTTGACTGAAATCAGCAAAACAAATGATAAATTATCTAAGTCTGATTTAAAGAATATTGGAAACGACGCATTTGAAACAGCGTCAAAATATGGTAAGAAAGCAACTGATTATTTGTCGGGAGTTCAAGAAGCTTCTCGTGCCGGCTATGAGAATGCGGAAAATATAGCTGAACTGTCAACTGCCGCACAAGGTGCAGGAGATATGACAGCTGAACTTGCAAACTCATATATTATCGCTACCGATAAAGCTTACGGTATGGAAGGTAGTGTTCAAAAATTAACGCAAACTTTAGACGGTGCAAATGAAATTACTAATCATAATGCAGTAAATATGACTGAACTTGCGGAGGGTATGAAAGTTGTAGGTTCTCAAGCCGCATCTTCTCAAATTAGTGTAGAAGAAACGACCGCTGCGTTAGGAACTCTTATTGCCGTTACACAACAAGGCGGTTCTCAAATGGGTAACGCATTTAAAGGCATCTTAATGAATCTTAGACAAGTTACTGGCGAAGTGGACGGAGAAGAAATTGATCAAGAGTCCTTGACAAAATACGAAAAAGCTTGTGAAGCACTTGGCGTCTCTTTAAGTGAAGTCAAAGACGGTGCGGTTTCATTAAAAGAGCCAATGCAAATTCTTAAAGAATTGTCGGCTGAATATACAAAACTTGATAAAGATGATGCCAAGAGAGCAAATTTGTTAAGTGCTATTGGTGGTAAAGTTTACCACGTTGTACAGAAATGTATAACTAGAATGAATTTAAACGCAGGTAATCTCTTAGAGCCTTACACCACAATATAAGAGAAATCATTATATGACGGTTTGAAAACGTAAGGATTGAGTGTTCGTGCGGCGAAGTACCCTAACGTATTCCGTAGACCATACGGTACTTGAGTCGAGGGTAAACGCTCAACGACTAGATTCTTGTCGAGCTATAGACTGGTGAATAAAGGTGGAAATCCTGAATATCTATAGCAATAATCGTAGGGCGCAATCGCAAATGGCGTGGGTGAAATCCCCTTAAATCGAAAAGGTCACTCTTAACACGTAATGGTGAAGATGAAGAAATAGTCTCATCTCCTATTGAAAGATAGGGACGTTATTATATAACGTAAATAGATGTTGCGAATCTATTTTAAGATAAATGAAATACAGAGCCAACGCTTTGAATGCAATTCTTGAGAATTGGTCAACATATGAGAATATGTTACAACAATATGCTGATGGCGACGGTTCAATGGCTGAAGAGGCTGAAAAAACAGCCAATAGCTTAGAAGGTAGCCTTAATAAGCTATCAAATACTTGGACTGATACTGTACAAAACATTCTTGATTCAGATACACTTAATTCAGGAGTTAAAGTTTTAAATACAGTTTTAGACCTTATAAATAAAATAACAGATAAACTTGGATTGTTTGGTACTGCTGGTTTAACAATCGGTACAATCTTAGGAGTAAAAAATGTCGGTAGAGCGAATTATATTAGTTAGCTCTCATTGTTTTGAATATGCCGACAGCATATATAATTCTATCGGATACGATTAGTTTAGAATATGCTAAATCGTGAAATACACGATGATAAACGCCCGATAACGTCTGAAGGACTTGTATGTCATAAACATGCAACTGGGAAGCACGTCAACCTCACACTACTCTCCTATTTTGGTAACAAATTAGGCTATAGTGACAATGTGTGAATTCGTGTGGTCAGGTCGGAAGTCTCCTTTATATAAGGAGAAACCGCCACAGTAGTAACATGGGCGCGATTTGGTATATGAAACGCTGCCAATGAGAATAGGTACTCGGCACTATCATAGAAACGTAGCTATGAAATTATGAGTTAGTAACTTATCTACTACTTCTACGTTGTGGAGTTCTTTTGCATTAGGACTATGATAAGAAATGCAAACTTTTCATCTGACAAGATGAATATAATAATAAAAAATTGTATTGACAATATAACTAAATGTGATATAATATTTATAGAAATAAAAAATGTGGAAACCAAAGACGGTTGCCACAACTGATAATGTTTACACTTATTTGAGATTATTTAATCTCAATTATAGTGAGCCAATCTGTTGCAGCAGACGGCTCACTTTTTCTTTATAATCGCTATTATGTCTTTTATAAGTTGATAAATCAAACTTAAAATACCACAAATAGCAGCTATATTTACTAAAGTAATATGTATCAGCCTCCCTCCAAGAAAATTTCTCGACAAGAGCTTATACATAGCCTCCATTCCGCTCAGGCGAGATGAAAGGCAACCGTCATAAACCGTCATACCGTCTACAAAGATGGAGAAAACTCAACTGTATGACGGCATGATTTCCACAACATTATTATATCAAATTCAACATTAACTGTCAATATATTCTTGTTTGAGCGTATTTTCGGATACGTTCTTTTTGTATGCAACAAAATTACAATAACAATTTTACAACTTATTTACAATTAATTATGATGTATTGCTATATAATGCCATATATTATATAATTATAGAGAAAATATTATGAAAAAGAGGACGAAAGAAATGTATGAATTAACTGAACAAAAGAAGAATGATATATCTGTCTACGGTGTTAAATATGGGGATTTACAAATAGATGATATATCTGCCGACAAGGATAGGGTTAAAAAATTTGTTGATGATATAAATAAGTATCAGCTCTCCCCTATTCATTTGGGTGATGTTGTTGATGATTTTGTGGAGAGTGTGTAAATTTGACTATTCAAAGATAATGTGATATAATGGAGGAAAATGTAATTGGAGAGACTAAAGATGAAATTATTACAATATCGTCAAGAAAATGAAGTTCAATCTGAAGTAGAAGCTCTCGCCGCAGTTATTTCTCCTATTTTAAAAGGAATTTTGCTCTCTTTGAATCGAGAAATAGTTACTGATGAGGGCGGATATGATAAAATATCATTGTGGAAATTAGCTCGTTTATACCGTAGCGGTGATGGAGATTGTGGTATTTGTTTCGAATATGCAGTACATGACGCAATCATAAATAATAATCCCGACGTATTAGATAGAATAGATACTGCATTGACTAAACATTGTAAAATTAAGAATGGAGATCCGTCTTCTATTTTATTTGGTGCGGAGAAATCAGGAGCATTACAGCTTATAGATAGTGTTGAAGAACATTTAACTGATGATTCACAATTATTAACTGGACATAAAGGACAACCAATAAAATTAAAGAGACACATCCAAGGAGTAATTAATGCTTTTAGGAAGCCATCTATGAGAGAAAAGTTACCAAATAGCATCAATGGTCTTTGGAAAGCTGATTTATTTGTTGGTAAATCCGAGCCAGATAAATGGGTAGGAACAACAGTAAAAATTAATCCTCGTCATTTGGAGGCAGCAAGAGGATTAAGACTTGCAATTGTGCCGGCAAGACAAGGTAAGTCCGATAAGATTTATGTTAATGACATGAAAAATCTTGTTATATGTCCTGTTCCTTATGATGAATCATTCATGGAGATTTTTTATCAAGGTTGGTTAATTGTAAAATATTTTTTAAATTGCGATGCCGATATTCCTCCAGAGAATTTATTGCCACATGGTGTAGATAGATATATGTGTAAGTTCTTGAATGAGAGAAAGAAATATACTGTGATGGAAGTAATCAAGGCTTTAGATATAATTAGACAGCCACATTTGTTGACAAGTGATGAAAAAGAAGTTGAGATTTCTCTTTCCCATCAAGATAACATACAATTAAATAGTATATTAGCTCCTATATCAATAAAATGATTTTGGGTAAAAGCTAAATAAATTAATATACTTTCATTGTAGATAAGAACGGTGTAACTGTCGCTTATTTACGTTTCTTGTGTATAGAACGGTGTAACTGTCGCTATATGTAAGTAATGATAGGAGATAGAGATGATTGGTGTAACCATGATTCTCATGATAACACACGGCAAAGGTCACGGTTAATACCGTGGCTTTTGTTGTTTTGTGTTTAAAATATTAAAAATTTAAGTAATAAATAACAAACGAAATAAAATATTTATTTTAAATGACAGGTAGCGAATATTATATTTGAATGTCAATATCGTGTTATTATATGAATATTATAAATAATAAGCCAATACTTATTATATCGCTATTATTTTGTCATTTTTAATCGATTTGTATTTAATTTGTATTTAATTTGTATTTAATTTGTATTTAATTTGTAATAAAATCGCAATAATAATCATTAGTATATATGATATAATACAACCAATGGGTAAGAAAGGATTTTTAGTATGTGTAGATATTTAACAGCAGATCAATTTTTAGGAATAACATTTATAAACTTGGTTAAACAAGATTTATTTAGTATAGAATTACCTGAAATAAATCGTATTGAAAAAAAAGTTGATTCGCTTATCAGGAAAAAAAATCAAGCAGTTTTATGTGCAACTGAAAAAGATTTATATAATGTTATTAATACTTATAATGATTTCTTTTCTATTAAAAATAACTATATAAAAATTGACAACAGGATGAAAAATGAGAAAGAAGAGTTAATTTGTAACTTGCAAAGATATTTTTTAGGTGGAATCCCTTCTGATATAAACGAAACTGTTAATGTTTTTTTTGATGAAATTGAGGAATCCTTAGTGAGGTAATAAGAAAATGTCACAAAAGATACTTAGAGATGCAATTCATGGTTATATATCGTTAGATGATATGTTTATATTTATAATTGATAGTCCAGAGTTCCAAAGATTAAAATCTATCGAGCAAGGTAGTTTTCGTGTTTTATACCCTGCCGCTAGACATGATAGATTCATTCATTCTCTTGGAACATATCACTTAGCAAAGAAAGTGTCTCATTATTTTATTCAAAATATAGACGAAGATTTGAATATTTCCATAGACAAACAGATTTTAGATAAAATATTAACAACATTTTATTACGCTTCCTTATTGCACGATATAGGACACGCACCATTTAGTCACACAACCGAATGTTTTTTTGCGGAAAAAACTATTGATGGCACTTATTCTAATAATGCAATTGAGGAACAATTATTAATCTCAATAAAAGAGGTAGTAGATGATTCCGATTTTAATTCTTTTAAAAAAGATTTTAAAGGATGCTCACCATCATCCCATGAAATTATGAGTGCTACTATTTTGGTAAAAAAAGCTGACATTTTTTTAGAATGTGTCGATAGTATAAACTTAGAATTAGCAGCAAGAATGGTAATTGGTTGTACATATGACTATAATACTTGTAGTTCTCTATCTGATGATGAAAAAAATATATTAGGAATAAAAAATTGTTTTATTCGATTATTGAACTCGAATACGGTTGACGTAGACAAAATGGACTACATAACCAGAGACACAGTAATGTCTGGATTTGATAATGTTTCTATCGATGTTGAGAGACTTGCACGTTCTGTCACAGCTATAAAAAATCCTGACGGTTGGATATACCCTGCATTCCGAAAAAATGCATTAAGTGTTATTGATAATGTTTTTCGAGCTAAAACAGAGCAAGGATTTTGGATGGTTTCGCATCCTGCGGTTCTATATAACTCATTATTACTTACTCATTGTATTAAATCTTTAAACCATTGGATAGATAAAGATTATACAAATAAGATTTTTTCTCTTGAATCCTTAAGCAATGATGGAATAATTTTAAAGAATAAAAAATATAGATTGTTGAATGATATTGACATTGGCTCTGATTTAAGAGCTTATTATGAACAAAGCCCATTGATACAAGAATTGTATAATCGGCGTGCTCGTAGACATCCTCTTTGGAAATCTTATTACGAATATAAATATTTGTTCAATCGAAAGAAATCTGAAGAAAATGTTTTATCGGAGGAAAATGTTTTTTTATTTTTTAAAGGACTTATTGATTATATGGCTAGTTCTGGATATTTTGTTCTTAATGACAAAATGAAAGATGATATATATAAAAATGGTACAAATGAAGCCAAAATTGCTGTCAAATTTTTAGAAACATTCTGCAATTCAAATTCCATTAAATTTGATTTTGTTATACTTTCATCTTCAAATGCTTTTGGTGCTAAATTTGATCCAGATTTTGTGTATATATACTTCAATAAACTTCCGTCTAACAACGGTCAGAACTATGCTACTTATGGTTTTTTGAAAAATAATATACCAGAATATACTTCTTCAAGGATGTTTTATTTATATTCTAAAGAAAAATTTTCACCCGAAAGAATTGAGAATTTTATTAATGACCTTAATAATACAATTAAGGAAAATGCCCAAAAACAAACACCTAGAGCATAGTAAAAAGAAGTCTGTAATGGCTTCTTTTTTGTTTTTCCTTCAATAGGTTAAGACGACATTTCAGAATAGAATTTAAAAGGGAAAATGCAATGATTGTAAACACATCTTCTGTTAAATAGATTATTATAAAAAGAGAAATGAGGAAACTGCTATGAAAACATGTGACATTGAAAAGTTATACAAAGATTTAGGAATATCTTCGCCTGATTTGGAGGCAGATTATAATCCAGATTTATATGCAAAAAAGATAATGAATCAATTTGTGACAAAAAATAATAGCAAGTTAACATATTCTGATAAAACAATTTTAAATCACAAATAACATACAAAAAACGACTCATTATTGAGCCGTTTTTTAATGTCTTAAAAATCACTACCACACCCATTGCAATGCCATTGGTGCTTTCTCTTATTTCCGAATATACCAAACAAGGCAGTATTGATTACTTTTGATGTGGTCGAAATTTTACTTGTGTTTGCGCTATGGCAATATGGACACGTTACGGTTGGGTGTGTGTTTCTAAAGTTTTGGGCGGCTATGTATGCTCGTCTTTTCTCATCCTCTTGTCTATAAAATTCCACTGGGTCAACTAAGTATTCCCTCCCCACCATCGGCTCATCACAATAATGGTCTTTGGGTGATGGTGGTTGTAGATAGAGTTGTGCTGGATTATAGCCTATAAATTCATTTGTGGCATTGTCTCGAAGACTCGGTGTAACATTCCAGTCTTTAAATGGTTGAGCAATTTTCAAGACTTGCTCTCCCGTTAAATTTTTTGCTATGTCATTTGAAAAATATCTTTCTTCCATTATGTTGATTTCATTCTTAGTGTAGCCTAAGATTTCATGAAGTAGTTCTTTAAGTTTAGGTATTCGAATACGAGCTTTCTCATCTTCTTCTGCCCAATACATCTGTAAGCTTAATTTATATAATTTACTCATAATTTTCACCCCCTTTAACTTTCAGTTTACTATAAAAAATAAATATAATAGTTTCCATAACCTATTATATAGCAATTCTCCACAAATTGCAACAATAAATAGTGTGACAATCAAAACATGGCTTAGTGAATTAAGTAAAGTTACAACAGTTTTTGAAAATTTGAAAAATGTATCCTATACATATAGTGGTGCAACAGAGTTATTAAATACTGCTTCAATAACAGCTTATAGCAAGGCACTTGATGGTTTAAATTTAAAACAAGCTCAACTTGTACTTACTATGAAAGGTCTGAATACAGAACAACAAAGTCAGATTTTGACCGATATGGGCTTACTTGCAAGCAAAGAAAAGATTTCTGCTACTTTAGTACAAGAAGCTTTGTTAAAAGCAAATTTAAATGGGCTTACTCAGACGGAAATACTAAATAAACTCAATCTTATAAATACAGAGACAAATGAGATTATCACCCGAAATACTTGTACCGAAGCGCAATTACGACAAAGATTAGCCGAGCAAGGCATTATAGGGGCACAACAAGAAGAAATTCTATCAACTATAGGTCTTACGACAGCTAATACCGGTTTAGATATTTCACTTAACGTCTTGATCGCATCACTTAAACAGTTATGGGTGGCATTAATCAGTAACCCATTAGGTCAAATCGCTCTTGCCATTGGTGCGGTAGTTGTAGCTACAAAAATTTATGATACGGTCATTAATCACACTTATGAAACAGCGCAAAAACAAGTTGAAGCTTCCGAAGAATTAATAAAAAGATACGATGACGAGATTTCTTCTTTGGAAGAATTGCAAACAAAATTGAAAGATGCCAAGGGTAATAAAGAAGAACTTGCAAGTATACAAGGTGAATTAAACAATGCTATCGGCGATACTCCAGGACTTTTAAATGGCGAATCTACTGCTTATGACACAGCTAATTTAGCCTTAAAGAGAAGAATTGAATATTTAAAGAAAGTTCGTGCCGAAGAAGAAAAGGACAAAATTGCTGCGACAAAGAAAGAATTTAATTCTGCAACAGTAGAAAAGTGGGGTCCCGACGTTACCAATTCACAAATGCGTCTTGCCGCAAAACGATTACAGGCAAGTATTGACGATTATCGACCTCGTGCTGAAAAGAATGTTCAAAAACAAAAAGGTAGTGAAACATTTACAGAGGAAGAATTTGAAGAAAAAGTTCAAGAAGAAATTGATAAATACGTTGAAAACGTCGCAAGTTATGGTATGGCGGTTTCTATGGATGAGTTCAATAGTTATTTTGAAAGTGAATTTAATCTTGCAAAAGAAGCTTTTGATAATACTTTATCTAACTATGAAGGTGCTGGTGGACGTAGTTTTCTTGAACAAGTTATACATACATTAGTATTTGGCGGTGCGACTCTTGACGATATTCAAGATATCCTTGATGACCTTATCTCTGAAGGAAATAATTTGAATGTTGCTGAGAAAGATTATTTAAATTCACTTCAAGATGATGATGTTGATAGCGAGAAAAAGTTAAAGGCAGTTGCCAATCAAGTAGACAAACTTAAAGAAAAATATCCTGAATTGACATCTGTATTGGATGATTATTATGATACGATGATTAAGGGCGATTCGGCGGTCAGTGATACACTTCCTCAAATGAATGATAACACTAAAGCTTTAAAAGAACTCAACGATTCATTAGACAAAATCCAATCAGCATATCAAGTAG